CGCACGGAGGAGAACCCGGGCGTCATCGAGATCGTTGGACGCTCGGCAAAGTCCCACGCGGGGTACACCGTCTTCCCGCGAGCCCGGTACTGGAGCACGAACCCGAGAGACGTGGCCGCGTCACCGTCGACCCGGACCTGCGAGCGCGGGCCCCGGTCGAGCACGTCGAGCAGGCCAAGGTAGCCCCCTATGTTGGCGGCCTGAATCGAGAGGTTGCCGTTGCGGAAGGCCGCGTTCAGGAGCTCGACGACGCGGTCCGTCGTCACCCGGGTTCCCACGGGCAGCGCGAAGTTGGCGAGGGACTGGGCTCGGTTCGAGATCGTGATCGTGTTCTCGTTCTGGATGATCCTGAACGGCCCGCTCATGGCCCCCATGAGGGTTGCCCGGCTCAGGATCCCCTGCCTCGGAATTGTCACGTCGTCGTTGGCCGTGATTCGGATGCGCGTCGAGGCCACGGGCTGACGCGTGAGTAGCTCACGACGGTCGGGCCCGAGAGGGACCTCCTCCTCGATCGTGAGATGTGGGCACGCGTGTGCCAGTTGGAAGTCGATGCTCATGGGTTTACTGGGGCGTCGATATAGGCAAATCAGCCCGTGGCGAAGGGGTCCGTGCCGGGAGGATCGGAGAAAAGGCTATCGTAGTAGGCGATGCCGCTCGGGCTGACCTGCCCGTCGTCGCTCTTGGTGCCGAGATTCACGGTGGTGAAGTCGGGTTCGCCATCGCTCCCTACTTCGTAAAAAGTTCGGTCCATCTCAGTCACGATGCGCGTCAGATGAAGGTTGCGCGCGTAGCGTTCCTCGTCGGGCGCGAGAGGAAAGTCCGGGACGGAGCCTCCGATGGCCTGCTGGATCAGCGTGTCGCGCTCCTCAAGAAACTGCTCGCGCAGGTCCATCAGCTTGATGATTCTCTGCTCAAGCGCCGTGATCTCGCTGATGGTCTGCCTCGCCCACCTGCGTCCTTGGTCGAGACGAATGGCGATCTTAGCTCCCGCGCTTCCCTCGTTGAAGTAACGCCCCGCCAGGTTGGTTGGATCGCGGATGAAGGTTGGAAGGCCGCCCGGATACTGTCCTCCGGGCCCGTACGAGTCCGTGCTCTTCGGAGCCACCACGCCGCCGTAGGGCTGGTCGTACGGTGACGAGGGGGCTCCCGCGTCCGTGAAGAACTCGTTAGGATCGTCGTCGGGATCGTCGATCGGGTCCGAGTCGGTGGTGAACAGTATCTCGTCGGGCTGCAGCCACAGCGAGATGCTCATGGGGTTGCCGCCGCAGGCGATGTACGCCTGCACGAGTTTCTCGAGCGACGACCCCTGCGAGACGTAGAACGCCTCGCGCTCCTCGGTCACGCTCTCGATCTGCTGCTCGGCGCCGTCGGCCGTCTGCACCGTCTCGACGCGGCGCCTGTAGAAGACCGTGATCCTGCCGATGCGTCTGAGCTCGGCGTTGATCACCCGCAGACGCGAAGAAGTGGCCCGTCGCTCCGTCAACATCCAGTCGCGAAACGCCTTCCACTGACACTGCCTCATCGTGCCGAGGTAGTTGAACATCAGGTGTCTCCCTTGAAGAGCGCGCGGAACACATCCAGGGCGAGATTGGGGATGCCACCCGCGAACAGCACGATGCCGCCGCCGTAGGAGTCGGTCTCCGCGTTGGCCGGAGGGATGGGCTTGTTCTGCGATTCGATGAGAGCCGTGGTGACCCCGGCGGTGCCGGGCGCCACGACCACGAGGCCGGCCGCGGGCACGATGGAAAGGAAGAACCTGAGAAGACGCTGGATGAGGGCGTTGAGTCGGTTGAGAAATGCCTGGAGCTCGCGGATGCGGCTCTGGAGGAACTCGATGTATCGGCGGATGGTCTCGGCGATGCTCTCGATCGCGGCCTGGATGGCGCGCAGCAGCGCGAGGATCTGATCGAAGAAGCGGTCGATGGCCGGGATGCCCTGCGGGAACAGACGGAAGGCGATCCAGCCCCGCTCCTGCGGGCGCACCTGAGGGCCCACGGCGACCCGGAGAACGAACTGCGCGCCTGCGTAGACGGTGTCCGGGATCAGATTGCGGATGAACGCGATCCGGCGCAGGCGCAGACCTTCCCGGCTGTACACCACCGGCGCGGCGTCCATTGATCCGCGACCCAGGAACGGGTTGGTCCCCGTGAAGTTCGGGTTGTCGTCGTTTGAGGCGAAGAAGAAGTGAGGTTCGCGCTGGAGCTCCCGCTCATCTCGGATGAGGACGGAAATGCGGTCGGCCGCCCGAGGGACGCCGATGGAAAGCGAGTTCGGGTTGGGCCCGATGCCGAACTGCACGTTGGAGTCCTGGAGAAGCTCAAGCAGGGAGCCTCCCTCAAGGTCGCCCGGGAAATTGGGGTCCGTCGTCGAGATGATGGGTCCTATCGGCGACTGGAGGATCTGGAAGTTGAGCAGATCCTCCGCGCGCTCGACCGCGAGCTGCCGCGCCGCGAACGGAGGCAGGTTCTGCGTGAGCATCCGGTTCGTCAGGTTGATGCAGTTGACGAATAGCTTACGACGGAACTTAGGGACGTTGGCGTTGGCCTCCTCGAAGAACTTCTTGACCTGCCGTCGGCCGACGAGCTTGACCATCATGAACTGCGCGAGCTCCTCAAGCCCTGTCGCCTTGTTGGCGCGCCCCTCGAACTCGTTCCACCACATCGGCTTGTTTCCGTTGGAGAGAACCCCGGACGGCGGGTATCCGATGGGGCCGTTCTCTCCGTAGAGCACGGGGATGTCGGCCCGAGAGAGAGCGAGCACAGCCAACGCCTCCGCCACGGCCCGCAGGTAGAGCTGCGTACTCGCGTCCGGGAACAGGATGGGCGTCACGAAGGACGGAGGCCCCACGTCGTCGAGGCCCACGACGTCCGGGTTCTTGATAGGCAGCACGGGCCCTTCGCGGTCGCGCAGGGCCGTCTGGTCGGCAATGAACTGGTAGTCCGTCGCGCTCTTGATGTCGCGGCTCACGGCGCGTACGCGAACGAAGAACCGCTCGGGCTGTCGGTTGTCGTTCTTCCGGGTGATGTTGCCTCCTCCGAAGAGGCTGGTCCTGAGGTCGAACTCCGCCTCGTACGGCATGTCCTCGAACACGAAAGTCGCCCCGTATCCCTTCCCCGGGAAGAAGAAGTTCTGCGCGAAAGGGACGTAGAACGTCTTCTGGAGAAAGTGCCTGTCCCCCTCCTGTAGCTGATCGAGCGGGATGGGAGCCTGGTCGCTGAGGTTCTTGATGCCGTAGATGCGAACGGCGTCGCTCTTGAACTCGCCCCGGAAGTCGATCGCGTCGTTCCAGTTGACGGCTCCGCGCACGTCGAGCTGCTGGATGCCGCCGCGCAGGAGGATCGGGTTGCCGTCCTCGTCGAGGACGTCCACCACTTCGGTCTTGGCCGGCTGGTTATTGAGGTCCATATGCTGCGCGGAGCCCTCGATGACACGCTCGGCCACGAGTTTGATCGGCTGCTCAAGCGTGGAGAACTCGACGAGGAACCCGGCTGGCGGCAGCAGGGGCGTGTCGGGGAACGGCGCCCCGGGGATGGGAGCCATCTGCCACGTCAGGTTCACCGCGTTGTACGGGTTGTTGATGCTGTCGTCGGGGCTGCCCTTGTCGAAGATCTCGCTGCGGAAGAAACTCTTGTTGAACGAGAAGATCGTGGCACCGTCGTACCCGTAGGTCGCCTGCACGTTGGTGACCTTCCCGATCATGCGCGGCACCGGGTACTTGCGGTTGAAGAGAGCGAGGATCGCCTTGATGAGCTGGATGATCCGGTTGATGCCGCGGATGTCAGCCTGCACGAACAGGAACACCGCGAGGCACGTCGAGAGCTCGCTGATGTCGGGACGGTTGGGATCCGACGTGTCCTGGAGGCGCGCGACCATCCGCGTCTCGTACTGAAGATAGCCGCCCTTGAGCTCCTTGAAATCGGGGCCCTTGAGTGAGTAGAAATCGCCGTGGATGTAGATGCCTAGCTGCCGGAGGTCGTTGAGAATCTGCTCGATGAGGTTGCGGAGCGCCTCAATGAGAGCGATCAAAGGGTCGAGCAGCCCCGTGAGGAAAACCTTAAGCAGCTCGAGGACAGCCAGGAGGATGTCGAGGATGCGGATCAGGAAGGAGAAGAAGGCGTCAACGGCCTGGCGGACGGGCTCGAGAAAGTCAGGGATCTCGAGCGAAATGGTCTGCCAAGTGCCGACGATGCCCTGCTGTTGTGGTCCCTGTTCTGGGTTGGCCATCCGCTATCTCCCTCCTCCTCGCTTGAGGCGCATGAGCTGGTAGTTCAACTCGTCGGTCTCCTGGAGGTCTCGCTTGACCTGCTCCTCGAGGATGACGCCCATCTCCTTAAGCATCTCGGCGTACCAACTGAGCGTCGGCAGGTTCGCCTTGTCTCCCGCCTTGACGTAGTCCTCGTTGTCCGTCCACTTGCCCGGATCGATGCCGGACGCCCGGAGACGCTCCTCCACCTCCTCAACCGTCATCTTGGTCATGTCAAAGTCGAAGGGACTCCGGTACTCCCACTTGTGCTTCCTCGTGGTCATCCGGCGTCTCCGATCGACTGGGACAGGCGAAGTTGACGCAACTCCTCGCGTCGCTTCTTGGGAAGCTCCCGGTCGAACCTGCGAATCTGCTCGAGGGTGCCGTCCTCCCGGTTGACCCGGAAGTCGAGCCATGCGAACCGCTGCTCTCGAAACTGGTCGTCGTTGTCGAGGACGTCCGCGATCCGGTCGATGAGCACGGGGCGGCCATCGCCCTCCTCGGCCGCGGGGTTGTTGACGTTCGTCTCGAGGGTCGAGTAGCTCGGGGTGCCCGGAGGGGAGCCCACGGGGAACTCGGAGTCCAGGCGCGTGTCGAGCACCCAGAATCGCCTGTCGAGAACCGACAGGCTGTCCGTAGTGTTGGCGAACGGGCTGATCGCCACCAGGCCTCGGACGCCGTCTACGAGTTCGTTGCTCATGACCCCCTTCCCCTCGTCGGGGATCAACGGGTTACCGAGATCCGAGATGTGCTCATCCCTCTGGAACACGAAGTAACTCCCGTACTTGTCCTCCCGGAAGAAGACCTCGAACTCCTCAAGGAAGCTCAGCGTGCGCTCTCGCATGAGCAGGACGAGATCCACGGCGTCCTCCGAGAACAGCGCGGAGGGCCGGAAGATCGTGTACGAGACCGGAGCGATGCTCAGCAGGTTCCCGAGGAAGGAGTTCGAGGCCGATCCGTTCTCTCCGGCGAAGGAGGTGGGACGGAGGTCCATCTGACCCTCCACGCCCGGGCCCCCGGGAGGATCGGCGAAGGGGGCCGTCGAGGCAGAGACCGTCGGGTAGACCGTGTACTCGGCGTCCACCCCGAACGTGACGTTGCCGGCGCCCGGGTCGGCCGAGTACTCGGTCTGCGAGCTGACGGTGACAGCGTCTCCGGCCACCTCCGTGACGCGGTACCAGCCGCGGTTGTCGTCGAGCTCAGACGGGGCACCTCCGATGAACGGCACATCCTGCCCCGCCGTGGCCACGGTCCGGTTCGGGACGCTCCGATCTCCGAAGGGCCTCGTGCCTTGCTCCTGGCCCGTGGCGGGGACACCCGTGGGTCCCTGCACGAGGCCGGCCGAGTCGATGAGCACAATGTCGCCCTCCTGGACGCCAAGCGCCGAGAAGTTGATGTCGCCGTCGGTGTCCTTGAGACGCCTGGGATCGGTGGGGGTTACCTCCGACGGGACGAACCCGCCGTCCTGCGTCGAGTAGTCGGCCTCGCGCTCGAGCAGGACCTGGTCAACAATCTGCGTGAAGAGTTGCTCGTTGCTCTGCTCGTGCGGGACGGGGATCTGTCGGAGATAGATCTCGAAGTCGAGGCCCGGCACGTCTGCCGCGTCCACCTTGGTGATGCCCGGCTCCTTGAGCCAGATCTGCGTCCCCGACTCGATTCCGGCGATCTCGATCTCGTCGAGCAGGTTGCCCTCGTCGTCGAGCAGGCGGAAGAAGTCCCCCGGATTGACGTTGACGAGGTTGTCGTTGAACGGCCCGAGGTTGGTCGCGTCGTTGGCCGTCACGACGTACGGATAGACGAACGCGTCGGGTCCCACGGGCGCGGGGCCAAACGCCGACACGACGCCCGTGCGTTTCTGGTAGACGTAGCGGAGCGGCCCGAGCAGCTCTCCGATGCCCTGCAACACGTCGTGGAACCGTCGGATGCGGCGTACCTCCCACGTCACGGGTTCATCGGCCACCTCGCCGAAACTCGTCGGATCTCGGAATCCGATGTCCGCAGCGGCGACCGAATTGGAAGAGTCGACGACACGTTCGGCCCCGCCTGACAGATCGAGGACCGGCTTGGGCCACGAGGGCTCGAGGAAAATGCCGGCCTGCGCATGAAAACCAGATAAGAGCCCCCCCGTGATGGTGATGAGAGAGTCGCCGGGCATAAGAGCGTAGAGACCGGCCACAGCGTGGATGGTGTCCCAGTCGGTATTGCCCGGGTCGGTCTGGTCGATCTGCATGAACTGCGCGATGTCATTGTAGACGTACGCGTCGGGATTCGGGTCGAACGCCGTGTTGGAGATCGACGTGGCGACGAACACCCCGAGCTGGTCGACGCCCGGGACCCCGGCCACGAGCGTGCCGCCCGCCAAGTCCCACGCGATGGCGCCGCCAGGGCCCGAGACGGCGACCCCGTTGAAGCCTCCGATGGGCGTGGGCACGAGATCGACGGCGCCCACGCAATTGTGGGGGAGTTTCTCGTCGGCCGCGTTCTCCATCGTGATGTCGAACCGGTAGAACCCCGAGACGAGCGTCCCCGCGGGGAGGGTGTCGATCACGTCCGCCGACGCGGAGGCGCCGGAGAAGTCCTCCACGCTGAGGGCGTTCACGTTGAACGTGTTGGTGGCGATGTTGACCGCTGTGTACGTGATCTTGTAGTTGGCCGTCATGTAGTCGCCCGCGGCAGGATCAGGCTGCGCGATGAAGTAGATGACACCGCCCGCCGCGTCCCAGGCACTCGTGCCATCGACCAGGACCGTGTTGGAGATCTCAACGGCGCCTCCGCCGTTCACATTGGCCAACACGAGGGACGGGAACTGCACGTCGGCCCACCCGGGCGTGTTGGAGGGCAGCGTTTCTTGCACGAGGGAGAGGTCGCGACGCTGTGTCGACGCCTCGTTGGGCTCGACCGTGTGCTTGACGAGGTAGGTCCCCGCCGTAACCGCCCCCTTGGGGGAGACGTCGTCGGACCCGAGGATCACCAGGACGTCCCCCGCCACCACCGCCTCGAAGCCCTGGCCGGTGACGCTGAGCAGCGTCGCGCCGTCGCTCGAGATTCGGTTGTTCCGTTCCGTGGTGACCCCCGCGACGCCGGTCCCCTCGGCGATGACGATCGCCTGGTCCTCACCGAACCGCGACGAGGGGATGGCCGAGAAAGTGATCGGGCTCGACGTCGTGATGGGGGTGTTCCCGGCCCCCTCGAACCCCATGACGCGCACGGTCCCCTGGCCCGATCCGCCCGTGACGGCCGAGTCGAAGGTGCCGATGAACGGGTAGACGTCACTGCGCGCGAGGAAGGTAAACGGACTGCCTCCGTTGACCGACGCCGGAGCGTTGACGGTGTTGTTCGTCGTCGTCTTGCTCTGGATCTCCGTGACGCTGAGCTCGGTGAACACCGGGACGCCCGCCACGGCAGGTTCCGTGCGCGGGAGAATCGAACGCAGGTCGAGCCCCTCGCTGAACGTGAGCCGGTCGGCCTGGACGAAGGCCGTCATGCTGGCTCCGGCCGAGGTGTCAACGTCGATCGTGAACCAGAGCGGAATGGTGTCACCCGGATTCGCGCCGTCCTCGGGGAGCACGGGCGGAGGCAGGAAGCCGATCACGACGAACGAGCCGACCGTCGAGATGCTGAGGATGTTGTCGTCGGCCGAGGCGGCGGTGATAGCCGACGCCCCCGTGCCGCTGGTGGCCGTGTTCGCGCCGAAGTCGAGAATGATGGTGTCGATCACGACCGGCACGGGAGACCCGAGATCGGGCGCGGTCCAGAGGTTGATCGTGACGACGTTGCCGCTGCCCAGCGTGATGAGATTGTTCAGGCCGCCCACGACGCCGGCCGGCGTCCCGTCGTTGAAGACCAGGATGCCAGTCGAGATCTGCGTGATGTCGAACTGCGTGACGGGGCCCGCGATCTCGCGGACGAGCATCCCCGGCGGGTTGGCCAGCACCGGCTGGTTCACGAAGGACATCGCGGTGCGCATCACGTAGCGCATCGTGTCGGCGAAGGCCGTCGGCGTGATGAACCGCGGAGGCTCGATGACGCTTCCGCTCGCGTCTCCCTCGACGTACCCCACGGACAGAATGCCCTGCGACCCGGCGGGCAGGCCCAGGCCCGACTGCCCCGTCTCGACGAACAGTACGTCGAAGACCCTGACGTCCCCGAATCCACTGTGGGGCGTGTATCCCCCCGCGGTGTTCACCGGCCACACGTCGAGGTCCGTGTTGATGGCTGCGGGCAGGTTGTTGCCCGAGAGAGTCCCCTCGATCTCACCGTCGGTGCCCTGGATCTCGTCCGGGTAGACCGCGTTGGGGACGAGGGAGTCGGCGAACAGATCGTTGAAGGCCCCGGCCACGATGCCGAGTTGGTCGATCTCGGTGTTCTGCGCGTACAGGTACGGCAACGAGTAGTCGCCGCTGTCGTTCGTGAAACCTCCCGTAAGCGCGGGGATGGGGGCCGGCTCCGTGAACCCGTTCCTGAACGTCACGATGCCCTCGACGTTCGACAGCGGGCTCGGGGGCTTCTGCCCGAGGAGTTCCTTGATGCCGAAAATGCTCGGGTCCTTGAACGACGGGAACGTGATGTCCCGGAGCTCGCCGTCGGGACGGTCCACTCCGACGTCGAACCCGACGCGGTAGTTCGGGAGCCCCTCGAGTTGAGCCTCCGTGTCACTCTTGGTCGAAGGCTCGTCGGGGTCCGCCCCGGGATTGACCTCCGCGTCCGTGGGGGTCACGAAGATGGTATCGCCCCGGAACAGCTTGATTGACCCGTCGGCCACGGCCGAATCCTCGGACACCTCGAGCAGGTCGTTGATCGACGTGATGAGATCGAGGCTGACGGGATTGCTGTCCTCGCGGGCGAAGGTGATGATGCACCCGAGCAGTACCTCGCCCACGAAGACGGACTTGCCCACGGTGAACGTCTCGGGATCGCCGATGCCGACAGCCGACGACGGGAAGTCGAACGACACACTCTCGGACGTCTGGACGTCGAGGATGCGGCCGTCCGGGCGCCCGAAGGTGATCTTGGGGCGCCTGTTCACGCGGGCGTCGGTCACCTGCCAAGCGGGCGTGAATAGGTCGGGGTCGCCCGTAGTGAGATCGATGACCTCGCCCCCCTGAGCCGCGAACTGGAACACGTCGGGGAGACCCTTCTTCCCGATGGGGAGATCCTGGAGCGGGAGGGGCGTCGCGATGACGGCCGGCCGCGGGTTCGCGCCGAAGTCGGTCCCGACGAACGGAATGTCGTCAAACTCCGGGAACCCCGTGGGAGAGAAGGCGAAGATGCGAGCCCTCGGGAGGCGATTGCGGACCGTGACGGAACCGATGTTCTCGACCTGCCCAAGCACAGGGTTACCAACATCGGCGATGCCCTTGAAGAACGTGCTTGCGCGTTTGGGGAGTTCGGTCTTGAACTGGCCCCCGCTGCCCTTGATGGACAGGCGCTTGATCTTCTTACGGAAGGCGTAGACGCCCGGGTTGACCGGGACGGCCTCGAGATCGGCCCCGATGCCGGGGTCGGTGAGGGTGAAGTACTCGGCGAGCTCGGGGAAAATGCGAGAGAAGGGGCTCGGCTCGCCGAGACACCGGTACTTGCCAAGCGACTCGAGCCGCAGCGGGAAGAGGCGCAGGCGCTTGCGGGTCCGCGAGTAGAGGACGATATCGTCCACGTCGTTCAGCGCGAAGCCGCGCTGGAGCGCCTGAAGGTCCGCGAGGAAGTCGGGATCGAGGAAGGGACCCTCGAGCTGGTCGTTCACGACCGTGAAGTCGGTCGGGTCGACCAGGAAGTCCCGGGTCAGGAAGGTGACCTTCGGGTTGTAGCCGAAGAAGACCTCGGAGAAGAGGTTCCGGGCGTTGAGTTCTCCGGTGATCTGGTCCTCGTAGCCGGGGGGAGTCACCTCCTTGCCCTTGCCGACGAGGAACTGGAACTTGCCGTCGCGGTCTCCGATGATGTTCCCCGAGAGGGTCTCGGTGATCTGCTCGAACGCGACGATCGCCTCGTTGTAGAACTCGAGGAACACCCGAGCGGCGCGGTCTTGGTCCTCGAGGTCGCGACGCTGCGACTTGAGACCGAGCCGCCCCTGGTTCGCATTCTCGACGGGCGGGATGACGGCGGGCGCGGGGCCCAGAGACGGGAGTTGTGCCGCGACCCCCTGCGCCACCTCGTTCGCCACCTCGCCGAGGTACGACAGCAGCGGCAGCGTCCGGTAGAAGAACGTGTCCGGGTTTGAGAAGGTGTAGGTGCCGAGCAGGATCTGCCCGAGTCTTCCGTTCTCCTCTGAGGGGGATGCCACGTAGGAGAACGAGGCCACGAACCTCGGGTTCAGGATAAACGGGCCGAACTCGACCGGCGTGGTCGCCCGCTGGCGCGTGTGACGAAGGTAGAGGCTCTGCGTAGGAAGAAGTGACCCCTGCGGGGGATTGAGAAATTCGACGGCCCCATCGTCGAAGTTGAGTTCGTAGTCGATCGACGACCGGAGCGTGCGCCCAGGAAGTAGATTGCCAGGAACATCTCTCTCTCCGAACAGGATCAGCTCAAAGGGCTCCTCGGTCGCGACGCCCCCGCGCCCGATGAACTGCGAGGGGGTGGGCTGGTACACAGGACGCACGCTGACCTTGACCGTGTCCTGACCGAAGGCGAACCCCCGGGGGAAGAAACTCGTGATGTCGATCTGCGTCCTGCTCCCGTCGACGAGCGTCACGCCCGAGATCACGAACGGCAACCCCCCGAGCTCAAGAAGATGTCCCGCGACGAGGAAGGATGTCAGGTCCGCGAGGAACTTGATGCTCTGGAATCCCTTGTTGACGGGCTCGTAGCGCGCGGTGATGTCGAGCCAGAGCCCCTCGTGAGCGTCCGGCGAAATGTCGGTCGACAGCGGCACGTCGCTGAGGAGGGAGAGCGAGTCCCCTCCGGGATCGCGCGACCCGGCCTCGAGCTGCGTCTCGGGGATGAAGTCGACGATGGTGAGATCGGACGCGGGGTCATAGATCGACGCGGTGAGGTAGAAGGGGAACTCGGCGACCCGCAGCAACTTGCCCGGCACCGTGTCGTCGGTCCGGTCCGTCTGGAGCGCGAAACTCGTCCGGTTCGTCTCGATCCGGAAGGGAGGACGGTACACGGGGGGCTGGCTCACCGTGTACGTCTGCTCGCCCCCGAACGCCTCGAAGACCGCGTAGGAGACGAGCACCTCACTGCCCACGTCCACCGGCTGCGCGAGGATGGCGACGTAGGTCTCCGAGTCGTTGTCGATCTCGAACGTGGCCGTGGGAGAGCTGCCGATGTTGTAGAGTGTTGACCCCACGTACAGCGCGACCTCGACGTCCTCGTCGACGGTGCGCTTCGTGGGATTGAACACCCACCGGGACGTCGTGCCCGACGCCTGGTTGTTCTCGGGAGTGGCCGCCTCGAGACGCACGAACAGGGGAAGCTGCTCCGTCACCTCTACGTCTTGGAGTCCCTCGTCGAGGTTCTCGGGATCGACAGGCACCTTGAGTTTCTCGCCCGTGCCATTCTCGGCCTGGAAATAGTGTGTCTCGACGACCTGAAACTCGCGCAGGGGCTTCGTGAACGCGAAGGACCCCTGGATCGGATTCAGCGTCACGTCCTGGCCCGACGTCTCCGTGTTCATCTCCTCGACGAGGTACACCTTGGTGCCCCCGAAGTTGGCCATATCGAGTGCGTTGAAGTTGAGTTTGCCGTCGTCCGGGTCGTACTCGACCTTGCCCGACGGGAGCGAGATGGGACTCAGGTTCGGCGTCAGGAACTCCTCGATGTAGAGAGCACTCTGGCCGTCGAACTGAACGAAGACGTCGGTCCCGAAGTTGAGCAGACCCGTCACGTCCTGCACCTCGATGACGTCTCCGACGAGCGGGAACGTCAGGGCGCCGGCGATCTTGACGAGGTTGCCGTCTGTGAAGGTGTACGTCTTGTCGCCGACGCGGATCGAGAAGTCCTCGTTCACGAACCGCTCCGACGCCGGGGCGGGCACCTCCAGGGCGGAGTGGACAATCTCGCCGAGTTCCTCCTGCTCGAGGGCCACGAGTTCCGCCGTCTGGCTGTTCGGCTCGAGCCCGTAGCGCACGCTGATCACGCGCCCGCTCTGGAGCGCGTCTCCGAGATCGGCCATGAGACGACCGGAGTTCTGCGCCGCCTGGTCGGCCGGGACGTCGCCGAGGGGGCTGAGCACGCGAACCTGCCACGGGTCCTGGGGCAGGTGCTGGAACTGCACGTACTGCGTGTCGGCGACGATGCCGGGGTCGAACTCCGCCGTCGTCACGCCGTCGTAGAGTTCCCAGGGCACCGGGCCGTCCGAGACCGGGAAGGGCTGCTTGACCTCAAGCTCGTTGGGCAGTGTGGCGTCGACCGCGACGATGTACGTCCCCTGCGCGTTCCCCTGCGTGACCTTGAGTTGCCACCCGGCTTTGACCCCGAGCACCACAAAGTCGATGTCGGCCGAGTCATCCGTGAAGATCGTGCTCCCGGCCGAGCATGTCCCGCGGCCACCAAGCTGCTTGAGTGCCCCGACGGTGTCGATCAGCAGAGCGATGCCGGGATCGCCGTTGTCGGGCAGGATGTAGTCCTCGTCGAGAATCTGGTCCTTGAGCGGCGAGCCAGCGGTCGAGAGGCGCAGTCCGTTGCCGGGAAGGCGCAGCGAGTTCTTGATGACCTGACCCTGGCCGACGAACAGATTGTTCGTCGGCTGCTCGACCGTCGCATTCTTCGTGTGCTTGAAGGCCCACGAGAATTTCTCGAGACCGAACTCGTAGTAGACCTCCTCGTAGTTCTCGAGGTTGAAGCTGACGAGGCCGTCCTGGATACGGAAGAAGATCCCCTCGTCGTATCCGGCCCGATCCTCGAGCGGCGGCCGGTCGAGCAGAACGACGGGCGACTGAGAGATGGACGGCGTCAGCACGACGTTGTCGAACGTCCCGACGTGCCTGACGTCCGGGATGTCGTTCTTGCTGCCGTCGAGGTTGTACGGGCTTCGGAACACGCCGACCGAGCTCCCGTTGTCCGGGAGCCATCTCAGGTCTGGAGGTGGGTTGGCCTCGTTCGGCGTAGCGATGCGGACCTTCCAGCCCGGCAGGAAGCCGAGGGCGGCCGGACCGGAGAGATCCTTCGTGCCCCCGGGGCCGTATCCAATCTCGATGTCTCCGTACCGACGCCCGTTGACGACAGTCGTGGCCGCAATGAAGACGCGGCCCCCCGCGGCGCCCACCTCGGCGCCGGTGACTGCCCCGAGACTCGTGGCGATCTCCTCAGCCGAAAAGGTCCCTCCGGCCGACGTGGCCACGCCTCCGGGATCCAGGGCGGCGTCCCACGTCGAGACTGCTCCGTCTACCGAGAACACGAGAACCTCGTTGCCCTCAAGGACAAACTCGTCTCGCACGCGCGCCCACATCCGAGCCTCGTTGGCGAAAACCGACGGCTGGATGCCGGACTGGAGGAAGTACATCGATTTGCCGTCGAAGCGGCGCAGGTCCTGACGTCCCAGGATGATCTCGGAGCCACCAGAGCCGGAGCGCAGGTCGACGTAAGCGACGCCTCGCGGGATCTTGAACCGGAACCTCGGACGCTCGTCGTCGTCGTCGAAGGTGCGGATGCTGCGAATCTGCCCATTGTCCGCGAACAGCACGAGGTCCCACGGGCCGTCGATCTGGCGCAGGAGACCCGAGCCGTTGCCAGGCCGGATGTTGGCCGGGACGGTCGTGTTCGGGATGGTGCCCGTGCCGTCCGGATGGTGGAGGACGCCCGAAACGCCCGGCGTGGGGAGGGGGGCGGCGTCCGGGAGGTAAATACTGTGGTTCTTGCCGTCGACCACCGTCGGGTCGCCGCCGGAGTTCACAATCTGCACAGGTTGACGCGTCGGGACGGGCCGTTGCGTGAGGCTCACCCCGTCGTAGAACACCTGCGCCCCGAGGTAGTTGCGATCGAACCCGACGTCGTCGGGGTCAGCCTTGGCCAAGTCGGCGTCGGAGAACTTGAGGCGCCCGGTCGACAGCGCGATGCCGACCTGTCCCTCCCCAAGCACCAACGTGGCGAGAAGCGCCTCCGTGTCGGCGAAGCGGACCTCAAGCGGCTGCCTCGATCCGATCCTGACGAACGGATAATCGGTGGGCCCCGGGATGGGCGCAAGGAACAGCAGGTCGAGGTTCGCGTTCTCGAGGTCGCCGAGCGGCTCGATGTCCACCTGGTCGACGAAACTCTGGTACGAGTAGAAGATAGTCTGGCCGGCGTACTCGTCGACGAACGCCGGGTTCCACACGAGCTGCCCGGACTCCTGCCCGACGACGCCGGCCAAGGTGGGCTCGGCGCCGAAGTCGAACTCCTCCGCCTCGTCGTCCGTCACGACCTTAATACCTCCAAAGTCGGAGGCGGCGACGGGCTCGGCCACGGGGATCGACGCGGCGTCGGGCCGCGTGCCGATGCGCACCATGCAGTACTGGTCGGGATCGGCGCTGTTGCCGGGCAGAAAGTCCCCGTTGTTGACGCGTTGAGGGGCTGGCGAGAGGACGTAGCTCTCGTCCTTGAGCAGCGTGCCGAGATCACGGGGAGGTGTTCCTCGGAGAGGCACCCACCGCTGGAGGCGACCGTTCCAGACGAAGCGAGTGTCGTAGAGATCATTCTTCGTCCACCAGAAGGTGGGCGGCTCGAGCAGGTACCGGAGAGTCGTCGCACGGTCGCCCCGGATGCTCGAGACTCCTCCTCCGAGCGCGGCGATCGTCGCGGGATCCGTGATGGTGAAGGCCCCCGTGACGGGGTTCCACTCGCCGTGCCCGTCGAGTTGAACCACGGCGCCGGAGTCCCCGCGCACGACGTCGAGGTTCGTGATCTCCCGGATGCTGCGGTCGGCGTCGTCGACGATGATCACGCGGTTCGACCCGGTGGTCCCCGCGAAGATAGTGTTTGTGTTCTCGACGGGCGTGTCGCCCGTGGGGAAGGTCGCGGTGCCGTCGGCGACGACGAAGTCTCCGACGTCGCTCAGGTTGGCCGTGTTGGCGGCCCAGACCAGGTACTGCGTCTCTCCGTCGTTGGCACGCAGGAGCACCGCCGAGCGGTACTGGTCGGCCGCCACCTCGACGAGCTCGGGGGACGGGATGGAGTAGTCGGTGGACAGAGGCTTGAAGTCCCTGTCCACGCCATCGGATGCCTCATCCGTCGTCGTGAAGTTCGATGGAGCGGTCCTCGGCGCTCGCAGCACAAAACCTGAGAAGTCGAATCCCATGGGCCTTTCAAAATACCAGCGAAATGCTCGTGCTCACGGCGGGGACGGGGGACGGAGATCCGGTGATTCCGCCGAATCCGAAGCCCGTCTGCACGAGATTCGCGATGCCGATCCCGAGCCCCGACGCAAGTCGGGGAGCCTGCTGCCCGTTGACCTGAGCGGCTTGGAGGTTGGTGAGCAGGATGCCCACCAGGGTGGCCGAGTTGGAGCGCCTCACCTTGGACGTGTCTGCTCCGACGCCGACACCGGCGGAGGTGCCCGAGTACTGGAGAGAGGAATTGAGGACGGACGCGACGCCAGATCCGACGGCGGTCCCGAGCCCCTGGGCAGAGGGCCCGTTGATTCCCACCTGGTTGAGACCCGCCACGACGAGGGCAGCCCCGTTGAGGACGAACAGCTTGCCCTGCACGGTGCCCGCTCCCGCCACTCCGACGCAGGCCCCCTGCGCGAGCACGTTCGTCGGAATCGGCAACCACTGCGGGAGCGACTTGCCCACGGCCGACGCGATCCGGGGAAGGTTCTGCGACCCGGGGAAGATTGCCTGTCCGGCCGCGATGATGGCCGAAGTCAGGGCTGCGCTTACGACTGCCATCAGATAGGTATCCCGAGTCGGTGTCCGAAGCTGCCCATCCCGAAGAACGAGAAGGGCAGGTTGGTGAGGGGATCGCGGTCGGCGCTGCTGATGATGCGGCCCACGTTGCCGGTGCCCCCGAGGGTGGTGATGAGGCCCGACAGTTTTGCCTGGCCCACGGACTTGAGCGTGATGGTGGCGAGGGCCGAGACCGTGGTGGCGAGCGTGGACGTCATGCTCGTCGTAGTGACCGACGTCATGCTGATGCCAGATCCCGTGTTGACGGAGATCTGGTTGAGGCCCGCGCGCACGGTCGCCGTGCCGAGGCGCGTCTCGTAGGTCATGTTACCCACGAGGATCGTCGTCGAATGGCTCCCGATGCGAATCTCCTCGTCGCGGTTGCCGAAGAGCATCGTGTACTTGTCGGTCGCGCCGCCCGCGTGGCCGGTAAGGGGCGTAGCAATGAACTTGACCTCGCGCAGGGGCGCGTTGGTGGGGAGGGAGTGCTTGGGCCCCGAGAACGCGCTGACCTCCTTGCCCTGCACGGTCTTGTCGACCGTGTTGCACTGGAGGAGCCACTTATCCGTGAACGTGTTCACGTTCTGCTTGGCCGAGAGCAGCACCTCGTTCGTGTCGACGAGCTGGATGCCGTTAGCCCCCGAGATCTTGGTGAAGCGCCCCGACTTGATGTGCGTGTTGCCCGAGGGCGACTCGACGAGGACGGAGGGCAGGTTGTTCTCTTGGAGATCCTTGCTCGGCGTGCGCGCCGAGAAGCTTCCCTGCGTGGTGGGAGCGTTGCCGCGGATCGCCACGGCGCCCGTGTCGGAGGTGATCACAGCCGCAAAGTTGTTCGTCGCGTCGCCGCCCCTGAAGTTCAGGACTGTGTTCGGGGCGTCGAACACCATCGGCCCGTTCGACTGGATCCGCATCCCTCCGTTGAGCGCGAGCTCGATGGAATTCTCGTGCTCAGGACCTCCGACGAAACCTCGAATGGCCCCGGCCTTCGTCGTCGCCAGGAACATCGTGGGGAGTCGTGCAGGGTTCTCGAGCGGAGGCTGGAGTTGAAACAGGCTCGCCGCGTGCTGCTCGAGCGGGAGACCGATCCCCGATTCGAGCCGAGGCTGGAGTTTGTCCCCCTCAAACACGATCGGGGCGAGTGGCAGCCCATACTGCTCGCGCCCGGTACGGGTGAAGGCGTCGTTGCCCACAACGGAGCCGAGCACCCACGTCAGGAAGGGACCGGCGTTCGCCATGACGCCCGACTGCACCGGGTCGGAGGGGAGACGGTCCGCGTCGAAGCCGTCCGTCTGCTCCGTGACGGGCAGGCGCCCGTCCCAGGTGTGGTCCATCTCGATGCGGTACTCGGTCAACGTGTCGGAGTCCGTGACCTCCTCGCCGATCGCCCCGTTCGTCGGCGGGGAGAGATTCTCGGGGTTGGGGTCGATCGAGACGCGGAAGATAGGCTTCCCGGCGTACTCAGCGTCGGACACCACCCTCGCCGGGTCGAGCGCGTAGCCGTCGGGGCCGATGAGAAGTCCTCGCTGGAGGAAGGAATACGGGTCGACGTTCGCCTGGACCCCGATGCCGCTGTCCGGGAAAGGCAGCGACGCGTCGGACCGCATGAAGACCTTGTGCGGGGTGAGGGCCCCGGTGGGGACGGACGAGCTGCCGAGCCGCGACGACGACAGAGGGTCGCCGTTGTCGTCCTGCTGGACCCCCGCGGTCCAGTCGATCCCGTCACTGAACATGCGCGTCGGGAGGTAGACCGCGTCGCGCTGCACCATCCCCGCGTAGATCCGCGCGCCGCCCGTCGCGTGGAACTGCTGCAGCGATCGGAAGATGATGGCCTGGTCGGAGTCGCGGAGTTTGATCTCGTTGGCGCGGCGGTTCGTGATGTAGACGTTCTCGTCGAGGTGAATGTCGGATCCCTGGCTCGAGCTCAGGCAGATGCACCCGGGCCGCATGAAGGGCATCTTGTGCCGATAGCGGCCGTAGATGCCCTCGAAGTGCGCGCGCGTCCTCGGATTCATGTCCGCCTCCGTCGGAAGAAACGACTGGAGGGGGAGCCACTCGTTGCCCGAGCCGACGCCGGTAGGGATCCATGTCAGGATGACGGGGTACTTGCTCTCGGCCGCCATCCACCCGACGATGCAGACGTCTCCAGGCTCGGGCATCGCTCCGATGAAGTGCCGCGACCCGGCGGCCGCGTAGGTATTCGTCGCGGTCCACTCGAACGTGTCGCGCTCGCCCGTGAAGATCTGCATCTGAATCTCGTGCTTCACGTAGTCCACGCGGACGACGCGGGCCATCGAAAGCGCGTAGGCTGCTGGCCCCGTGCTCGGATCCTGCTCCTTGACGCGGTGCTCGGGCGAAACCTTCTGCCTGACGGCCATGTCGGGCATGTGGCCGCTGCCCTGGAACATCAAGGGAGTCTTCGGTGTGCGCGCCACGGCCTATCCCTCCTCGTCATCGAGCACCGACGGGAGATCATCGGGGTGGGCGGTGGTGGGCGGGTTCTCAGGCGACACCGTCCCTGCGCTCTGCGGAGAGGGAACTCGACCTCCTCCGGGCAGCGGAGACCCGATGTCCACGGCCTGGATGCCCGCATTCTGTGCGTCGTCAAACGCCTGAGCGTCGGGCTGCTCTCCCTCGAGAAGCGAGCCGGCCACTCGCTTCTCCTGCTCGACGCCCTCGGGAGACATCTGGATGATCGTCTCGCTCTGCTGCGCGGTGGCCTTGTCCTCCATCTGGTCCACGCCGTCGACCGTGATGAAGTTCTCCCGGGCGTAGGCGGCCATCGTGACGTCCGCGTACGATCCTCGACAGATGCACGCCTCTCCGGCGCGCGCGCGCAGGTGTGACGTGAGGTCCGCGAGTTGGTAGGCGGCGTTCGCCGCCGTGGTCTTGAAAACGGGGCTTTTGCCGAAGTTCACGGCGAAGTTCACGAAGTTGCGGGCGAACTGCGTGTCGGTGATGTCGAACGACTCCTGCTTAAGCACGTTAGGGTCGTCCCCGTTCACGGTGAGGAGCTCGTGCAGGACGTCCTGACCCGTGCTGGTCTGCCCAAGCTCGGTCACGACCTGTGCAAGGTCCTGCACGGACTGCTCCACCTGGTTGCGCTCGCGCTCGCTGAGGCCGACCTTCTGAACCACGTCGCCGGGACCCACGACCGCCTCGCCGGTGGTCTGCGTGTCCCGGCCTAAGAACGCGACGTCTTCTCGAAGCGGCTCCTGTCGCTGGTCGAGCACGAACTCGACCATCTTGGCCGCGGCCTCCTGAGCGCCGCGGAGAACCTGGTTGAACGCGCCCGCCGAGCTGTGTGTGCGCCCTTGCTTGGTCAGCGTCAGTACCCGGAGGAACTCCTCCGCTGTCTGGGCGGTGACATTCTTGAACGGGTCCTGGCCGCTGTGGATGAACTCGAAAGTGCCGCCCTGCTCCACCGAGAGACCACGACCGTAGCGGTAGGCTCCGTAGTGCACGTAACCTTTCTCGTCGGAGACGGGGAACACCGGGGTGTGGATGGGCTTGTCGATCTTGCCCTGGTTCGGCGTGGACTCGATGACGGTGTTCTCGAGGATCATCGTAAGCACCTGCGCGATGCCGATCGCCTTGGCCCCGGCCCGGTTGAACGCTTGGCCGATCAGCGCGAGGCGCTGGTCCTTGGCGGGGTTGCCGTCGACCTCTCCGGCGGGAGTCAGGGCCGCCGTGGTCACCTGCTGGAATTTCGCCTCCATCTGACGGACGATGCTCGCCGCGTAGTTCGACCCGGCGACCACAGCCGCTCGTGTGTTCGTCTGCCCGATGTCGGTCTGCGGGCCTCCCGGGACGTATCCGGGGAGCGTAACCATGTCTCGAATCTGGAACGGAGCGAGAAGGTACTCGTCGGCCGTCCCAAACTTCGCCTCAATGTCGGGGAGCACGGGCGCCGGGATGGCGCTCGTGGGCATCACGAGCACATCGGGGAACTCGGTGAGAGGGATCATCGTGTCGTCCCCGGGGATGCCCTTCTCAAACGTCGGAATGGGGATGGACGCCAGGTCGTCTCGAATCTGGTTGTAGAGATCCTCGAACACGTCGGAGAGCGTCTGCGTGTCGTCGTCGAGTTCCTGCGCCGCCTCGCGGAACTTGTTCGCCAGCACCCCCTGGAGTCCCTGCGCGTTGAAACTCGTGCGCCCGGTTTGCCCCGATGGCCCGACGACCTGCGTGAACTTGGCGACGCGGTGACGCACGAAGGAGATCGACTGGATCTGGTCCGTCGTGAGGACGCGAGGCGTCCTCTGAGGGCCCAGCGCGATCTGGATGCCCTGGTTCACACGTCCCACCCCAAACTCGGCCTCGGGAGCACGCATCGCGCTGTCGGGTTTCGAGACCGTCGGTTTGAACTGCACCACGAGGCGCTCCGCGTCGGTGGACAGGGGACGTTCCGTGATGGACGGTGCGACCGGCTGCGACGTCTGCGTGGACTGAGGAGGAGGCAGCGTGGGAGAGGCATCCTGCGGAGTCGTGCTCGGACCCAAACCGAGCTCGAGTTTGTCGATCGGGGGACGGCTCTTGCCGGTGTACTTGGCTCCGAACTGAGACCAAGGGGGAGGCTTGGGGAGCCCCTTCGTCCAGCCGCCCGTTCCCGCGGGCAGAGGTGCGGTGTCCCCCCCCTTCGTTCCGGTGACGGGGTCGGCCACGCCGATCCGCTTGAAGAACTTCTTGCGCTTCTTGAAACTCCTGGCGTAGGCCCCGGACCCCGGCTTCCCCTTGATCTGGGGCGCGTCGAGACGTCCCTGCTCGTACGCCTCGCGCTTGTCTGTGCCCTGCTGACGAAGCGCCTCCCGAGACTCCCGGGGCCGTCGGTCGACGTGCACGAACGTGTCGCTGCTGAGGATGTAGAAGCCAATCCCCTGCACGAGCCCCTCGTTCAGGGCTACGGCGACCTCTCGACGCAGCACGCCGATGGCGACCTGGAACTGAGGAGTCACGCCCTTCGCCGCGGCCGCCTTGTTGCCTCCGTTGGCGAACGTGATGTCGATTGCATTGCCCTGAGAGTGATACGCCTCCGCGCTGGAGGGTTCGAGAGAGGGACGAAACCCGGAGAGGAGTTTCGGCTTTTCGAGGACAAAGCCGTCGCTGTCTCGAGACGCCTTCTGGTAGTCAGCGTCGGCCAAGATACGGTTCACGATGGTGTTCCCCACCGACACGATGTCCATGAGGTTCTGGGCGATGCGCTCATCCATGAGCGCGTCGGCGGCGTTGCGTCGCTCTTTCGTGAGCCCGAGCAGTTTCCGCATCTCCTGGTCCATGGCCTGAGGATCGAGCCAGTTGTCGATGCCGGGCAGCGTGTCCAGGGCGTCGCGAATGGTGGAGAACAGGCTGTTGCCCGAAGGGAAGAAGGACGTCGAGGCCGAAGTCTGACGTCGGGTGCCTCCGCTGCGCCGCTGGCTCCCGGTGGCCGAACTACCCCCCTTAGCGCGCTCTCCGTCGTCCCACTCGATGATCGGCATCCCCTGCTGAGACGTGAACGGGTGCGAGCACGAGAAGTAGCGGTAGTTGCCCGGCACGCTGCCCGCCAAGTACTGCGACTTGAGGTGCGAGAGCGTCTCGAAATAGGAGAGTTGCACGTCCGAGCCCGCAATGCCGTCGACCTTACGCCGAATCGGCTTGTTGCTCTCGGGCTGGAGCGCGTCGAAGATCATCGTCAGGAGTTGGAGACTCCCGCTCTCGCCGAGCGTCTGGTGGAACTTGCGTTCCTCGTTGAGCACGTTGGCGTCTCGGAAGTCGAAGGCGGCCAGTGCGGGTGTGCGTGCCGTCCCGGTCGCGGCCCCCTGCTGCTGCCGCACGGGATCGAACGCGTTGTCGGCAGACGTGGCTCTCGTCACCTGCTCCTGCGCGGAATTCCTCTCGGCCCGCGCGCTATCCAGAGGATCGGAGGCCGACTTGTAATCCCCGAAGGCTCGGACGAGGTCGTCGAGGCTGAACTCGATGAATTCGTTGTCGCCGTAGCGAAAGCGGAACCGCTGGATCTGTCGCGGGTCGGCGATGATCTGCGTGCCGTCGGGCAGAGTCTCGTACCCCACGGCCTCAAAGGCGTTGAGGGACGCGACGTCGCGCTGCAGCCACCCGAACAGAAGGTCCGCCGAGGTTCGCTTGTCGAACTGGTCGAAGTAGTCGATGCCCGCTCCCACGACCGAGAAGTTCGGGTTGACCTGCCGCGGGTCGAGGGCCATCACCACGTTTGGGAACCCGACGATACGAGGGATGCCGTTCTGGAAGATCTCGAGCGGTCGGGGCGGAAGGTCGGGACGGTCGAGGCGGATCTTGACGACCGCGCTCTGCCCATCGGGAGCGGGCTCGAGGTACCCGGGCGCATGCCACTTGGCGCGTCGGCAGGTGAGCACGAGGTTGGTTGTGCACTTCCCTCCGAACACGAAGGAGAGGCTGAGCTGCGAAATGTAATAGTAGCAGTCCGCGAACGGGATGTAGACCGGGAACCCGGGACGTATCTCGGGCCGGATGGGGATCGTGGCGGACGCGCTGAAAGTGTCCACGTTGAGCATGTCGAGCCGAGCCACGCCGATCCAGAAGAGGATCTTCGGGTCGGTCACGTAGGTCAGGTCGAGGGACGGGGCCGGGCGCCACCCAAACTGCGCCACGAGTTTGTAGTCAATGTAGAGGCCGCGCTTCTCGGTGGTGGGGTCCCCTCCTGCGACCCCCTCGGCCTTGAGCCCCTCGAACCACACGCCGCGCACGATGATGTACGTGGCGGTGGGCTCCTTCTCCGTGAAGGTGATGTTGATGATGTCGGAATCCTCAAGCCGGTAGTAGCGGTTCGTGGCCGTGTCGAGGTTCCAGAACGGAGGCTTGAACACCAGGTCTCCGTCGACGTCCTGGTAGAACTCGTAGCCCGTCACCTCCATCACGCGCTGCGCGACGTTCATTTTGGTCTGGTACGTCGAGACCCACAGGTTCGGCGTCCCGATCTCCGCGATGGACTGATCAAACGCGTACATGTCGAGGACCGACAGGTTGAACAGTTCATTGTTCTGGCCAATGAGGGGCGAGTAGATGAAGTCCGCTCCAGCCCCCTGGAGGCCCAGAGCCTTGGCCACCGACTGGCGAGAGGACAGGGGGTCGGTCTCGGTGCGTGTCGTGGACGGGTCGTTGTACGTCGGGCTCGGGAGCAACCCTTCGCCGTCGCGGGTGTCGGCCCCTCCGAGCCACGCCTGCTGCGCGGCGTTGAATAGCTGCCCGTTGGTGCCGTACATACGCAGGGTCTGGATGCGCGTCTTGAACCTCTGCTCCCAGTACAGCGAAACCATGTCGTAGAGTTGGCGTCCGGTCTCGGTCTGCGCGGCGCTGAGGTTGCTCTCCTTGTCGAGGGCGTAATCGACTCCCGCGGCCGACCCCGCCACGTCCCTGTACAGGGTGTAAATGATCGAGAACGGGTGGACGTTGTTGAAATTGTGGCCGAAGAGGGTGGGACGGCCGGGGTCGTTGTACGGGCGGTCCTCCTGCGCCATGAAGGCGCCGCCCGTCGTGATGTTGATGAAGTTCCAGAAGTGCAGCAGAGACGCGCAGGTCAGGGAGCCGGTGTAGAAGCCGTCCGAGTACTCGTAGCTGACCTGCGTGATCACGCCGTGGAAGGCTGGGTAGTACGGGTAGGTCGCGTACTTGGACAGGTCGAGCTGGTCGTTGTCCGTGGGATTGGCGAACTGGATGTCGCGGCCCGCTTGCGGATCCGAAAGATGCCTGAACATGCCGCGCACCGGGAAGAACCCGCGCATGAAAATGTGCACCTCGAGGCCGGCCCGGAGGATGTTGTAGCCGTCGATGAAGACCTGCTCGCCCTGCACCCGCGGGAGCGTGAGGTTGATCGTCGCCGAGTGGGACGTGGGCTCGGTGCCCGCGTCCACGGAGATCGACGTGACGAACTTCTGCACCTCGATGCGACCGCGGCAGCGAGCGCACCCGGGCATCGATGTGTCTCCGTTGATGAAGACCAGCGCGTCGGGCGTGTACTTGACGACCGAGCGGTTGTTGAGTTTCCAGGTGCCAACGTAGGGCCTGTTCTGGATGTTGCTCATGGGCTACCCGACCTCCCCGAACGGGTTGACCGTGCTCGTGCGCCCGCGCGTGCCCGTGCCGGCGGCCGCACGTCTCTGGAGGGCCGGGTCGAACGGGTCGACGGAGGGGTCGAGGATGGCCGTGGACGTGTCCGCGTCCGGGGTCATCTCGAGGCCGCGCGCCGCGCGGGTCTGAGGAGGAGGCATGAAGGGGGTTCCGCCTCGGGTGGCGGCGCTCGGAGACGGGGTAGGAGACGCGAGAGGTTCGACAGCGCCGCCCTGCGAAAGGTCGAACATGAAGGAGGCGGTGAAGTCGAAGCTGAACTCTACCGCCCCGTGCTGCTTGCCCTCCGAGTACGTGTACTGGAAGTTCTCGAACTGGCCGACGTACACCCACTGGTCGTAGGTAATCTCGATGTTGCCGATGAACAGGTGCGCCTCGGAGCGCGGGCGCCCTCCCGTGTCGTAGATGTATCCGTTGTTCCGGTAAAGAGCGAAGAGCCCCATCAGGTTCTGCCACGCCGCCGAATCCCACTTGGACGCGTATTGGTAGCCGCTGACGGAGGTCGTCTCCGAGGGGGTCTTGACGTTCCCGGTGGCGGTCTCGCGGAGTTGCGTTTGCCCTGATGTGTCAAGGTCGTAGGCTCCAATCTGTCCGGCCCCGACGACGAATCCCGCGGACTTGCCGGTGATGCTCAGTTTCACCTGCTCCTCGCCCCAACTCTGGAAAATGTAATTGAACCTGTTGCGGTCCGAGTAGGTCTGCTTCTTCGCGTACTGGATCTGGAGCGTCTCGGGGTTCACCAGCAGCGTGAGCGGCGGGGTGTCGAGGACGCGGTTGAGTTGCACGATGACGTCGAGCGCCTGAGTCAGGTCCGAGACAGCGGCCTGGTTGGCCTGCGACGCCTCGACGCGCTGCGGATCGAAGCGGACCCCGTTGGACGCCACCATCTTGTCGAGGCGTGTCAGGGTGGCTCCTCGCGTGGGGCCCGTGGCGAAGAAGTTGGACTGGCGGAACTGGTTCCGGCTGGCGACCACCCTCGAGAAGTTGTTCTGCGAGCGCGAGGCTGCCTCGATAATGCCGATGTTCTGGCCGCCGTTGGTGGGAGGCCTGGTGCCGAGGAGCCCCTGTCTCGCGGTCTCGATCTGTTCGGGCGTCGCGTTGGGGTCGTTGAGCAGCACCTGGAGGTTGGCCTCCGCGGCGTTGAATGCCTGCCGCAGGAGGGGATCGAAGGCGTCCAGGGTCTGCGCCTCGCCCTTCCCGAGCAGGGCGTCGACCAGGATCGGTGGCGGGACGACGCGGAGGGTGAACGGAGACCCGAGGTTCGGGTCGCGCAAGCGCTGCTTGGTCCCGTCGATGGCGTGAGACTGTGGGCCGATGTAATCTCGGTGCCAGTTGGGGCCGGCCTCGATGCCGCCGTAGGCGGAAAGCGGACGGAAGCGGGCCATCAGAAGAACTCCTCCCCGGCCTGGTCGCGTCCGAGCAGCCCGATAAGGCTGCCGTCGGTCTCGAGCCGCCCGACCTGCACGTTGGGATCAAGGATGCTCGTGCCGGTGTCGGGCTGCGGCGTGTCTCCGAGCCCTCCGGGCACCACGGCGGCCTGTGCCCCGAAGTCGAACAGGTCGGCGGAGCGGAACCGCATGATCTCGCGGTCGATGATGAACCGCGCGCTCATGTTGAACATGTAGGGTGTCGAGGCGTCCTCCGTGACGCTGAACCCCCCGTCGAACCAACCGATGTGCACGCCCCCGTCGAACGTCATCTTGATGTAGCCCTGGAGCACGATGTTCCCGAAGGCGTCGTAGATGGCTCCGTTGTTGTGGAACAGGGCGAGCAGGTCGAGGTACTTGTTGTAAGCGAGGGTCTGGCGCCGACCCTGCACCCCGCTGCCTGCTCCGGTGATGCTGGAGAGCCCCGTGTAGAGGCGCATGAAGCCTCCCGTGGCCGCCTCAAAGGTGATCTCCTCGGCCGCGTCACCCCAGTGGTACTCGACCCACCCTCCGCGCGTCTGCGTGCGCGTGATCTGCTTGGCGTAGCTGAACTGCATCGTGCGCGGGTTGACGTGCAGCACGAGCCGCAGGTCCTGCTGAACCATGTCGAGCAGGCTCGTCTCCTCGTCGGGGGCGAGCACGTCGAAGATCACGGGCCTGCGTCCGCGCCCGATGTCGGCCTCGTTGGGGCCGACGAAGGACCCCTTGAACACCGGCTCCGTGATGTCAGGCACGGCCCACCGCCTTGAGCGCCTTCATCACGGTGTCGTACACCTGCCTCTGGTCGCCTCCGTAGATGCTGATGTGGACGTCGCCCCCGCGACCGCCGCCTCCCATGGCACCGGCAAGTGGTCCTCCGGGCTTGAACGCCATGAGAGTGTCCCTCTCGTCGGTGAGGATGGGCTGGCCGCCAGCCGCGGGCAGGATGAGATCGTTGGCCTTCGTCGCGTTTGAGAGATCAAGTCGAATGCCGGTGTCGGCGGCATGCGCCGTCTCGTCCGTGGACTTCGCTATCATCTCAAGGTTGCGGATGATCTGCTCGTTAAAGCTGCCGAGCACCGGCATGGTCTCCATGGAGCTGCGAAGCTCGTCAAGCGTGTAGGCGCCCCCCTCGCCGCCACCCGCCGACTGGAGGAGTTTCGACTTGAAAGCGCCCACGGCGGCTCCGCGGATCTGTTCCCACTCGGTGGCCTCAGTCGTCCAGACACTCTCGACCTCCTCGGCTTTCTTGACCGCCGCGTCCTCGGCGGCCTTGAACGCTTCGGCAACGGCGTCTTTACCGTAGAGTTTCTCGAACGCCTTTTTTGTTTCCTCGTCCAGGGCCTCGTATCCCTGGCGCATCTCCTCGGTGATGTCTTCGGCCTCAATGTCCTCGAACACGCCAATGGTCTTCGTGGGGATGTCGGACCACGCGGCGACGATCCCCGAGGACGATGCATCGACCTCACCAAACATTTTTTCGATGGTGGCCTCAGCGTACTTGCCCCCGAGCGATGCCTGCTGCTGCGTGATGACCCCGGCCTCGGCCAGCTTCTGCTCGCCGCGCTGGAGAGTCCTGCCGGCCGGCCCTGTCTTGGCCGCCTTCCACAGGACGTCCGCTCGTTTCGCGTCCTTCTGTGCCCGCTCGGCGTCCTTATTGATGGTCTCGCGTTCTTTAAGCAGCTTCTCGCGCTCTTCGCCCTCCGCGGTCCTGAGTTTGACCTCGATAGTCCGCAGGTCGCTGTGCTTCTTCTCGAGTTCTGCCTGGGTCTTCTCGCGGTACTTCCTGGCCTCCTCGATGGCCTGGACCTTCTCCATCTCCTTCGACCCCATCAGATACTTGCGAGCGATGGCGGCTACGACCCCGTAGATGTCGTTGAGGATCTTGGCGATCGTCTGCTCCATGATCTCGTTCAGGCCGTAGATGTTCTCGGAGATTCCAACGGCGATCTCCTGGTCACGGCTGAACTGGTCGGAGAGTTTCTCCCCGCTGTCGACGCTCGAGGTTCGGACAAGGTCCATCGCCTCCGTCATCTCCAAGCCGTCCTTGGTGATCTTCTCTCCGAGGTCGGTGATCTCGATGCCGAATTTGTCCTCGAGTCGCTGGAGGTAGTCCTGGTCCTCCTGAGCGAGTTTCGTGCGGTCACCCGCGTTCTTCTTGATCTCCTGCTGGATGCGTTCGAGGTTCTGCCAACGGGCATCCGCCTGCTCAAACAGCTCGACAAGCTGCTCGAGTTTCATCCCCTGAGCATCGGCGACGCTGGACAGCGCGACGCGGACGGCCCCTTGGTCGCCCCCTGCGCGGGCCTGTCGAGCAACTTCGCCGACGTTGCGACCCTGGAACACCTGCGAGGCGTTCATCGCCATGGCGATGTCGAAACCGGGGCCCGCGGCGCCCATGGCCTCCATCATCGCTCCCTTGCCTCGTCCCGGAGCGGCGCCGAGACGCTGAGCCGTTGCGAACCGGCGCATCTCTTCGGGCTTGAAACCTTGACGTTCGAGCTGTTGGCGAAGCTCCTGCTCCGTCATGGAGGTGAGCATCTCGGCCACGTTGGCGCCTCCGAGACGGTCGCCAAAATCGCGCTGGAGCTCGGACACGCGGAGATCGAACGCTTTTCCCAACTCCTTGGCGACGAGCCCCTCACCTTTCACGATGATGTCCTGGAGTTTTTTCTGTTCACCCGCGTCGCGATACTGACCGACAAGGCGCTTAAACGCCTCGGCCCCAACGGTCTCTCCGAGGAGAGAGTCGAAACTCGCCAAGAGTTTGGTTGTCTCCTCGAGACGGACGCCGTAGAAGGCCATGCCCGAGGTCGCCGCCGTCACGGAGGCGTAGAACCGCTTGGTCACGAATCCGGCACGCATCGCCTCGGTCGTGATCCCCGAGAACTGGTCGGCGATCTGCTCGAGCCCCTGGCCCGTCTCGAGCGTAAACTCGCCCATCGTCTGGGCCATCTGGCTCGAGGAGACCCCAAGCGCGCGCGAATAGGTCAGGGCCGCTCCGAGAGCATCGGCGTATCCCTGGACACGTTGCGCCGCGCTCGTCGTGCCCTCGGTCATCTTGGCGTAGGTGAATCCGGCCTGGTTGAGCTGCGAGAGGACGGCCTGCTGCTCCTTTGCGCTCGCCCCGAAGTTGAAGAAAACCTCGTTCAGATCGGCCGTGTTCTCGCGAAGCTCTTGGAGGCGCTCGTTCAGCTTTCCGCTGACGACGTCGACGTGACCGAGCCCGAAGTCCGCCGCACCGGCGGACTCAAGGAGAGCCTTGTTCATGTCTTTCGCCTTCGACTCGATGTCGGCGAAGATCTTGACGAGGATGACGATGGCCCCTACGACCGCGGCGACGGTGGCGAGGGCCATGCCGACCTTTGCCAGCGTCTGGCCCATCTTCGCCATCTGCGCGACCTGTTTCGGGTCTGCTCCGCGGAGACCGGCCTCACGGGCCTTAGCGATCCTGGTCTCTCCACGCGCCTGGAGACGACCTCCGAGCCCCTTCCCGGCCTGCGCGAGATTACCAAAAAGATCTCCGCCGCTCAAGAGTCCGCGAAGATTCTGTGCTCCACTCTCCAGCCCTTCGGCGAATCTTTTCGCCCCCTCGCGCTGGGCCTTGGCACCTTGGCGCTGGAGTGCGAGTTCGCGCTGGAACTCCTTGTATCGCTCGTCGAGCAGTTTCCGCGTGGCAGCGGCCTGTTCGGTCAGGCGTTTCTTCTCAGCCTTGTCCTTCGTAGCCTCCGCCTGCCGAATGAGGGACTCGTACTGCTGCTGCGCGTCGAGAATGCCGGACTTTATCGTGCCCCGCAGCGCTTGTCCGACCTTCCCGTCGGTCAGGGCATGGACGGTCGCCTCGCGGAAGGTGTTGGAAACCATCCGCTGCGCGTCCCGCATCGCCCGCTGCGTGCCGCTGACGAGCGCGCCCTCAAGGTCCCGCGCGAGGTTCTGCGAGTGGACGTTGAGGAGGAGATCCGCGGTGATCTGAGGTCCGGGCATCAGCTAGTCCTCTTCTCCGTCGTCCACGAAGGTGGCCGTCGGCCTGCGCTGAGAGATCTTGTCCTGAAGCGTCTCGCGGGCGTTCTGATCCGGCTTGCGCAAAACGTCAACCATGTCCTCCGTCACGGGCCGAAGGGACTTGATGTTGCCCTCTTCGTCGACGTGAAGGTCCCCCACCTCGGGGTTCTTCTCGATGTACTTCTGATAAGCGCTGTTGTGAGTGTGATCGTCCACAACGTACTTGGCGCCGGGGAACCGGGCCTGCATGCGCTCGAGGAACTTCTTGCCGGCGTCTCCGGCCAGCGGCACAAGCTGATTCCGGGTGATGCCCTCTTCCTTGAGGGCAGCGTCGAGAGCCCCCCGGCGCTTGACATTGTCCTCCTTGCGCTTCTCAACCTCGTACTTGATCTTCGCCTTGGCGTTGTCGACGACGCGGTCGTGATCGTCCTTCTTCCCTTCAACCCAGCGGCGCATCGACTCGCGCAGTTCCTCCTCGGTCTCTGCCATGATGACCTGCTGGAAGGGGCGGTTGTCGGTCTGATCCTTTTCGCCCTTCTTGCTGAGGAGCCCCTTGGCCTCGTAGTAGACCCGGTCCTGCACGCGCTCACGGCGACGCCTCGTGTCTGCGTCGCGCTTCTTGTCCTGCGCGTTGAGTTTCTTGACGCTCTTCGGAGCGTGCGGACTCACCAAAAACTTCGTGAGGACCCAGTCGTGGTCCTCGCTCTCGCGCCGATCCTCCATCTGGTTGTAGTAGATCCACAGGGAGATAACCGAATTGTGGAACCGCTGCATGGCATGGGTCGCCTTGCGCTGCCTCAACCCCTCCCCGTCCGTGCGCCACAGGGACCGCGACTCGTGCTCGTAGAGAAACCCCTCAAGGAGGTCCCCGGCCCGCTCTACACGACGCATGAGCGACGTGACCAAGTTGTAGAGCATGTTCAACGTGTCGCGCGGAAGTTCGACGAAAGCCTCAAAGAGGCGACACGTCGCGACCTCGTCGTTGGAAACGACGGACCCGTTGACCATCCAGATAGCCATAGCGACGCACCAAGATCTCCAGTCATGTTCGCCGAGGCCCCAGGCGCGATATTGAAGGAGATCCCAGTCGGCTTGGTCGATGGAGCGCATGACGAAGCGCGCCGAGCCGATCGAGACCGCCTGCGACAGGAACCCCGGCACGAGGAGGGTTCGCACATCGTCGTAGATCTCCGATCGCTGCTCGGACGTCGTCTTCGCCAGCTCCATGGACTACCTGCTACTGGCTACCGGGGGCCCGGAACTTGTCCTGGCGCCCTCCGGCGGCCGGGTTGATCTGCACGGGACCGGGAGGCGCATCTCCGTGCTGACGTTCGACCGCCTCGGCGTGCCTCTGTCGCGCGGGCCTGTCGAGGACCTGGGTCGGCATCTTGTAGACGGGCTTGCCGTGGAGGGTAGTCGCGGGGGCACCGGGTCGCCCCGCGGGCTGCGGGTGCGTGGGTTGAGCCTGCTGCGGCTGAGTTCGCTGAGGCCGCGCGGTCTGCTGACGTCCTGCTCCGGTGTCGAAGACTTGGTCCTGCAGGTTTGCGGCCTCGCGCAGGCCGGACGTCCGAGGATCGAGACTCACGGCCGAGGGACGTCCCGCGTCGCGCTGTCGCTGCTGTACCTGGCGTGCCGCGTCCTCGCGAGACGGCATCCCCATCGCCTCGGCCCGCTGCTGCGCCATTTTCTTCTCCCGCTGACTCCTCATGTGGTGGGCGTGGAGTTGCGCCTGACGCTTGGCTTCCGCGGCCATGGCAGCGTCGGGATCGGACGGGTCGAAGAACGAGTCGCCCTCGTGAGGCAGCGCGAATCCCTGCTCGTCGACACTGTCCTCAAAAGGCGCCTGCCTCGGAGGCTCCTCGGAGAGGTCGGGCAGCGTGTACCGATCAGGAGGCGCGGCCTCCTGCGGGATGGCACTCTGGCGTCCCTGTGGCTGAGGAGGCTCGTGGCGGGGCTGCGGGGGGGACTGAGAGGGTTCGCGTGCGGCTACCTGGGGCGGTCGCCCCGGCTGGCCTGCGGGTTGGGGCAGCCGTTGAGAGACCGCTTGAGGCACGCCCTGAAGCTCCTCGTCGGGTAGTTCGCGCTCAGGTGAGGCCTCTCCCGCAGCAGCGTTGCCTCCCGCGTTCGACCGGATGCGGTTGCGTGCTGCTTGGTTCTGGTGGTCGACACGGAGAACTGCTTTCTGCGCCTTCTGGGCGGGCGTTTCCGTGGGGTTCTTCTTGCGTTCGTTCCGCTTAAGTTTGAGGTCGGCAAGCCGTTTCTCGACGCGGTCGATCTCCTCCTCCAAGTCAGTCGGATCGAACTTCACGAGTTTCGACGCCTGGATCTCGACGCGCTCGAGCAGTTCCCCAAACTTCGCGAAGACCTGAAGCGAAACGGCCTTGGCCCACTGGTCCCGGATCAGGTCACGGACGGCCTCCCACTTCGGGACGGAAATCTCGTTGCCGTTCTCGTCGATCTCCCCGGTTTCGACCCAGTCAACGCCGTGGAGGTCCATGTCGCCGAGGCGTACGATCGAGAAGCCGAGCGTCGCCAGCCGGACCCGGTCCATGAAGTCTTGGTAGGCGGCGGTGTCGCCTTCTTCTCCCATCCCCTCCCACGCAACCTGTGCGTAGCGTTGCACATCCGTCTCCTCGTTGGAGCGAAGCGGCCTCAGGGTGATGGCTTGTCCGTCGACCGTGAACGTCAGTTCATGGGCGTGGATCGTCTCGATTTGGTTGATTGCGGCCTCAAGGGCCTTGAGCTGGACCATGACTGTCTCCACAGGGTCGTGGAGCAAGTCGGTGGTTCGTTTTCACAGCGCAAGCGGGTTCACATTTGTGGAAACCCATCTTCATCTTCATGGTGACCGTCCCCGAGGGGAGGAGGGAGAACAGCTCGATGAGCGATCTGTCGGTTCCCATTTTTTCACGTTCACATTCGCGTCTGTGACGCTCCACCGATTGCTCGGGTTGCACGAAAACCCCCCGCCCGAGAGCGCGGAGGCACTGTGGGGACAGGACGGCATAAACCACCCTACCCCCGGAATTCAGGGCTAGACCGTGATGAAGTCGGACGCGGTGCGCTGGTCGGAGGCGTTGAAGCGCACCGAGCCCACCTGGCCGATGGTCGGGTCGTTGCCGGTGGCGAGGAACTCGCCGTACTCGGACGAGAAGTCGTGAACGTCACTGATCGTGACGTCGCCGGTCTCCATCAGCATCCCGGTGTCGCGGCTCAGGTTGGTGAGCGACCACGAGTTGAACCAGCAAGTCTCGTACAGCGTGATGATCGCGGTGTGACCGCGAAGATCCCCGGGGAAGTTGTTCGGGTCGTTGGTGACCTGCGGGTAGACGATCTCCTTGACGCCGCCGTCGAAGGTGCCGCCGCCGCCGTTGAACCCGACGCCCGACTGCCCGGTCAGGTCGAGGTCCGCGAGGGTCGAGAAGACGAGCTGCTGCTCGATGTCGAAGGGCCACCGGTGGTGACGCAGCGAGCGCACGGGACCCGAGACTCCGCCCGCGTAGCCCGTGGCCTGCCAGAGATTGGCGAGATACAGGAGCGCGCGTTCGAAGCCGGCGGTCATCGCCTCCGTCACCGACGGGACGAGCTCGGCGATCATGTCGCCGAAGCCGATGCCCCGGAGGGTGTCAATCGTGCGCGTCTCGTTCGGCGTGAAACTCGAGAGGACGCCCATCTGAAACAGGAGGTTCGCGTCCGACCCGTAGGCGGGGGTCAAAAGGCGAACCTTCTGCGAGACGGCCGTGCGCGTCTGTGGGGAGGTGCCAAAGTCGTACAGGTAGCTCGATCCCTGTACGCCGTTGCTGGGGTTGATGTCCTTGTTGGCCATGGTGCCTTCCTTGTTGGTCAGACGGCTAGCCCCAGCCGGGGCGACTCACCGCGCAAAGTGGAGACGAGACGGTCCCCTCTACAAGAGACGCCGCCTATAAACGGAGAAACGAAGAGAGCCACGCGCGGGCGACGCGCGAGGCGCTCCAGGCTAGAGGGTTGCCTTGGCGCATGGCCCAGCGTTTTGCGGGGTCCGACTCGGTCTCGAAACGCCGCGCGAGCTCGGTAGGCGGGACGTTCATGTAGGCCACATCGTGAAACTCGCTCACGGCCAGTGTCTCACAATCCAGTGGCTCGACCTGATTTTCACGTTGAAGCGAGATTGCAGGAACTCGTCCGTCGCCGACGAGCTGAACTCCTTGCAGGAGAACACATCGAGCGCGAAGCGGTGACGCAGGGGCCAGGTGTGGATGCTGAGATGGCTCGTGGTGTGGATGCTGAGATGGCTCGTGGTGTGGATGCTGAGATGGCTCGTGGTGATGATGCAGGTGCCCGTGACGCCGCCGTCGTCCTCGAGCGTGCCCCCCATCTTGGCCGGCTCGAGCGGGACGGTCTTGAACGTAGGGGCGACGAGCACCTTCATGTCGAGGAGTTCTACGAGGTCGAGGAACACCTTCTTGAGGAACACGACGTCCCCGAGCTGCCCCGACTTCTCGGGGTTCACGACGGCGTCGTAGGTAAGGTGCCAGCCGGCGTAGTTGTTGTCCATGGCGGCACTCGGGTTCACGCCAACCGTTTCAAGCCCGGAACACCAGGAGCGGATCAGCTCTCGTGGCGCCGGATTTCAGCCTTCTCACCGGCATGTAGATGGTCGGCTCTACGCGGAAACCAAGACGGGATGCTTCCCTGACCGCTTCGTCCGCGAGGACCACCCCATCGAGCGGCTTGGCGGGAAGGTTCAGGACGAGATGCGCCCCGAGCTTGAGACGGGCACGTGCCGTTTTCATCACCGGCACCAAGAACCCGGCGATCCACCTCGCAATGCTCCCGTACGATAATGCCTCGGCCGAGGCGCTCCCGTAGACCTCCAAGTCGAAGTAGGGAGGGGACGTGAAGACGAGGTCCAACGGACGACCAGGATCAAAAGTCTCCGCCCGGGCGCAAACAATCTCGCACCTGTCGACAACTTCAAGATCCCGGGCCAAGCGCAGGTTGCCCTCAACAGTCTGAGGTTCGACGTCGGTCCCGAGGTAAGTCCCCACCCCTGCAGCCATCGCCCCGAAAAGACGGCCACCATATCCTGCGCAAGGGTCCCACACGACGCCTCCGCGATCACCATAAGTTTGGCAGATGTACTTCGCCACCGCAGGCCGAAACACGGACGGCGTCCGGCACAGCATCTGGAGGGCCCGCAGCACGCGTGCTGGCGTCGTGGGGTGCCCCGCGTTGAGTTGCACTCGGACCGCGGCCCTAAGCCTGTCGTCGTCGTCCCATGCTTCCCGAACGCTACGCGCTTTCTTGTACCGGGCCTCGTAGCGATTCGGGAAGAAAGAGGCACACGCGATCGTGCCGCGCAAGGTGTACGGCCGCACGAATCCTTCCCCGTCAAGCCACACTTCCTGTTGACGCAACTTGGTGAACTCGGCCTTGGTCTTGGGTGACGGGAGGATATCAGGAAACCCTTGGGCCCTCAGCGTCTCCAGGATCTCCTCTACGTCCCGCACCTTGGCCTCTTCGCTCTTGTTGGCCCATAACGTGACATCGTTCCCAAGAAGTCTTTTCCAAAACCCTTGGTCGTGGATCGGATCGCTGTACCGCACGATTTTCACCGTGTACCCAATCTCCCGCGCGCGGGAGACCTTGAAGTCGTCAATCTCGCGGAGGCGCTCAAATTCTTCGTGGGTCTTGTGCCACGATTCGATGAAGTAAAAATGCTGCTCTCCGTGGGCCTCAATGATCAGGTTACGCGCCGGGAAATAGCCGTCAAAGTGAAATTTGCGCCCCGTTGCACCGTTCACAATTCTCGGGTCCGTCCACTCAGGTTCGTAGTGAACCCCCAAAAACGACGCCACCCCGTCCAGCACGGCCTTTTGCCAAGCGAGACGGCTCCGCGTTTTCAACCCGAGATCGGAACAGTTTCGGCGAATTTGCCACTGTGCGCAGCGGAAAGCCCTTGAAGCAGCAGCAGCGATGACTCGTCCTTTGTCATCCATGAAGGGACGGAGTTGCTCCGCCGTCAACACGAGTTTGTTGGTGGGGGGGAGCCGCTGTCCGGCTCGTAGTGCCGTCAGGGGGGCCTTCGGATGGTCCCGGCAATAACGTTCAAGGGTGTGCGCTGAACGGACGTGAGACGTGAGATTCTCCGCACGATGCCCGCACTCCCGGCACATCACGAAGTCCTCCGGCTCGCTCTTTTCTCGCCACAGCACAAGGTCGTCCTCTGCCTTGCATTCCTCGCAGCGCAGATCGTGCAGTGAGCCCGCGAACAGAGACACCCGGACACCTTGTCCGCAGGTTGGACACGAAACCTCCTTGAGGGTCCCTTTCATGTAGTCGTTCGCTGCTCGGCCCTCTAACGAGCGCGCCAGTCGTGCCTGCTCAACCTTCTCAATGCGCCAGCGCACACCGGGCCACTTCGCCACGTAGACGGACGGAGTTGTCCTGTGCTCAGTCTTGAGGTGCTTCCACAAGTTCAGCGCACGATGTCCGCACTCCATGCAGACGACGTGGTTAATGCCCTCCTCGCCGAGTCGCTCCTGCTCACGCCGCTCACGCCATGCCCGGTGCTCGTCGTCTTTGGCGTGAGAAAAATGAGCGCCGAGTCCTCTCTGCCCTACGCACATCGTTCCGCACACGGGACAGGACGTGTCGGCTCCTCGATCCTTGAGGTCGCATGTCGTGCACAGAAACCTCGATCGCTTGGAGGCAGAGATGGCAGACACCTCCATCGGCTCCCCACATCCCTCACAGGGAACCTCGACGGTTCTGATTTGTCTCGACTCCCTGGCGCGTGCCCGGTTGTTCTCAGTGGCTCTCACCGTCTGGAGTTCCCGTCCCCGCTCCCGAACCACATCACCGCCGTACACCTCCTCCCACCACGCCCGCACCTGCGTGTAGTGGACACCGAGGCGCTTCGCGACACCCTTCATCGGCTCACCCCTCTCAAAGGCCACGACGGCCTTGGCTTGAACCGCAGAGTTCCCTGCGTTCCCCGTCTGCGCCTTGGCGAGTCCGCGAAGACGGTTGCCACGCTCTCGCACGGCATCACCGAACTCTTCCTTCCACACACGGTAGACCCGATCACGACCCACGCCCACCCGCTTGGCCACGACGTTGGCAGCATCGTTGGAGCGGAAGGCGTCGAGGATCTGCGAGCGGACTTCAGGAGTCACACACTGGTCCTACCATGTCAGTAGGACCAGTGCAACTACTGAGATCAACCTCCTAGGTTGGAGCGGAGGTTGAAGGTTATAACGATGTATAAAAGTGGAAAGACGGGCTGGTAGAACGCCTCCACCTCGACGACCGTCGGGTCGTTGGTGGTGCGCGCCTGGATGCCGGTGAACGCCGTGATGATCTCGGCGTTCTTGAGCGCCTTCATCGTCGTGGCGAGCTGTCCCTCGATCTCGGACAGGACTCCCGGCAGGAACTTGATGCCGATGAACCTGTCGAGGTCGCGCCGCGCGGCCCTCTGCACCTCGTCCGCGATGGTGATCACGGTCGGGAGCTTCGTGAGGATGTTGCTGATGTCCGTCGTCAAACCCTGGCGGATGCGGATGACGGTGCCGCTCTGGTCGAGCACGGTGACACCCTGGACAGCCACCTGGTTCTGCTCCACCGCGTCGAGGTTGCGCTGGAGTTGGTCGAACCCGACGATGCGAGCTCGCGTCCACGGGGTCGCCACGTCGATGTTCGGCCGCGCCCGGTCACCCGCGACCGCGGCCGCGAGGTAGGTCCCGTCGACCAGGAACTGCTTGTCGTTGCCGAGCGCGTCCTGGATGGTGACGGTCACGATGTCCGGGTAGACCAGGCGGATGCGGGTGTTGTGGATCTGGTTGGCGATCCCGCCCACGTCGCTCGGCTGCGTCCCCGACGACACCCCGATGATGGCCGTCCGCTCGGAGCGGTACCGGATACTCGACTGGATGTCGCAGTGGTTCTTGAGAGCCAGGAACAGGTCGACGTCGTCGCCCTTGAGCGGGGTGATGGTGTCGAGCGTCCCGCCGCCCGGAAGCGGCCCGCGCAGGTCGTTGAGCGCATCAAGGTACGACGGTGTGCTGGCCTGGTTGCTGCCCGGGATCTTCGGCACCTGCTTGATGCCGAGGACCACCGCGCCGTTCAGGAAACTGAGGAACGCCGCGAGAGAGACCGGGTTGTCCGGGCTGATTTCACCGTAATTGCGCTCCACGGCCCGCTGGTTCGTGAACAGCATCGTCTCGAAGTCGGCCTCGGTCTTCGTGTAGTTGTAGGTCACGAAGTAGCTGTCGCCGACCGCCGGCTCCTGGCCACCGCTCTCGAAGGTCTCGACGATCGCGGTGTCCCCCTGCGGGATGGTCGACCCCTCGGTGTTGGCCACCGTGAGCTCGAGGCCCGGGATCGAGTTGGCCGGGAGGTTGGCGTCAGTGGTGACGAGTTTGCGCACCTCGAAGGTGAACCAGGCCCCGGCCCCGGTCGGGTAGTCCGCCCCGCCCTGACGCTCGAGGATCGTGAACACGAGCCCCGTCTTGGTGTCGCGGTAGGTCTGCCCGATGACGCCGTCCTGGCCCACGCCGTTGTTGAGACACGAGGTGTCCACCGAGCCCGACCCGTCGATCGGATCGGAGCTCGTGACGTAGAAGCCCTGGAAGCCGCTCTCGCCGGACGCTCCGTCGCCGGAGGCCACGTCGAGGCCGGTTCCCGTGAGCAGCCACGAGGCCGTGCTCGCGTTCAGGAACGAGATGTTCGAGGACGCCCCCAAGCCGACGATGTTGTTGGCCTGCGACTGAACGAACAGGAACTCGTTGTTCGCCGAGTCCACCATCTTGCCCGCGAGGGCCTGGTCGGCGAAGAACGTGGTGTCCGGGCTCTGGTAGTCCAGGAGCGCCCCGTTGACTGTCGTGCTGTGGTGCATCATCAGCGCCGAGGCGACCTTCTCCACCTCGACCAGAGACCGCGCGGCCGTGGCCCCCTCGGAGAACCCGAGGACGTCGTTGGCGTTGCCGTCGTTGATCGTCACCGCGGAGCTGGTGTCGGACAGGCTCGAGACGAGGCGGATGCCCGCGCCCTCCTGCACGACCGAGTCGGCGGGCAACCCCGCTCCGACGCACGCAGTCTGGATCTGACGCAACACCGTGTTCGGGCTCGTCACCGGGCCGAGCGGCACGAGCGCCTCTCCGGCCGCCGGGATCGCGGCTCCGGTTCCGTCCGTGACGACAACCGTCACCGGGGTCCCGTCGATGTTGAACTTGAACACGTTGTTGCGCGGGTTTAGGCCGCTCGCCCCGTAGAACTGCACCGCGGGCTGACCGTCACGGTCGTCACCGTAGGTGCCCGAGGCGACCTGGCCGTCCTTGAACCCGACCTCGCCGAAGAGGCTGGCGGGGCGGATGGTCGCCTCGATGTCCGCCTGCCCGAAGGCCTTGGCCGACAGGCCGGTGAACGCGGAGGCGTTGGTCCCCTCGACGACCAGGGAGGTCTGCGCGACCTGGCTCTCGGGCCGGATTGACCCGGATCCCGGGACGACGCGGTTGCGCATGAGGATGCGGTCGTAGAGGAGGCGACCCGAGGAGCCGGCCACGGTGAACCGACGGGCGATGTCGCCGTCGATGACCTTGGTCTGCTCCTGGCTCGGAAGCGCGTCCGTGGACAGGCCCGCGAGCACCGCGAAGTCCTCGCCGACCGACGATGCGTCGATGAACTCGAATACGCCGCCGCCGAGGCCGGTGCCGCCCGTGAGGGTGGACGCCGACACGGGGAGACGCACCCCGCTGCTCGAGGACAGGTCGATGAAGTTGCCGCTCGGCCCGGGGACGGCCGCCGTGAGATCCACGGTGGATGATGTGCCCGAGGTGTTGTCGGCCGTGACGAGCGCGTCGAGCCCGTTGAGGGGGTCGGTGGTCGCCGTGACGATAGTCGTCGCGACGCCCACGTCGGTGAGGCCCCCGCCGAAGGTCGCTCCCGAGACGGGGAGGCGCACGCCGGGCGAACTCATGAGCAGGACGCCGTTCGCCCCCACGCCCGGGATGTTCGCCCACACGGTGACCGTGGTGGACGTGCCACCCTCGTTGTTCGCCGTGAGGTACAGCGCCAGGCCGTTGCCGGGATCGTTGATCGCGGCGACGATAGAGGTGGCCACCGACAGGTTGGTACCGACGCCTCCCTGGAGGGTGAGGGCCGACATGAGCAGGCGAGTCGCGCTCGAGCTCGTGGTGTCGATGATGTTGCCCGCGTTTCCGGGGGTGACCGCGGTCATCGTGACCCCGCTGCCCACCGCCATGGCGGTGACCGTGACGCTGATGCCGTTGCCGGCGTCGTTGATCGCCGCGGCGATGGAGGCCGCCACCGTGGTGTTGTCGCCCACGCCGCCGAGCAGCGTGCCGCCCGACAGGACAATGCGCGCCGCCGCGGTGGTGCTGAGAGTGATGCCGTCGCCGACGATTCCCGGGGTGAACGCGTCGATGGTGACCACGTTCGAGGTGCCGCCGACGTTGCTCGCGACCACGAGGGTCAGGCCGTTGGCCAGGTCGGTGATGGCCGCCACGAGGCTCGTCGCCACCGAGATGTCGTCGCCCACGCCACCGAGCAGCGTGCCGCCCGACAAGACGAAGCGTCCCGCCGCGGTGGTGCTGAGGGTGATGAAGTTGCCGACGATTCCCGGGATGACCGCCGTGAGATTCACAGTGGTGCCCACGACGACCGCGCTGACGTCGCCGTCGAACGAGTTCGCCACGTCGTTGATGGCCGCCGCGGCGTCCGTGGCCGCGGTCGCGTCGGTCCCGACGCCGCCCATGAGGGTGGCCGCGCCGAAGGTGAGTCGAACTGGCGCCGTGGAGACGGTGCTGATCGAGTCGCCCGCGACTCCGGGGGTGATGGCCCGGATGTCGACCACCGCCGAGGCGCCACCCGTGTTGTGGGCCTGCACGGTGCCCGTGAGTCCGTTGAGCGGGTCGAGGATCGCCGCGACGATGGCCGTCGCGGTGGCGATCTCGTCGCCCACGCCGCCGCCGAAGCCCCCGGTGGTGGTCACGGTGCCGTCCGAACTCATGTTCGTGACGACGTTGGCGAACGATCCGGGGACCGTCCAGGGCAGCGTCACGTCCGAGGGCCCAGGCCCCACCGCCGCGGACATAAACGTCGAGAAGGAGTTGGCCGGGTCGTTGAGGGCCGCCGCGATCTCGGCGGCGATGGCCGCCGTGGTGCCGAGCGTCTCGTCGTAGTCGTTCGCGCCCGGAGTGCGGGGGCCGCCCGCGGGAGAGAGCGGGAATGGACCGCCGTTGGCGCCACCCGAATCGATTGTAATCGTGGCGGAGGCCGGCGCGGCCATCACAATAAGCGTGTCGATCGCCTGGATGCCGGCGTTGAAATTGAGGCCGCCGGGGGTGGTGACGTCGTCAGCCGTGAGGGCGATGCCCGCGATGATGAGGGTGTCGCCGTACAAGACACCCGTGCTTGGGCCGAGCGAGTCGGCCACGACGGTCAGCATGCCAAGGGACCGCGTGCCCGCGTCGAAGTCGTCCGCGCCTGGGGTGCGGGCGCCCTCGACCGGGGTCAGCACGTTGCCGTTGATCGCGGTGGTGTCCGCCGCGACGACGGGCCACGGGCCGGCCGAGACCGCCCGCACGCCCATCGTCATGAAGTCACCGGTGGCCGCGGTACCGACGTTGAAGTCCATGCCGCCCGGGGTCAGCGTGTTGCTGGCCGTCAGGGTGACCGGACCTCCACCCACCACCGAGGTGTCGATGGTGATCGTGTCGCCGTACTGGACGCCGGTGAGCGTCGCCGAACCGGTCGAGCGGGTGCCCTCGTCGAAGTTGAGACCGCCCGGGGTCTGCGCACCCAGGGCCGTCAGGGTGATGCCGTCGACGGTGACCGTGTCGTTCGGGATCGGGCCCGAGACGGTGAGGGTGCCCGTCGCCTGGGTGCCCTCGTTGAAATTAATGCCGCCCGGGGTCTGAGCGCCGGTCGCCGTGATGAGCACGGGACCGCCGCCGAGCACGGTGGTGTCGATGGTGAAGGTGTCACCCGGTTCTACGCTCATCGGGATGAGCGTCCCTCGAGCCTGGCCCGTGTCGTAGTTCAGGCCGCCCGCGGTGACGCCCAGCTCGCCCGTGAGAGTGATGCCCCCGATGGTGATGGTGTCGCCCACGATCGATCCGACGTTGGTCACGGTGCCCGTGGCGAAGGTGCCGAGGTCCGTGTCCGCACCGGTGAAGGTGAAGCGCATCTGGCCGTCCGCGTTCGCGCTGCAGACGATGTCGATGCCGTCGAAAGAGGCCGGGAGGGCCGCGATCGCGGTGTCGAGCGCCGAGTTGACCGCGGCCGCCATGGTGGAGGGCGACAGGTAGATTCCCGGGGCGATAGTCGCCGTGACGGGGCCCGTCGAGCCGTTGGTGACGCCCATGTAGTTGAAGACGAGCTGGTCGTACTCGCCCGCCGTCATGACGGTCGCCCCGAGGAACCGCGTCGTGCCGTCCAGGAAGGGAGCGTTGGCGACGAGTTTGGCGTCGGCGTTGATGGCCTCGACGTAGGCGTCGGCGTCGACGCCCGTCTGCGAGGGCACCGTCACGGTGAGGACCACTCCATCCACGGTCATCGCCACGGTGTCATTGATGCCCGAGAGGATGTCGTAGGTCGTCTTACCCGAGTCGTCGGTGTAGGCGATCTCGTCGCCGAGCAGGCTCGCGCTGAACCCGAGACCCTGCACCCCGTGCGGGGCGGACAGGTCGATGCCCGCAGCTCCGCCCGCCAGCACCGCGCTGTCCACGAGGAAACGCGCGCGGTCGGACTCGCCGGTCACGAAGGCGTAAGGACCCGCGCCATCGACCGTGAACTTGGCGATGGTGGCGTCCTCGTCCGCGAAGGTGACGGTGACCGTCTCCTCGACGGGACCGTCCGTGCCACCCTCGAAGTGCACGTCCGGCGTGAGCTCGGAGCCCGAGGGGAACTGCACGGTGACGCCGGTCATGGCCGGCCCCTTCACGCCGAAGTTCGGCGTGAAAATCGGGTTTCCGTTCGAGTCGAACAGGAAGTAGTTGCCGATGCCCGAGGGTCCGGAGGTCTCGACCGTGACGGTGTACTCCTCGTCGACGAGGATGTTGTAGTAGAAGGTCGCCCACACATCGGCGCCCACGGGCACCGGGTCCTTGAGGGTGATCTCCGTGCCGTTGACCGCCGTGACGGCGACCGCTCCGCGCTGGACAGCGTCCTGGAGGCCAAAGCCCCAGTACGCCTTCACCAGGTTAGGGTTGTTGGTCGGGAGGTCGATGCGGTTGTTCGAGAGCGACAGGAAGACGTTCTGGCCGAGCGGGTTGTTGCGCCCGTTGCCCGTGGTGGGCTGAGTCGGCAGCGTGAACTTCGTCCGGTCCTCCACCGGAGGTGTCACGGCATCGTTGACGACGGGCTCCGTCGGCGCCAGAAACCAGCGGTTGTCGACGAGCAGACCGCTGATCTGAGTCGGGCCGAAGGGCGGAGCACCGGGCGTGGTGACGCCCGGGTTCACGAGGAACGCGGTGCCCCAGACGATGAGGTCGTCCTTGAGGACGAAGTCGGCGTCTTCGATGAAGTCGTTGTTGCCGGGGACGATGCCGCAGCGCAGGACCTCGGTGACGTTGATGTTCGCGAGGTAGTCGAACGTGTCCTGCCAGGAATTGAAGAAGTACTGGATCGTAACACTCTCGCCGACGCCCGGGGCGAAGGGGAGCACGACCGCGCGGTTCTGGCCGTCGACCTCGGTCGGGATGACCTGCGTGCCGTCGACGCGGACGGTCACCTTCGAGGTATCCATCGTGGTGATGCCGCCGTTGGTGCCGTCCACGATCGGCCCGTTGAAGACGTAGAACGTCCTGTTGCGGTTCGTGTCCTGGCCGTTGGTGAACCCGAGCACCACGTTGACGGTGCCCGCGAGGATGCGAATGGCTCGGTCCGCCACAAGACGCACGGCGGTGAGCCCGAAGTTGTTCGTGTAGGTCGAGGCCACCAGGGAAGTGGCCGACGCAGCACCGTTGATGAGGGAGACGACCGTGGCCGCGCTCACGCTGCCCGTGGGGAAGGTGACCGAGATCTCCTGGTTCTGGTCGTCGTCGACCCGGAAGTTGAACTCGTTGGTGTCGACGGTGAACTCGTAAGTGTTCCCGATGGCGCCGTCGAGCACGGCCGACTGAGGCGTGACCTGGTCCGACACGGTGTCGGTGATCTGCGTGTCCGTGCGCTTGAAGAAGTAAGTGACGCGGACGTCGTCGCCCAGAACCGGGGCCGTGCTGATCTCGATGACACCGATGTTGGCGCGCGCAACGCTCAGGACTACGTCGGGCTGTCCGTTGATCGTCACGAAGATCGAACTGGGATCGGTGGCGATGGTGCCGCTCCCGTCACCGTTGGTGATCGGGTAGTTGCGGACCTGGATGCGCCGGCGCTCTCCGTTGAAGTTGCCGAGCGTGACCTCGCCCGTCTGGCTGATGCTCACGACGGCGCGACCGGTCTCGTCCTCCTGGGGGACCTGCTGGTCCACCGACGAGCTCGAGCCACGGAGGACCTCAAGGCTCTGCTGCTGGAGAAGTTCGTTGCCCGTCCCGATCATGACCGGGATGCGCACACCTGCGAGGACACCCGAGACCGGGTTGTCGAATTTTGTGCGGGTGTAGACGCCAGGGGGGCTGTAAATGGTACCCGGAAAATTTGCCACGGTTTCAACTCCTTACGAGCCTTCTTGAAAGCCCCGGTTGCAGGTCGCTGGTTGCGCGCTCGAGGCACGCTTGAGTTCACATGCGAGGTCCCATATCGGTTCGTCTATCGGTTTCCATCTGGCCATCCCCGAGGGGAGGAAGGGTTTGAGTCCCGCGCTCGGCGGGGTCTGTGTCGATCTCGGTCTGTCTGGTCTGGCTACGTTTGGGTCCCCCTCGAGGAGGGGGCCGGGGTTAGCGACCGCTCCCTGTCGCAGGAGGCTGCTTCGACGCGTCTTTTCGGCGCGCGTCCTTCCAATCCTGAATGCGGTGCATCGCCTCCTGGTTCTGGAGACGAGCCTTCTTGGCGGCCACGCGCTCTTGCTCGGACATGACGAGATACTCCCCGTCATCGAGCCGGCTAAGATGGTCGCCGGTGGTGTTGTTGGCGGCGATCACGCGCCGCTTGTAGTCCTGCCGCCGCTGGAACTCGGCCAGGCTCTGCGCCGCGCTCCTGCCGATCACCACGTCAACGTCGTGATCGACCGAGGTTGCCCCCGTGTTCTGCGGGGCCGGGCTGCCGGGCCGGTGGGCGAATTTGGAACCCGCCGTCGAGAGCTGGCGAAACGCACTCTCGCCGCACCGCCTGCACGAAAGGGACTCCTTCGCGCCCTGGGTGGATTGCATCGCCCCGAACTGTGATCCGCAGCTCTGGCACTGGTACTTGAAAATTGGCAAGCGCGCGTGCTCCGTCTATTAGGGCGCCGATATAGGCTCACTAACGGAGCATCTCACCAGTCCCGTAGACGCCGGGGCGTCCCTTCTTACCGACGAAGAAGGGATCCCACGGAGCGTGGAGGCCCAGAGTCTCCAGGGCGCGGATGTTGGTCTGGATTTCGGCGATCTGTTCGTCCGTGAGCCCGGCGATCTGCTCGATGAAAGGCGGAGTCGTGGGCGAGGTCCCCGGCTCAAGGGGCGGCCCGCCCCCGGGCTCAACGCCCAGCAGGGTGATGCCGAGGGGAACGTGGATGGCCCAGTCCGTCTGGAGTTGCATCGAGATGCTCCCGTTGTAGAAGTAGTCATCGGCGTTCTCGTCGTAGACCTCCTCGGTCTCGCCGCCGAAGTTCACGGAGAGGATCTCGATCCCCTGGCTCGAGAGCCGGGGCCGCGCGGTCGACCAGAGGTACAGGCCCGTCTGGTCGACAATTTCACGTTGGGCGCGGGGGTCCCGGGCGATGATGTCCATGTCGAGGGTCAGGTCCCAGCGGCCGCCGTACTCGAACGCGGCGATGGTACGCTTGCGCTGCACCACCACGGCGAGGCGGTCGCCGGCCGTGACGCGACGGCCAAAGGCGAGGATGGTTCCCGGGATCGGCTCGCGGAGAGCCCTGTTCTCAAAGACCTCCCAGGGACCGGTCGTCTCGCCGGGACACCGGTAGTCGGCCGAGAGGAACTCGTCGTCCTCGAGGTCGTCGACGAGGGTGACCTCGCCAGTGGCGGGGTCCGCCGTATAGTTCGTCCCCTCGTACAGCCGGAGGTTGCCAGGCATCCGGTAGAGTTTGAGCGTCCCGGACAGAAACTTGCCCTTCTGGAGCTGGTACTGCGTGTCGTTGATCTGGAGGGGGGTCTCGTCGATGACGTCGAACAACGGGTCCACGAAGAATGTCTGGTCCGTCGGGTTGCCGTTCGCGTCGCAGAAATCGATGAAATAGATCCCCGGCTCACTCGGGAACATGCCGTCGTTCGCCTGGATGGCGAGCGCGTCCTCCCGCACCCACTCGATGGACAGGTTAGGCTTGCCATCCACGAACGCGAGGTACACGTAGCTCTGCACCGTCCCCTGGAAATTGTCGGCGGCGAGTTGGGCCTGGTTGCCGGCGCTGTTCTTGAGGACGATGCCAAACTGCGGGCGCTCGCGGAAGCTGTACTTCCCCTGAATGTGGGAGACGATGCCCTTGTACTTGGGGTGGTACGCCCAGTACCTGCGGAGTTCCTCGATGAATTTCCGCTGCACCTGTTCGGTCAAAAAATAATACATTTCAACACCTTACAGGTTTTGATCGGTCACTTTGAACGTCCAGCCGCGGCTATGAGCGAAACGCCTTCCGGTGTTCAGCTTGTCGTTTTCGATCACGCGCCGAGGTTTGATCTCCTCCAACTCAGGCGTGCGTCCCTCGTAGATCACGAGGATGTCCGGCGTGTAATGTTTGGTCGTCCCCTCCCACGGGTACGGGATTGAGCAAGGCTGCGGCTTGGACATGAGCACGTCTGGATCGCCGTCGAGTTCTTGGAACCGGAAGAGTTCCCACAAACTCATGTAGAAGACGCGCCCGGCCTTGGGTGACTCGTAATACCCGCGCAGGAAACCTGCGCCCGTGGTTCGAAGGCGCTGAGTGACGATGCGGGACATCTTGGCCCGGTACGCGGGCGTCCGAGCGACCTTGTCCTTCTTGCCCGTGCGTGCTGCCGAGATTTTCGCCCGAGTCTCGGGGCTGCGTACGATGCCGGTCATAGCCTCAGACCGCCATTTCAACCCATGTGCTCGAAAAGAATCGCGCACAAGGCTGTAGGGAACCGCTTTGGCGATCTTGTGAAGGGATAGACCTTGGTCGAAGTAGAGCCCCTCCAGAATTTCACGTTCAAGAAGCGGTTGGGTACGTGCCGGCACAGCTCAAAGCCTCCTGTGACTCTCACAGGAGGCTTTGAGATAGGACGATTAGTCCCCGGAGCCGCCGAACGCCTCGTTGAGTGTCGCGGCGATGGATTCCCGGTCCGGCATCTCGTCCTCTTGGTGCGTCTCGCAGAGTCCCCACCGGAAGCAGCCACCACCGGGGGGAAGCTGCGCCAGACGCACCTTGTGGCCCTTCCGATCGGTCCGGGCCCAGTCCACCACTTCGTCAATCTTCGCAGAGCCCTTTGAGCTGTTGCGCTCGATGACCGCCTCAAAGAAGGCCGGGTTCTCCTTGCCGTAGCGGCCGGGCTGCTCCTCGTTGCGGCGACTCCGGATCGCGTGGAAGAGAGTCTCGAGTTCGCGGACCATTTCGATGTGCTCGGGCGCGAGCTTTGCGATGAGGGCGATCTCGTCCTTGCGCGCGAGGATGCACGGGTAGCAGCCGACGCGGTTGTGCCCCATCGTGTAGAGCGGGTTCACGGGGATGTCGTGGCGCTGGTGAATGCGAAGCACGTCGTCGGTACGCCAGTGGTGGATCGGGAGCCACATTTGGCCGTCCCACTGCGAGTCGAAGTACCACCGCTCCTTCGCGGCTCGAGACACGCTCTCCTCGGCGCGCACGCCGATGACGTTGACCGTGTCGAGGTCGGTCTCCTCCTGCACTCTGAGGTGATAGTTCTTGATCGGGCGCAGCTTGTACTCGATCGTGCACCACCGTCCGATGCGAAGAGGCGACCCTCCCCGGTACAGCATCCCGCGGGGGAGCGCGCCGAATTTGCGGCCGAGCCTCTTCTCCGCGGCCTCGACGAGTTCCTCAGCCCACGGCTCGAGCTCGGGAGGCGTCGTGCCGACCACGGCCACGTCGAGCCCGAGTTTCTCGGAGATCTCGTGCACGTAGTCGACGGTGCTGTCGGCCTCCCACCCCGTGTCGGCGAAGACGTGCCTCGCCTCGATGCCGTGCTCGATCAGGGCGAGCGCGGTGGCGACCGAGTCCTTCCCCCCGCTGAACGAGACGATGGGCTGGTAGTCGGTGAGGTCTGGGACGAAGGAGAGGTCGGTCTTGGTTTCCGTCCACAGGGAGAGACCGTCGGACTTGCTCACTCGTCCTCGTATTCCTGCAAGGCCTGGACGAGCAGGCCCCGCGCGACCGCGTCGAGCGGCTCACGGGCCGCGCGAACCTCCGACACCTCGATCGGAAACTTCCTCTTCTTCTGCTCGAAGACCTGCTGGAAGAACTCAAGGAAGCCCCCGGCCTTGCTCGTGCCGCCCGAGATGACAATCGGGATCGGGTTGGGCAGTGCGAACTTGTTCTGGATCTTGACGAACTCCTTGGCGACGTTGTCGAGCGCGTACTCGATCAACGCCTTGTAGTACACGCAGAGCGCCTCCTCGTCGCGGCTCTGCGGGTGCACGAGATTGAGCCCCTTCTCCTTGAGAGAGCACATGCGGGCCTGCGTCGAGCCAACAGACTTCGCCGCGCCCGCGTCGATCCAGTCTCCTCCGCGCGCCACCGAGAAACTCAGCCCCTCGATGGTGTTGATGGCGAGTGTCACGTTCGTCATGCCCGACCCGAACGAGAAGGCGATGCCGCTGAACACATCCTTCGCGCACTCGGAGTAGATGATGGCCAGCGCCTCGTTGCTCGGGAAGGGACGGTATCCACACTCGCTCACGATACGCTCGAGGACGCCGCGGTGGTACACAATGTCGCGAGACGGGTCGTCGACGGGAGCCGCGGGCACGGAGAAGTAACAGATCTCGTTCTCCTCCTTCGGCTCGCCCAGGACGTGTCGCACGAGGACGCCGAGGATTTCGAGCGCGTCGATCTCCCCGGCCGCGACAAGCCCCGACTGGAGCGGACGACGGACCTCCCTGCTCATCATGTTCGCCATGTCGTAGGCGGCGTCCCCCACGACGATGAGGTCGTTCTCCTTCTCGATGTAGTTCACGCCCGACAGCCGCAGCATCTTGCGGTTCTCGGCAGGCAGGTCGAGGAAGGCGTCACGGATACGGTTCGTGACTACGCCCTTCTTGGTGCGCCTCGCGGCCACGATGTTCATCGTGCCCATGTCGAGGCCAACGCCCAGGGTCAAAACTTCTTCTTCGGTCATCGGTCACTTCTCCTGGCTGCCCTTACTTCTACCGCGCCGAATTCGCTTCATTTCACGAAGCGCGGCCTGGGCGGCGTCGAGGTCGCCCGTGCCCTCGGTCTTCTGGCTTTTCACGGTGATCTTGCCTTTCGCGTCCTTGTCCACGATGGCCGCGGGGATGAACAGCGGGTCCTCGGGACCGTCGGAGGTCGATCCCTGCCGTCCCGGGGCACCCACGGGCGCCGGGACTCCCACGCGTCTGAGGACGCTCTCGAGGACGTTCTCGAGCTGAGCGGCGTCGAGCCCTGGCTGCTGCGCCGGGGCAGGCTGAGGAGCCTCGTGCGGCTCTCGAGCGGCGAGGGCCTTTCCCACCTCCTCGGCGATGGCCGCTCGGAGGCTGGGGACGAGATCGCCGATCAGTTCGGCCTTTATCTTGCGCGCAAACTCGTCCGTGTCGATCTTCGACTCGACCTCGACGATGCGCTCGACCTCGATCACTTCGGGCTCGCGGCGGGGAGCGACCTGCGGACGCGAGCCCGCCACGAAGGGGGGCGGAGGACGACGAGGGGGCGGAGGACGACGAAGGGATTTCTCCATGCGACGCACCTTTCTGTAGACGCGGACGTTGCCCTTGCGCTGCTCCTTCGCCAGGTCAGAGGACGCGTCCGCGGCCGCGATCGAGACCCACCGTTCCTCCCCACGCCTGAGCCCGACGATCCCGAGATCCGGGATGTTGCAGGGATCGCAGCAGATAATTTGTGCCTCAATCATACGATGGGCGTCTTCTTGAGGATGTTGCCGACCTGCTTCTCGAGCTCGAGCGCGAACTTCCGTCTGGCCTTCTCGTACCCACGTCGGAGGAAGTTGTGCTTCCTGAACCCCGGGTGAACCCAGGGCTTCTGCATGAGTCCAGGGGTGCTTCTGATCAGCACTGTACCGGGCTGCTTGCCAGCCATCGGGACACGCGAGACGCCCTCGACCTGCGTGAGCCACTCCATCGGATAGGACTTGCGCCCCTCCGTGATCTGCTCGATCCACGGCCACGTCGAGTGGATCTCGATCGTGTTGCCGTCGACCTTGTACGAGAAACTCTGGAAGAATTTTTCGGAGGCCGGAATGCCCTCGGGGACCCCCTCAGGCGTGGGACGGCCGCCCTGTTTGGCGAAGTCCTTGCGCGCCTCGAGGAGAATGGCGCCGAGGAGGAAGCCCCCAAGTTTCTCCATGAAGGGCGGCGTGAGGAAGTCCTCCTGCTTGAGGCCCACCCACGTCTTGCCGCGGGTCTGCTTGAGTTTGGCGGAGGGTTTGGCCATTCACCATTCCACCTCAGAAGTTGAGCAGATTGCCCATGAAGAACAGAAAAGGTAGCGCGTAGGTGATGTTGGACCAGACCGGAGTGCGGCCCCGCTGCTCGCGCTCTTCGGGGATGTTGTCCTTCTCGGTCTGCCACGCGCCGCCCTGAAGCACGGCCGGGCGTCCGCGGCACTCGGGCCAGCACAGCTCGGTCGTATCAAACAGCGGAATCTTATACCTGATGTCGCCCTCCTCGAGGTAGGCGATCTGGAAGTGCTGCTGCATAATGTTGCCGCGATTCGACGGCTTGCGAACCGGGCCGATCGAGTAGCGCTCCCCCGTGAGTTTCACGATGAAGTCACGCTGCGTCAGCAACGGCGACGGCCCCGTCCACACGTCCTGGAGGTGCGAGACGTAGCGGCCGTTGGGGGTCTGCCGGACGGCACGCTCGGCGTCATCGGGGGCGACGATCATGTCGTAGGGCCCCTCGTAGCCGCCGATGTAGCCGGTGCCGAAGCACTCAAGGCAGCGAGAATTGGGCTGCTGGTCCCACTCGATGGTTCGCGGGTCGGAACGGCAGAAGCACTGGTGTCCGCTCGTCTTCTTGACGAAGACCTTCACGCGCTCGCCGCCCTGCTCGAGGACCCAGTTGTTGCGCCGGATCGCCTCGCGCCAGATGTAGTCAAGGCGCTCGATCTGCCGGTGGGTGCTGGGCTCAGCAAAGTCGAGAGGCGTCTCGCGGAAGCCGGTCGGGGAGTCGGGATCTCGCGCGACGGTCGTGACACGGTACCACGTCTTCTTATCGAGGTCGGTCCTGACTGTGTTCTTGTTGTAGTGGTAGCTGACCGCCACGGCCGACTGCGGCCCCTGGGGGAGGACCGGCTCGATCCAGCGCTCAGTGGCGAAGTTGTAACCGCGCACGTTGACTAGGGTGATCTCCCCGGTGGGGCCGAAGACCGCTTGCACGGGGACGACCTGCCCGTCGATGGTGAGCACGATGTCCATCGGACTGTCGGCCGCGATGGACTGCCCCGACTTCTTCACGATCGGGGAGTGCTTCACGCGGAAAGTCCACCGCGCGTTGTTGGCCTGCACTCCCCGGGAGAGCCAACTCGCGTCCCAGTCCACGACCTCGTTCTCCACGAAGGCATTGTCCGTGAAGTCGCGGTAGAAGGTGCCCCCCACCGGGGCCGCGTTCAGGCGCACGTAGGGACCACGCTCGGAGGTGTCCGAGCGGTACACATTGACGCCGACCACGGCAAACTTGCCGTTCTTGGCGAGGATCGCCGAGTTGTCCCACCGGATGTCGAGCGTCCCCGTGAACAGAGGAGAGACGACCTCGACGTTGATGGGAGGAGCCGGACACTCGTTCGGCCCCGCCTCCCACCCGATGCAACCCGGGCCGAACGGTCCGGGACTCGGGCACGGGTCAGGGCACGGCGGAGGACATGGATCTGGGGGCGAAGGCGTAGGCCCACAAGACTCCGGCCCCTGAGGGTTGGTCTTGGTCGCCCACGGTTCGAGCCCCTTGTTGATGCACGTCATCCGTTACCTGTCATCAGGAGGGCTGCGCGCCTCCCCCCTCTTGAATCTGAGCCGTCCCGGGTCTGTTGACCAGTCGGATGGTGCCGTCCTGCAGCCCGTGCCACTGCACGCCGTCGGGGAGCCCCAGGCGCTTCGTGATGCCGGCGATGATCTTCTGACCTTCGTCGTCGAGTTCCTCGACGCGCGCCACGATGCGGAGTTTGAGCAGCTCGTGCTCTCCGCACTTGGCCAGAAGCTGCTGGGACTCCGCGCGGATGCGTGTCATCGCCCCCTGCTCCTCGGGAGTCAGGCGTCCGAGGATGGACGGGTCGCTCGGAGCCTCGGTGGTGGTCTCGGTGGTGGTCTCGATCTCGGTGGATTCGTTATTTTCCATGTGAACCTCCGTCACGGGACACTGTACCCACGCGGCCGAGTTCCTTCTCCTTCTCCTCCTCGACGATCAGACGCTTGACGGCCCGCAACTCGGAAAGATACGTGTCGAAAGGCGTTCCCACGCGGTCGTCCAGGCGCAGGGTCCTGCTGTGCGTCACGACGGACGAAAAACGAGTGAACGACCAGAAGATGTTGCCGTCCTGGTCCGTATATTCGTAGATTCGGTGCCCCTTCGAGATGGCGGCTTCCTTGGATGTGTCCGTCACGGTCCCCCCTTCTCGGCGCCCTCTCTCTTCTGCTCCTCGCGCAGGATCTCGAGAATCTCGTCGAGATCGTCCTCGGCCTTCTCGACCTGCGCCACCTGCTGCTCGAGCAGCTCGTGCGCGGCCTCGGCGGCCTGCTGAAGTTTGGCGGCCTTGTGGTACTTCTCGAGGGCCTCGCGCTCGCGCTCGTCGAGCACCTTCTTGACCTTCTCCTTGGGTCGGCACTCGCCCTCGAAGAGCATCTCGTCGGCTCCGCACCCGTCGCGGTGTGGCGGCACGGCCTCCTCCCCGCCAGTCTCGTCCTGCGCTCCGGAATTCTCGATCTCGTGACCGGACTGCTTATCGCCGTGAGGCTCCTCGAAGCCGTCGTCGGCCTTTCCCTCGTCCATGCTCGCGTCGACGATGGAGACCTGTGTCACGTCCTCGTGCTTGTCGTCCTTCGGCACCAGACAGGAGATCGAAAGCAGGAGGAGGCTACTGCTCGCGACCGCGGAGTAGCTTCTTGACTTCATCGATCTTCTCGTCCACATTGTCGAGTTTGCCCTCGAGGCGCACGAGCGTGAGCGTGTTCCTCTGAACCGTCTCGGTCACGTCGGCGAGTTTATCAAGATCCTCCCGCAGCTCCAAGATGCGCTCGTCCTGGATCGCGTTCGTCACCTCGAGTTTGACGCCCCAGACGATGAGCGGGATGACGAACGCCGACAAGACCTTCATGGTGATGTCAAGGACCTTCGCTGTCGAGCCGGAGGTAGTCGTCTGCGAGGAGGACATGCGAGAACTGCTCTGCCTGCGGGTCTCTATAGGCTCCCTAACAAGCCCGGGAAACGGCGGAGGCCATGAAGCGGCGCGCAACCCGGGCGATCTTGTCGAGAGACAACTCGCCCTTGGTCTCCTTGATCCATCCATCCTTCTTGAGAGCGTCCACCGCGCTTCGGAAAAGAGTCTCGCCCTCACCGTGAAACGGCCAGTGGCGGCTGATGTCCTCGGCCATGGTGCTCACGTTCACGGTGTCCTGGGCGGGCATGGTCTCGAGGTAGCGCAGGATGGCACTCTGGACCTGCTTCATCTGATCCCCGGCGTTGTCGTTGCGCAGGTCCGTGAGGCCTGAGCGTCGGGCAGCCAGGTCCCCTCTCAGGTACTCCCAGGTCTGTGATTCGTGACGAGCTCGCATTTTGGGCCTCGCGGCGGGCTAGGGGTCACCTACGGGTCGTGATAGGAGGGTCACCGGAGGCAAGTTCGTGAAAATTAGGACGGGGTGTCCGAGTGCGTCGAGCAGCCCGTGTAGTCGTGGATCACGTGCCTGAGGAAGACCGAGTCGGTGCTCCCCGTGTACGTGTTGCTCGTGTCGGTCTGCTGGGCCTCCATCGCCGACTTCGATCCGCCGTAGTACATCACGTAGGCTGGCGACGTGTTGATGGTTTCGGACCCGCAGTACAGACCTCGGGACAGACCCTGCGTGGTCGCGTAGTCGTGCCACGGCTCGAAAGGACAAGGCTCGAAGGACGTAGCCAGGTGTGCTCCGATCGCCATGCCGCCGCCAGGACCATCTCGAGGAACTCGAGGTTCCCGTCCGTGTTGATGCCCGCGACGTAGGCCAGATCCCCCGGGTGACGCGCCATCGGGACCCGATCCAAAAGAGCAAAGAAATCAACACTCTGTGAGAAACCTCACACAAAGCTCCTAGGTGAAAGAACCCCCCGACCGACATTGGGGCCGAAGCTAGAGCGCACGCCGAAGCCGAACTTCGGCTGCTGCAGACCACGGATGAACTTGACGGTGCGAGCCTTGGCTTCGGCGGCCTTGTCCTGCTGTCCCTCGGCGTTCTGCTTGAGGCTCTCGTACTTGCTCGACTTCTCGATGCTGAGGCTGATGCCCCCGATCGAGTAGTCGAACTCGTCCGCGACCCAGTTGACGCTCAGAGCGAACAGGGCATGCACCGCCGCGCCCCACAGGATGAAGGTGCGCCACTCAGGCTTCTGCTGACAGAGCATGTTGAGCGTGCTGATACCCGTGGCCGGAGGCAGCGAGTTGAACCAATCGAGTGACATCTGGAGGTAACACAACAGTTCATAGTCCTCCCACAGGTAGCCGAAGACGCGGTTGAACTGCTTGATCTCCCCCTCCTGCTCGGGAGGACGGAAGTGGTAGTTGCGGTCCGGGTTGTTGTCCCGGAGCATCACGCGGAGTTTGTCGACCAGGCCTGCCTCGCAGGTGGACAGGATAGGCTGACCCATCACCTGCGACTCGGGGTTGGTCACGCCGAACTCCTGGACAACGACCTGCTCCTCGCCGCCGACGGTCTTCGTGAACGTCCAGCGAATGCGATAGTCGCCCCCGGACGCTCCCGGGGGCACAAGGAGCGCGGCGTAGTACTCGCCGATGGACGGGTTGACCGGGGTGCGCTCGGCGGGTCCGATCAGCACCTCGATACCCGGCTCCCCCATGCTCACGTCCACGAAGTAGATCGCGTAGGAGATCGTCGCGGCGTTGCACGGCACGCCGAGCTCGTCCACGAGGAAGATGGAGAGGTCATTACGACCGAGTTCCGTGCCGACGTTGAAACATACGGGCACGGCTCACATCCTCACGTCCTGGAGCCCGAAGACGTCGGCGGGGTCGAGGTCGAGGCTGCTCCTCATGCGCTCCTCAGTCCTCGTGTGTCAGCCCCTTCATCACCCGAATCTCGTCCACGTAGGTCAGGGCGGCCACCTTGCTGGTGCGGTTGTAGTACTGCTGCTTGAGTTCGCGGATGGACACGGCGCCGCCGTCCTCGAAGAGGAAGGACACCCGCCCCCCGTCGCGCGCGGTGCCGGCGAACGTAACACCCGCCACCTTGAGATAGGCCGCGTAATACAGGTCGCTCGTCCTGTAGTGCCTATTCTTCTGTTGTACCTGGTTCTCCATCGTGTTCGTCTCCGTTTCCTGACCATCCCCGGCGGGGAGGAAAAGCGCGGGGGCGACAAGGCCACGAAAGTGACCACGTCGTCCCTCGGTGCCTAGACGTACAGGGTGCCATCTTCGGCGTAGACCGTGACGGCCTGCTGCTCGACGTCGAGGTACGTGAAGTTCGGGTCCTTGAGCAGCGACACGTTCCCGTTCAGGTGCGAGCACTTGAACTGGCCGATGTCATAGAGCTGCTTGTAGGTCCCCTCCACGAAGTCCCCGACCGGGCCGATGAACGCTCCACCGCCGTCGGACAGTGCGGTGCCCGACGAGACGAGATACACATTGCCGGCCAGAATGCTCAGCAGCTCGGTGAGGACGCCCGTCGAACCTCCAGCCGTGAGGGAGGCTCCACCCACGACGCCGCCGATGACGGCGTTCACGGCCGCCAGGTTGAGAGCCGTGCCTCCTCCGGGGTCCGCCTGCGTGATGGCCAGGAGACCCGCCGCGATGGCGTCCGCGTCGGCCGCGGTGATCGTCGCGCCGCCGTCGTCGATGTTGCCGAGCATGTACGCCCCGACCCCGTAGAGGTCCGCCATGGCGACCACGGGCGGACCCGTGTCCACGCTGCCCGCCATGAGCGGCGCCGGGATGTTGTGGATGTACCCCGTCTGACCGAGTCCCGGCGGGTAGATGTAGTTCTTGCTCGAGGTGTTCGGCCAGAGGTCGACGACCTGGAGTTCCCCGTCGGGGATGTCGGTCCGGTTCATGATGAGAAAGACTTGCATCGTCCTTGTCTCCTACGGGGTGAAGAAGGTCCCGTCGTCGTTGTAAACGACGACCGCCTCGCCGTTGGGGTCACCAGCCACGCCGGCGTAGACGAAGCTGTTCGCGGTGAACGCGGAGAGCTCACCCATGACGAACGACAGTGGCAGGCCGTCGTTGAGGAAGAGCGCCCGGTTGCCACTCAACGAACTGACCGGGGGGCTCACGACGTGGAAACCGCCCGCGTCCGCGACCTGCGTGCCGGCCGGGAGCGTGAACTTGGCCCCGGCGAGCATGTTGAGCAATTCGGCGAGCGATGTTGTGTCGAGGACGGCCCCCACGAGGAGGCCGTTGACGGTGGCGAGATCCAGGACGCCCGCGGCCGACGTCAAGTCTCCGAAAGCGAGTTGACCGAGCGTTGCCGCGGCACTCGCGTTCGCGTCCGCGGCCGTGATGGCCGACGCGTCCACGCCGCCCGCCATCGCCGCGGACACCGAGAGGTTGGCGCCCACCTCGGAGAGGAGGATGCTGTTGCCGGCGGTCCCGGCCGTCACCGCCGTGATGTCGATGTCCACCGGAGCAGCACCCCCCGGCGTTGCCGCGGTGACGTAGGGGCTCAGGCCGTTCAGCGGGTTGTTGATCGTATTGACCAAGTTGGTCGCCGAGTCGGCTTCGGTGGCACCCACGAGCACGTCCGTCGTCGCGACCGGAGCCGCGCTGAACGTGAAGGTGACCGAGGGGCCCCCCACCACCGTGGCGTTGATGGTGGCCGTGTCGCCGGGAGCGACGTTGCCCGCCGCGATCTGGAACTGCCCGGTCGCGGCGACGGCCGTGCCGTCGTTGGTGCGCGCGAGGAACCAGGCCGACAGCCCGGAGTACGTGCGGAAGGACGTGACGGGGCCCGCGCCGAGCGTGATGACCGTCTCGTTGTCGACCGCGTTGACGTACTTGGTCTGACCAGGGGCGTCGAGGGTGTAGTTCCGCTGCGACGTGTTGGGCTCCATGTCGAGGATCTGGAGCGTCCCATCGGGGATGTCGCTGCGCTTCATGATGATGTACGGCATCGGTCGATCTCCTTACAGGACGGTTCCGTCGTCGGCGAGAACGAGGATGGCCGGCCCGAACACGCCGTTGTACTCGAAACCCACCTGCTTGTAGTTGAAGAGGTCACCTGCGCCGTTGCTGACGTTGAAGGCGCCCGTCGCCAGGATGTTCTTCACGCCCGGCGTCGTGGCGAAGAAACCCTGACGAACCGGGTTGAAGGCATTGGCGCCGTCCTCGACCTCGGAGCCGGCCGGCAGTTGGTATTCCGCGCCAGAGAGGATGAAGAGGAGTTCGGAGAGCATGCCCGTCGAGGCGCCCGCCTCGAGGCTGGTGCCCGCCGTGGCTCCGGCCGCGACGAGCGCGGCGTCCACGTCGGTCAGGGTCAGCGTGAAACCGCCCACCGCTCGGGCGATGATGGTCGCCGCCGCCGCATTGGCCACCGCCGCCGTGATCGCGGTGCCCGAGGAGTCCTCGACGTTGTCGATCAGGTAGGCCGCGAGCCCGCAGGCGTCACGCACCGTGAGGATTGGACCCGCTCCCGTCGTGATGACGGTGTCGCTGACCGGGATCTGGCGCACGTACCCGCTCTGACCTGGAGGATCGAGCGTGTAGTTGCGCTGAGAGTCGTTCGGCTTGAGGTCGATGATCTCGAGCACCCCGTTCGGGATGTCGGCGCGACGCATGATGATGTACGGCATCGTGAAAATCCTCCGGTGTCCGGGCTGCGGGCCTTCTCTGTATAGGGGGCCCTATAAAACGAAAACCGATAGGGTGCGTCTAGCGCAGACCCGTCACGGTCGAGATCAGCAGCGAAAAGTTTGGGTTCCCCCCCGTCGAGCACAGGACAAGATCGTCCTTCATTCCGCTCGCGTGGGAGATGCTCGTCTCGGGGTCGATCTGGATGAGCGGCTGGCCCTCCGAGATCGAGAAGTAAAGGGGGAGCGCCATGTCGTGGTTCGTGATAATGATGGCGTCCGCGAACGCCGGGACGGCGAACACCAGCGCCTCGGGAGGCGCAGGGAGCCCCGGCACGGCCGTGGCCAGGTTCGGCGCCGTCCCGTACAGCGAGAGCGCGGGGCGAGGGACGCTCTGGAAGTCGGGGTCGCGCATGATCATGATCTTCGACTGGTTCGACGCGTTCGCGGTGCCCGGGAACACGCCGCCGGGGAACCCGGCCGGCACGCTCCCGGAGATCGCCGCGGTGGCCACGGTGCTGACCTGCACACGGATGAACCAGAGATGGGAGTCGGGCGGAACCTCGGGGCTGAGCCCGAAGAACTCGTTCGGGTCGAAGGTGGCACGCGTCTGTCCGCGGGTAATGTCTCCCGAGATGCCCGTCCGTCGCTGTCGAATCGTCTTGGAGATGAAACTCCGGCCGCGCAACACGTCGAACAGGGCCGTGGTGCCAACCCCGGTGACTCCGTTGAAAGTGCCGTAGGCGTCGTCGAGGCTGTTGGCGACTCGAACGCGGTAGCCGAGGATGTCCTCGTTGTTGATGAACTGGAGCGTCGCGAACCCCTTGGCTCGCTCCAGCATGTTGGGAATCGGGATGGTGGTCATGCGCTACCCGTCCTCTCCTTGCGGGCATAGGACTCGTATCCGCTCGTGTCATTGCCCTTGGACCGGGCGAGTTTGGCCGCGTCGCTCCAGGTCTCGGTGCGCTCGCCACCCACGTTGGGCTGGAGCGACGGGATCGTCCCGTCCCCCTTCTGCTCCCGCTTCTTGTCGGCCAGGCGTTCATTCTTGCGGCGCATCTGGCCGGCGACGCGGTTATTCTTCGTGGCCCACCCGTCGCCCGAGAAGTTGATCATCGGCGGCGTGAAGATGCGCACCGACCTCTCCTCCACGCCGCACTCGGGGCACGGCGGCTTCATGGAAGTGCCATACTCGGACATCTTCATCACGAGCTCGAATTGGTGCTCGCAGCTCTGGCACTCGTAGGGGTACGTCGGCATCAGGAGTCCTCCCCGTCAACGTACCGACGGGCCACGCGCCGAACGACGTCTCGCTCGGCGACCCTCTGCGCCACGCGCGTCACGATGTCCTGTTCGTCGGTCACGACTTCAATAGCTGCAGGGCTATCGACCGAAAACCGAGAACCCAGCTTCTTGAGGGGGCTCTTCTCGGGGCGCACGAAGAAGTCCTGGGACTTCTCGAGAACCGCGTAGGCGTGCTTGCAGACGGGTCTCCAGCGAGCCGGGTCCCTGATCTTGGGGTAGGTGGCGGTCCCGGGGGCCTCCCCTTTCTGGTAGTCGGACTTTGTGGCCCAGTGGGCGGGGCCCCACCACCGCCAGTAGGGGCACGAACATGAAACTCGGAGATTGAGCTTCGGAACATTCGAGGTGTTCCCCCGCTTGAAAGCCTGGACACGGACGACGTGGTTTCCCACGTCCCAGTGCCAGATCCAGTTCTTCGTGTCGGTGCGCGCGAGCTTGGGCGTGTACTGCCGCGACCGCTCCTTGATCTTCTTGTCGCAGCGCCTGAGGATCTCGCGGACCGTCGTCGCCACGCGTCGAAGGCCTTCCTCTGGACCGAACGCGGAGCGCACCCCGTGCCCGAAGTGCGCGTCGAGGATCTCGCGGACGAGAGCCCGCGTCGCCTGCTTGACCTCGAAATTGTTGTTATGGAGGTAGCGATCCTGCCGCCCGTCCGAAACCTGCTGCGTGTTGTTGGCGAGGTCCGTGTAGTACGACATCGGAAGAACTTTCCCCGAGCCGTCCGTCGGGTTCATCGTGTTCCGCACCTTGTCGTCCGGGTAATCGAGGCCCCCGGGGGCCGGGGGCCGAATCTCCCACTTGAGACCCGTCTGAGGGTGCCCGTCCAGGTTCGGAGCCTGGAGATCTTCGCCCTTCTGCTTGCCTGGGTCCTTGCGCGGCGTCCCGGTGTCGCGGCTCTGCCCCTTCCCGTAGTTCTGGTCGAGCTGCTCGGGGGGCTTGGTCTCCTTAACGTGCGTGTTCCAGTTCGAAGGCCAGTTGGCTCCTTCAATCTCGAGACCGAGGAGGTCGAACGCCTCGGCAAGCGCACCGAACCCCGCGTTTCTGTCTCGCATGCGATCCTTCTGCTGCTCGGGCGTGATGCCCTTGCGACGACGCTCCGCGAGCTGCTCCTCGCGCCACTCCCTGGTGCGTTCGGCCGGGAGCCGAAACCCGATCCCGCGTCGCTCGTAGCGCTTCGGGTACAGACGGTAGTACTTGTTTTTGAGTTTCTTCCGCGGCAGCCGTTTGTCGCGGAGGCGATACTTCATCCGCATCTTCCGCTTTTTCTGCGGGTGCTGCCGGTAATCCTGCTTCGACCGGAGTCGCGCGGGGCCGGCCTGGTTCTTCTGGTGCTCCTTCGGGAAGGGGCCTTGACGCTCGACCGCGACCGGATCGTGCCCCTCCTCGTCGTCGAATGCCGTCGGGCCGTCCACCCGGCGCGTCGGCATGTTGTAGTCGTACTTGGTCGGGTGCCCGTACTCGTCGCCCTTCTCGTCCAGGGTGCGGTAGGGGATGTGGCGCGGCTTGTTGTAGTAGGTTGGCCCGATCCGCTTCTCGCGGTTCTTGCTATGGTTCGAGGGCAGCGGGAGAGCCCGCTCCTTCTCTCGAGACTGAGGGAGCTGCACGGGCCACGCGGAGTCGAGATTCGACTGCCCCCGGTCCGGGCTCGTGTTCTCCGTGTCGGCCGGGGTGATGCCAAGCTGCGACTTCTGGTCGACGACCGTCTTGTAGCCCGGAGTGTCCTGCCAGCGCGGGCGGTAGGCAAGGATGCCGGCCGCGGCTCGCAGCTCCCGGAGGCCCGCGGTCCTGGAGGCAAACATGAACGGCTTGCCGCTTTGAGGCTCGCCCTTTCCGTCATCCTTCCCCTTCCCCTTCGGGCCCGACGTCGCGGGGACCTTGGGAGGCGCCTTCTTCTTTCGCTTCGGGAACTTGCGGTCGTCCTTGAGGCGCATGGCCTTGGACTTCGACATCTTGTCGTCGTCGAACTCGATGAATTTGAGCGTGGTGAGATCACCGTTGTCGGGATGGAGCGCGTCGACGAACAGACGTCCTCCGGTGCCCACCCGGTCGACACGGCCGACGTACCAGCGGCCGTCGTGCTCGTACCCGAACATATCGCCCTTCTTGAGTCCCTCGACGCTCGACAGCGCCTCCCCCTCGAAACTCTCGGGCTTCTTCTTGGGGGCCTTCTCCTTGGTGACCCGGGGCTGCCCCTGAGAGGGGAAAAGCTGCTTCTTGTGCTCCTCCCACTCCTCCTTATCGTGCGCCTCCCACTCCTCCTTGGTCTTGATGACCGCGGGGATCTTCCCCCACCCGGAGATCTCGGCGTTCTTGTAGGTGGAGTTGCCGTCGCGGACCGTGTACGTGCCGTCGCCGTTGTCGATCAGGCTGATCGGCTTGCGCTTGCCGTACTTCCCCTTCGCCGCCATGGCGAGCAACTCGTTGCCGTTGAGGACGCCCTTGAGGCGCACCTTGGCCGGCTGGATCTTGCTCATGTCCACGAGCTCGGACTTCTTGTCGTCGCGGAAGTACTTCTCCGGGTCCTCCTTGAGTTTCGATAACCCTTCGTACAGGGCCTTCTCGTTCTCCTTGGCGGGGTCGGGAGGGGCGTGCTTCACCTTGTGCACGTCCATCTGACCGAGGTTGTAGTCGCGGAACTCCTCGAAACCGTGCTCCTTGAGTTCGCCGGTCTTGGGATCAATGTCGATCGTGAAGAACTCGTGGCCGCGGGAGTCGATCACCCGACCGTGGTGGACGGCACCCTTGTGGTGGTACGAGACGACGTCGCCGACCTTGACGTCCTTCGGGTTCTTGAGCGGCTCGCCCGTCTTGCCCATCTCCTCGACGGCGGCCTTGCGCTTCTTCTCGGCCTCCTCGCGTTCCTTCTTCTCCTTCTCGCGCTTCGCCTTCTCCTCGGGCGAGAGCTCCTTCACCTTCGGCTTGCCCGACGAAGGAGCGTCCTCCTCGTCGGGGTCGAAGTTTCCCCACAGGTCCTCGTCGACCAGGAGAGCCTCGCGGTCCTTCACCTTCTTCTTGTCGAAGGACCACTCCGTCTTGTCCGTGACCTTGCCGGTCCTGGAATCGACCTCCTGAATCCAGAACCTCGAGTCATCCTCCGACACTCGCGTGACGCGGCCCATCCGGTCGTTGCCTTTGACCCTGTAGGCGACGACGTCGCCCGCGAAGATGTCGTCGAGCGAGAGCTCAGGCCACGTCTTCTTGTTCTTGAACGGGTCGGAGACCCTCGAGGGCTGAATCGTCCGCACGTCGAACGACTCGACGGCCACCTGCGGGATCGAGAGGGGCGCCTCCTTCATCGGCTTGCCAGTCTTGAGGTCGAGTCTTTGCGCGACGACGTTGCCGTCGGACGCCGACGTGACGAGAGCGTGGATCGTCAAGTTGGGTGCCTGGATGGAGAGCACGTCGCCCTCGCGGACGTCCTTGATGTTCTCAACCTTCTTGCCCTCCTTGGGCCCCGGCTCTACGAGGGACTGATACTGCTTCCACTGCTCGTAGATGCGGTGCTGCTCATCCATCGGCAGCGACGTGTAGAGCACCAGGTTGCCGGTTTCGGGGTGCTTGAACTTGCGCCCCTCGACGGCCTTGCCGAACTCCGACAGAGCTGTCCTGATGCCGAAGTCGGGCATCGGCTAACTCCCCTCGGCGTGCCGCTCCGCCACTTGTCGCGCGATGTAGCGCTCGAGGACGCGCTCAGCCGACGTGCGTGGCATCGGGGCTCCGAAGGCCGGCGTTCCTTCGACCGTCTGCTCGACCGTGTTACGACGCGAGATGGGGAGCCGATCCTTGAGATGGTCCTTGCCCATGAGTGAGAGCGCGTAGCCGGTCTCGTCGAGCTGCTCCTCGAGTCGCCCCACGCAGCGCGGAAGATCCACGATGAGATCTCCGGCCACCTGGTACAGGTGCTCGCGCTGGGGGCTCGACTCAACGAGCGCGAGCACCTTGTTGAGAAGCTGGTGCAGCCGGTGGGCATCCACTCGCGCGGAGTTCACGCCCCCGGTGATCAGGGCCCAACCCGCCTGGCTGCCAGCTTTTCGTGAAAAGGACATGGACCGCCTTCACAGGAGGGTGGTCCATCGACGGAAAACCGAACTAGTCGGCCTTCTGTGCCCTCTGTGCCCTCTCAAGCAGGCTCGCGAGCCCCTTCTTGATCTCCTCGCGGGTAAACGCGGTCTCCACGGCGAGGATGCCCTTCACGAACAGCGGGTTCTTGACGTGCTTGAGGGCCTCGGCGACGCGCTCCTTCATCGGACGGTCCTTGTTCCACTCGAAGTCGGGGACGAACATCCTGACCGCCGCGTAGGCCGGGTCCTCCTCGGGACGCCGGTGAACCTCGGGAGCAGGCGTGGCCGCGTCGGGCAGCAGCTCCTCGAGCGTGTCTCCCGTGCGGGCCTCCTGCACGTCGCCCGTCGCCACGACCTTCGCCTTCCCAGGGCCCTCGGAGGCGTCCCCCTGGTCGGACTCGACCTCGTACCTCTCCACCTTGGGCCTGCGCCCCTTCGCCGTGCGCTGGATCGCGTCGGGAGATGTGTTGCGTGCGTCGGCGGTGAAGGTCTGGTGGGTGGGGGACAGAATGCGGCCGACGGCGACTCCCTGGTCCGTCTCGGGCGCGCGGGCCATCTGCTTGCGAGGGCCCACCTGCGCCGTGTCTGCCATCCGGATCATCTCGTTGCCGCTGCTCGTCACGGCCGCGGACTCATTGAGTTTGATGGCCGGCGTGTTGCTCGAGAGGGCGATGGCGCCCATGTCGCGCTGCTCGTCGTGGATGATGGCCCCCACGCCTCCGAACCTCGGTCGCGGAGCGGGGCTCTTGTTCTCGGGCTTGGCCTGCGCGACGTCGAGGGCGAACTCTCGCTCGCGCTCGACCACCGCCTTGTTCTGGTCGGAGACCCTGCCGACCACGTCGCCCGCATTCTCCATCGCGTCCTCGCGCACGATGGGCATCGAGGGACGCGCGTCCTGGTTCTCGACGGGCATCGACATGCGCAGGTTCGCGGACGCCCCTGTCCTCATCTGCGAGACGGGATGCATGGCCGCGCGCGTGCGCGGGGCGGATCGACGGGGAGCCCGAGCCGGAGCGTCATCGTCCTCGACCGAGTTGAGCATGGCGAGGATGTCCGCCTCGGCCTGCGCTCGGACGGCGTCCTCGGGATCCTCGTCCTCGGGATTCTCGTCCTCGTCGCGGGACTGCTCGTAGGTCCACATCTGCGAGTCGAGCACGTCGGCGAGGTTGTCAATCTCCTCGTCGCCGCTGCTCCACAGGGGCGCTATCGCGACCTGTGCCTCGCGCGACTGCAATGGCACCTTGCGCGTCGCCTCGGCGTTGGTTTCCTCGCGCCTGCGCCTCCGGTCCTCCACAGACATGATGGCTCGCTCCTCCGCGCGAGTCGTCTCGATAGTGGTCTTGACGGGGCGCTCGGTGCCGCGGTGCTCCGTCGCACGGACCTGGATGCCCGCGGCCTTGGGCCGGTAGGCCGTCACCTCGGACCCCACCTGGGAGATCCAGCCCTCTCGAATCGCGCTGCGTAGCTGCGGCGCGTCCGAAAACTCCCGGCCGTCCCTGAGGATGACCGTGCTGCCGTCGTACTTGAACGTCTCGCCAAGCGCCGGACTGTAGCCACCCGTCTGCGTGTCGATGAACCCGAAGGAGACACCCTCCCGGACCAACTTGTAGGTTCGGAACTCGTTGACTTGAAAGTTGATCTCCGACATGAGCCTCGTCCCGGTTCGTGAAAACCAGTGTGAGACACCCTACCGGTCTACGGAGGCCCGGGTTCAGTGGACGGGCTCCTTAGCCTTTCGATAGGCGATCGGAGGCGCCGCCGCGTCCTGGGAGGCGTCCGAGAACGTCACCACGGCGTCGCCGATCTTGCTCCTGATGCCCTCCAGGAAGTCGCGCCGGACGCGAACTCGAGCAACCACGGTCGCCTCGTTCTCGGCCGCGGAGTAGACCATGAAGTCGAGGAAGCAGTCGGGGCCTGCCTCCTCGACGACTCGGAAAGCGTTGGCGAAGACGCCGAACTTGACCGCTTCGTCGACGTTGACGTCGATGTGCTCTGGATTAGGCATCAGAAAACTCGGTCTCGCTTGGCACTGTACCCTCGGGCTCCACGTCGAGGTCGCCCGCGTTCCAGCCCAGCTCTCGAAGGCGCTGGACCATCCTGCGGGGGACCTGGAACACGAAGGTCAGGTGCCCGTTGATGAAAAAGGTCTGGGGTGAGTAAGAGGCATCGGGGCACTCCTCGAAGATGTGCGCGAGCGTGTCGAACTGCTCGGCGACTCGCTCCATCTCGGACGCGATCGCGGCCATCCCCGACGGCACGTCCTCCTCGTCTCCGATGACGTGGTCGAACCGCGGGACGGTCAGATGGCAGGTGACCTTCTCTCGAGGGACGGGCAGCCGCAGTACTTTCGACTCGGATCCCATGTGCCTAAACCTCGGCAGATATAGGGTCGATACCGTTGGCGGCGAGGAAAGCGTGCAGCTCCGGCGCATTTCGGAACCACTCTCCCTCCATGCGCAGATGGGCGAAGCGCGCGTGTAATGCAGCTTCCGTCTCTCGCGTCCCCGGAACGGCTCCGAGCACCACGAGCCGTCGCGCGTTGGCCGTCTGGAGCGACGCGCGTCGTTGAGGGATCTTCTGGCTCCACCCGATCTTGATCGAGCCGCCCTCCCCCGCCTGGATGAAGTAGACGAGTCCCTCGCGCTCGTTCACCGGCACGTAGTGCGCGTCGTACCTCACCGGCGTCGCGTCGACGCGTCCGTGCACCTCGAGCGACTGCCAGAGACCCGTGGACAACACGCCGTACAGGGGACGCTCCTCGTCGGGGCCGTAGGCGTAACGCACGCCCCGCTCGTCGGTCTCGGAGAGGCACACGTAGTCGAGCCGGATCACGCGAGAGCGATCGCGCGTGTCCAGCACTCGGGCTCGGTGCGTGGGGGTGAAGGACTCCGGCGATCCGGGGTAGCAGTCCTCGACGTCCGCGCGCGTCACGATGGGGCGACGAGCCACGCTCACCTCTACCCGCGCGCGCGGAGATCAGACTACGGGGCCACGCTGTCGAGCATCCAGATCTCGATGGCCTTCTCGACCGCGTACTCGCGGGGCATGAGGCCGAGCTCGTAGCTCTCGTACAGGCTCTCCGCGCGCGGGCGCATGCGGTCCCTGATGCGGTCCTCGGGCACGCCGAAGGTGCGGGCGACGCGGAAGCTCTCGCGGTACGCCTGGACCTCGAGCGCCCACCGGCCCTCCGCGGTGATGTACATGAGCCCCATCAGCAGCTCGCCGTGCTCGTCGTACTCGCGGACGTGCACGAGCTCGTGCCAGAGGATCTCCGCCTGCACGTCCTCGGACTTCTCGTCCCAGTCCACGGAGACGTAGATCTTCGTGGGGAAGGTCGTCGTGAACTTCTGCCACTGCTCGATGCCCGACGCCTTCGGCAGGATCTCGATGCCGTGATCCTCGATCTCCTGCATCGCGACGAGCCACGCCTCGTGCGGGTCCGAGGGGATGGCGCCCTCGGGAGCCATCTCCGAGGTGCGCATCGCCAGCTTCTCGTAGTAGGTGTCGGACGGAACTCCGTCCGCATACTGCGGAGGCGCGTGCACGCGGACGGACGTTCCGGGGCAGCCGGAGAGGAGCAGGCAGGCGGCGAGAGAGGCGAGTAGCTTCCTCATGGTCGAACCACGGGCGGGTATAGAGAGAACAGCGCTATGTGGTGGGTCTATGTCATCCAGAGCGAGCAGCCGAGATTCACGAAGCGAGGATCGGCGCCCGGGTTCTTCTACGTCGGGTCGACCACCAACCCGGCGCGACGCCTGAGGCAGCACAACGGCGAGATCAAGGGCGGAGGTCGCTACACGGCCAAGCACCGACCGTGGGTTCCACGAGCCCTCTACGGCCCCTACGCGGACCGGAGCGAGGCGTTCAAGGCCGAGATCGCGCTCAAACGAGGCAAGCGGGGAGCGGGTCGCGCGAGATGGTCGTCGAGCGACCACACGCTGTGTCGGGGCGACGGGCCCGACCATCCGTGGGTGAAGGACGCTAGCTGGAACCCCGACGCCTAGACGACCGAGCGTACGTGCTTGATCTTCACGAGGGGGTAGGCTCGCCCTCGGACAGGCTCGTAGACGACGCCCTCGGACTGTCCTCGATCGACGAGCATCTCTCGACCGTCGGGCGACGCGAGCTCGACGCTGCGGTCGGCCGGGTCGTAGTCGAACATGACGGCTCGCGTGACGTCCTCGGAGGGACGCCCCCCTCCGGTCTCAAACGAGATGCGCACCGTGTCTCCGGCCTTGAGACCGGTGAGCAGCACCTCCTGCGACTCGCGGTCGACCGCGAAGTCGCGGATGGGCTTCATGCGCCGCATGGCTCCGAGCAGCTCCTCTCGGAACTCCTCGTTGTCCTTGGCGAGGCGCAGGATGCTCTTGGTGGTGGGGTCCTTGATGGGCACGGTAGTCTCCTTGTCATCTGGCCGCGTCGAGCAGCGCCTTGCGAAGTTGGGGTCTGGCAAGCGCGAGGCGCAGCACCCGGGCCGCGGTCTTCTTGGCCTGGATCTTCTCCGCGTACCTCTCGCGCTGCTTCTTGAGGCTCTCTCGACGAGCCAGCAGCGTCTTGTAGAGCTTGTCCTTCTCGGCGCCCTTCGGGCCCCACTGGTCCACGAGCTTCTTGATCTTGCTCTCGGGGATCTCGAGCACGCGGTCGATGCTGTCCACGATCTGCTGCGGGGTCGCGTGGTGGAAGACGCTCCCGGACTTGCGGTCGGGATCGGTGAAGGTGTCGAGCTCCGTGACCTCGTCTCCGAACGCGTCGCCCTTCGGCGCTCCCATCGCGCGGTAGCGGAGGGCGCCCCCGGTGTCCACGCGACGGCCTCGTCCCTCCTCGTCCACGAGCAGGTTGTCGTAGTCGAGACCGACCACGTCCCAGTTGCCGAGCCACGCGTCCACGGCGATGCCCTCGAGGACTCCGGGCACGTTGCCCTTGCGGAGGGCGCTCGAGTTCTGCTTGAGCCCCGGGATGATCTTGCTCGCCACGCTGAACTGGCCGTCGCGCGTGGCCGGAGAGAGATCGGGGACGCCGATGCCGGCGAGCTCGTACAGCTTGCCGGCGAGGATCTCGTTGCGGGCACGGTCCTCGGACTTCGGCGTCTTCACGTAGTAGCGGTCGCCGTTCTCGGCCTGGTACAGGCCCCCCGGGTTGCTGCCCGTCTGCGGCCCCACCTGCTTGAACTCGTCCGAGTCGATGTCGAGCACCTCCTGGGACTTCGGAGCCTCGGTCTTCGCGCCGCCTCCAGTCTCGTCGACCTTGGCCTGGGTCTTGAGGTCCGAGAGGGCCTTCTGCACCGCCTCCACAAGCTCGGGCTGATCCTCGTACACCTCCCACGCCACTTCCTGGATGTCCGCAACGTCGGAGCCCGAGAGAGGGGCCCCTTTCTGGACCTTGTCGAGAAGCTCGTGCCAGCCGGACTGCGCCTCCTCGTCCCCCTTGTTCATGTCGAGTTTCACGTCGAGCACGTCCACGAGGGTGGACTGCGGGGACTTGGGTTTCGGCTTGGGAGGCACGACCTTGAACCCCTTCCCCCAGTTCCACTCGGCACCCGCGGTGTCCTTGATGACCCACTTGCCATCGTCTTCGTCTTGGTACACGTCCGCGACCTCGATCTCGTGTCCCTCGAGGTCGGGGTCCGGCACGACGAGGGTGACGCCGGGCTTCACCTTCGGGGGAGGCGGACGATGCCAGTCGTCGGCGCGCTCGACCTTGCGTTCCTTCATCTTCTCCGCGTCGAACGACACGGGCTTGAAGCGGACCTGCTTGCCCGTCTTGGGGTTGTAGACGAGCGCCTTGAAGTCGTCCTCGTCGGCCGAGACGACCTCCCCGATCATCTCCTTGCCCTTGAACGTGTAGCGAATCTTGTCGCCGATCTTGAGGTCGGATGGCTTGGTGAGATCAGCCGGCTTCTCAGGCTTCTTCGCCTTCGACTCCGTCTCGTCGGGACCCTTGCTCACGGAGCCGGGGGCCTCCTGCTGGGCCGTCTCCTGCTGGTACTCGGCGTAGACCTTGGCGGCGAACGCCTTGTCCTTCATGGCCGTCGAGGCCGCGACCTCTGGATACTTGTCCTTGGTCTTCGGGTTTGGGTTTGGGACCTTCTTCTTGCCGCCCTCGTAGCGCTTGCCGAACCACTCGTCGAAGTCGGCGCCTCCCGACGGCTGCTTCGGGCTCTCCTGCTGAGCTGGAGACGTGGAGGGGGCGTCGAAGATCGAGACCGCCACGCGCTCGGAGGGCGAGTCGAAGATGGTCGTGGCGCGCTTCGGGATCTTCCTGATCTGGGCGAACAGTTCGCGCCGGAACCCAACGTTGACGGAGGCGAAACGCAGGATGCGGACGGCCGCGACGCGGGGCGCCTGCTCCTCGATGAGCCAATCCTGTGCGTGGCAGTGCTGTGGCCACCATGTGTCCTTGACCGGCGAGCGCAGCCAGTCATCATCCTCGGGCTCGAACTCGATGACGAGTACGTCGTCGTCGAAGACCTCGCCGAACAGCGGGCGCCGCTCGTACGAGGCGAGTTTCATCTTCTCCGAGCTGAAGTCGGACATGGAGTGGGGCATGACCTTGCCCTCCATGCCGTCCTGGCCGGCCACGACGTACTCATTCTCCGAGTACGGCGGCTTGGCCGAGGAGAGGCTCGCGTAGGTCACCGGAGAGACGAACAGGCGTGAGACGGGCACCTTGTACCTGACGACGCGCTTTTCTGCGCCCGCGAAGTTGTAGGCCACCTGCGGGTCGATCGAGAAGGACGCGAGTTCCCGCGCCGTGGTCGTCGTGATCTTCTTGCCCTGCGCGGCACCCTGGACCGGCTTGGTCTTGGTGCCGCGGTAGAGGGTGACGTGGTCGACGCCGAGTGCGTCGTAGACGAGCTGACTGTACGCCATGGCCTTGGAGATGGCGCGGTGCAGGGCCTCGTTCTTGCGCCCCTCCTCGCGATGGTGCTGGACGTTGGCCGCCTCGAAGTACTTGGGGCCGCCCTCGACACCGAGGTTCTCAAGGCCACCCATGAGTTTGTGGGCCGTTGTTGCACCGCTCGATCCCTGCCAGGAGGAGAGGGCGCCCTGCCACGCCTCCCACTCGTCGTCGGTGAGGAGTTTCTTGAACTCGTCCGCGGCGATGTGCCCGGACTGCGCGAGTTTACGTTCGCCCTCGGTCATGTCGTTCCACTGGGTCGCGTTCCCGTGCCAGTAACTCTTGCCCGACGACATGTCTTTCACAATGTCCTTGACCTTGTCGCCGATCAGCTCCTTATACTGCTCGAAGAAACGGTCAGCGTCACGAGCGATGGAACTGCCGTGGGCCCACGACGAGGGCGGCGAGAGATGCTGGAGCGCGCCCGTGTGGGTCTCCTCCTTGCCCGCCATCGCGGCCTCGTACTCGGCCACGTCCTGGGCGTACTGCTCGTCAATCTCCTTGAGCTTCTTGGTGTACTCCTTGACCTGGGCGTCGTACCCCTTCATCTCCTCCTTCGTGAGGATTCGGGGCTTGCGCTTGTCGATTTTCGCCTGGTCGAAGGAGGGGGTCTTGAAGGTTTTCTCGCCCGTCGTCTCGTCGTACTTCTCGTACTTGGCGACGTACGCGGGCGGGTAGATGATGCGGACGCGGAACTTCTCGCCGGGCGTGTCCCAAGACACAACCTCGCCACGGTACGCCGTGCCGTTATGCTCGTACTCGATGACGTCGCCCTCCTGGACCTGGTCAGGAGACGCGACGAGTTTGCCGCTCGGACGCTCAGGGGGCTCTGGAGCCTTGACCTTCTGCGGCTTGTCGCCGCGCGAGACCTTGAACTTGCCCTTGGTCTTCTCAAGATTCGACTTAGGGAGGACGACTCCACTCTCGAGACGGATACCGGTGGCCGTGCGGCCTACGACGCGCTGCGGGCCGTACTCCTTCGTGTGGACCATGTCGCCCGTCTGGATGGCGTCCCAGTCGACCTCGTGGGTCTCGAGTTTCCATTTCCCCTTGTCGACCTTCTTGGGCTTCTTGGGCTTCCCCTTGCTCTTGGCCTTGGCGAGTTCCTCTTCCGCGTGGAGTTCCATTATGAGAGAAAACGGGTCGACGGGCTCGCCCTCCTTCTTGGGCTCCTTCTGAAGGGTCTTGGGGACCTTGGACTTCGGCAGCCTCGAGACCTGCAACTCCTCCTCGAAGGTCTTGGGGGAGACCGTACGCGTGTCCTTCACCTGCCCAGTCTTCGGGTTGATGATGTTGTAGACGATCCAGCCGTCGTCGTTCTTGATGACCTGCGCGGTGTAGACCTTGCCGCCGTTGTACTCGTGGATGCGGAGGACGTCCCACTGCTTGAGTTTATTGGGGTCCGTGACCTCCTTGCCGGTGAGACCCTTCTTGACCTTCATCGGCTTGGTCTTCGTGGTCTCGACCCCCGTCAGCTTGTCGTCGGCGAGGAACCACGGCTTGCCGATGAACTTAGCGGACTTCGGGCTGTAGTCCTGGAGCATCACGCCAGGACCGCGCGGGTCGTCGGGCCCTACCACCTCGATGATCTTGCCAAGGTACTCCTCGTTGAAACCATCGGGGTCCGGGATAAGGATCCAGTCGTCCTTGGAGAGCTGCGACGACGACTGCACCACGTCGCCGACGTCGGCCTTCTCCTTCTCCTTCTCCTTCTCCTTCTTCTTCTCCTTCGTTTTGGAGAGGCCATCCTCGTCTACCCACTTGAGGGACCCGTCGGGCATCTCGATCTGGACCTGCATGAAGCCGCCAGGGTGCTTCTTGGAGGTGATCACCTTGACCTCGACGCCAGTCGGTGTGTAGACCTTTTCGCCAGTCTCGTAGACTGGCCTGAGTTCCCCCTCCTTGTGGTAAAGGTACGAGTGGGCGCCCGGCAGATCGGGCTTGTCTACGTCGTGCATGTGCACCCACTCGCCGTTGTCGAGCAGGAACTTGTTGCCATGCTTGCTGTCCTCGACCTTCTTGATCTGGTGCGGCTTGCCCTCCATCCAGACGGTGTCTCCGGCCGAGACATCCTCGCCTCCGGTAACCTTCCCGCCCTCCGGGACCTGCGACGCAGGGTCCTCAACGACCGTGAAGTGCTGACCCGAGAAGTACGCCTCCGCCTTCTCCTTGGTGATCTTCTGCGTGCCCTTCCACTTGCCGGTGATGTTGTCGAACTGGCGGTAACGGAAACCCCCGTCCGGCAACATGGAGGTGATCTTGCCAATGGTGCCCCACGCGTTCCCGAAGAAGATTCCGGGAACGATGTCATCGATGCTGTCGAGTTTCGCCCCGACATCCAGTTTCTTGGGTTTCGGCTTGGTCTTCTTGACCTTGCCCTCCTCCATCGCAATCTCATCCTCGAAGAAGTAGCCGTCCTCCGCCAAGAGAGCGGGCTTGCCCTTCACCTCGCTGTACTTCTCGACGGTGAGAGACTTGTCCTCGTGCCCTATCTCGTAGAACGTGTCTCCGGGCTTGAGCGCGGAGAGAGGGCTTTTCTTCTCGTCATCCTTGTCCTTCTTCTTGGAAACAAAGAAACTCGACCCGTACCCGATGCCTCCGATCGCGGGACGATCAAAATCAAGCTGGCTGACCCACTCGCCCTCCCCCTCGAATTTCACCCGAACCCCGAACTTGTCCGGATCGGGCTCAAACTCCGCGACGACCTTCGGACTTCCGCCGTACCAGACTTGGTCCCCCACTTCGAGGTCCTTGTTGGTGGACACCTTGGCGCCCTCGGGCAGTTCCGTGATTTTCGGAGGCTCAGGCTCCTCCGCCTCGACGCCCTGCTGCAGCCACGCCTGAAACTCCTTCCTCACCTTCGCGGCGAAGACATGGTCCTTGAGGGCCGTGCTGAGTTGGACCTCGGGATACTGGTCCTTCGTGTCGGGGTTCGGGTTCTTGACCTTCTTCTTGCCACCCTCGTAGAACAGCTCGAGGAACTCGACCCACTTTCCGGCGTTGCCGTCGGGAGCGGGCACCTCGGCCGGAGGCGGCTCAGGCGGAGGCGGCTCAGGCGGCTTCTCCTCCTTCGGAGGCTCAGCCTGCACCGACTCGGGCGAGTCGAAGATGGACAGCGCCACCTTCGAACGCGCCTCGGACTGCTCGGCGATCAAGTCGACGAAGAAATTTGGCCACTCAAGGTCGGACATCACTGTCTCTCTCCGGTCAGGACCCGTCGGAGGGCTCGTCGGAAGTCAGGGTCCTGGAAGGCGCGATGTCGGAGCGCGGGCACGAGAGGACTTCCTGCGACCTTCTTCTTGCCGGATGAGCGCCACCTCTCTCGCGCCTCGACGAGATTGTCAAACTCCTCCTCGGTGATCGGGACGGCCCGCTCGGCGAACCAAGCGAGGCTGTCCACGGGGGCGACGAGGTCGCCCCCGTGGATGACCGGCATCTTGGGCTGCACCCACTTCACCGGAAGTCCATCGACGTCGAAGTAGAACCCGCTCTCCTCCGCCCGCTTGGACACCGGGGTCTTGCGCTTGCGCCTGGGGATCTTGGGAAGCAGGAGGGACTTGGGCGCATCGAAAATGCTCGAGGGCTCAGATTTCGAGGCAGACTCCTGCCACGCGCGCTCGTAGACCTCACGCTGGCGAGAGGTGAGCGTATGGAACCGCTCCATCACGTCCTCGGGGATCTCCTCTCTCCTCTTGTCGCGGACCTTGTCGTCGAGCCCCTTGATCTGGGAGTACAGCGCGTGGTTCTGCTCCTTCGCCTGGAGCATGGGCTTGAGGTGAAGTTGCAGCTCCATAACGTGCCCGTTGGGCAACCTCGCGTTCAGCACGACGTCCCGGTACCCGGCGGCCGTGGCGGTCCGAAAGCGATTCCGAGGGCGAGAGACGAGTTCTATGCCGCTCTTCTTGAGCTTGTCGATGACCCCTCGGAGGTCCTCGTACTTATCGACGGCGATCGACGCCCGCACGAGGTCGACCGCCCCCTCGGACCAGTTCCCTCCGTAGCGCTCTCGAACCTTGTCCTCCGCGGCCTCGCGCTTCTTCGTCGACCCAATCACCACGACGGGGCCCGGGGTCGAGTAGTCGATTTCGCCGTCAGGGTCCTCGTCTCGACGGACGACCTCAGCTCCAAGGGCCTTGTCGATCCCCTCACCGCGATCGAGCCAGTCGAGCATCTGATCGTGCCCCTCCTCGGCCTGGGCGAAGAGACGGTCCGGGACGGAGTGCGACTGCAAGGCCCACCTGGGGAGTTTCTCGATCTCCGCCTCGGAGAACAGGGCCTTCGGCTTGAACTGACGTCTGTGCTCGCCCGGAGGTGCCCACATGCCGCGCCCCCACATCCTCTGCGTCCTGCGTCCCTTTTGGCGCTTGAGATTCTCGATGAGAAGTTTCCTCTGCTCCGATTTCTGCGGCGCTCCTGGATCGCGCCCGAACACGTAAGCCTCCCACTGCTCGCGGGGCAGTGGTGTGCCGTTCTCGTCTTTCTTGCGCTGGACGTAGTCCTCGTACTTGGCGTCGGCCGTGAGGACCCGGGCCAGAGATTCACGAAACGCAGGATCGCTCGCAGCGCGGTGCCGCAGCGCGCGCACGAGGTTCTGGTCAGAAGCGGATCGAAAGTGGGCCATGCGGGCGTTCACCTACGGCGACCCGATAGAACGAAAATCAGGTCTTGAACGTGAGGAGCGGCCACCACTTCACGACAGGCTCGAGAAGCCTTTCCTTGCGCAGGGTGATGCACTCGACGCCTACCGCCCGGTCATTCCTCGGGCTCCATCATGACCTGGAGCGGGTGCTCGTACTTCTGCGCGTAGGCCATCGAGAGCACCACCTTGGTCTCGGCGATCTCGTGGGTGTAGACCCCGACCACCGCCGATCCCGCCTGGTGGACCTTGAGCGTGATCTGAGCCGCCTCCTCCGGAGTTTTACGAAACACCGTGGCAACGAGCTGCACGACGAAGTCGATGGGCGTGAAGTCGTCGTTAAGGATGATGACGCGATACTTCCGGGGGCGCTGAGTGTGCTGCTCCTTGCGCTCCTTGCGCTCCTTGAGACCGACGCCTTCTCGGCGTTCCTCCTGGCGGTCCTTCTCCGGCATGACCCCCTCTTATACCCCGGAGTGAATAGGGAGACGTCACGACCTCCTCGCGATCGCCGCGTTAGCCCACATCACGCACTGCTCGAGGTTGGTCAGCGCGGTGGCCTGCTCCCGGCTGCTTGGGCAGAGATCCACGATCGCCTCCGCGAGGTTCTTGGCCTTGTCGCGCAGGGCTTCGTACTTCGCGGGCTGACCTTCCTTGGGAGGATGGTACATGAAGCGGGTGGCAATCTCTTCGGGGGTGATGGGTGGCATCGACATGCGACACTGTACCATCGTCACTTCTTGAGAACCCACCGATAGATCGGCGCCCGCTGGATCGGAGGATCGGGGTTCCTGTGCCCCTCCTGCGCGATGTTCCACCGGCAGAAGTGGTGCCGATTCTCGGGGAGGACCCCGAAGCACCTGCGGTGCTGGCTCATTTCGCTCTGAAACGCGACCTACCTCTACGATAGGGGCCTCATCGAAGGAAGGGACTCGACGCGCGGGAACTCACTCCTCGCCGAACAGGTCGAGCACGGAGGGCTGGTTCTCCCCGGTGCTCTCCCGGATCTGATGCTCCGTGCACAGCTCGCCGTCCCCCATGATGTGGACGAGTTCGTAGCCTCGCTCGATGAGGCCCACGCCCACAAGCCGCCTGCGGTGGCACCCGGCCGGGTCCTGCTCGCTGCACATGAGCGCGAGCGGGGTCATGGGCGACTCAAGGCCCGTGGCGAGGTCGGCGAGGTCGGCGAGGCCGTCCTGGTACGTCTGCGACGCCCTGATCTTCGCGTAGTCCGGGCTGCCACGCGTCCTGAGTTTCGGATCGTCGGGCACGCCGCCGAGGGAGTGCCCGAGCCACACGTACGGGATGCCGGCGAGGCGCAGGGCCTCGGCCACGTCGTGTCGGTTGAACTGCGGGTTGTGCCGACTGAACGGCTTGCTCCGAACGTCGACGAGCACCTTGACGCCGTGTCGCCTGAGGCGGTCGATCAAGTGACCGACAGGGCGGTTACTGTGCCCGATGGTGTAGACGGTCTTCACCGGCGCCCCGCATTGTACTCGTCCCACATGGACTGCCAGTACTCGCGGTCGTACTCCGCGCAGTCGGGGCAGTAGGGGACGGGGACGTTGGGGTCCGGGTCCTCCTCGGTCGGCTCATACGCCGTGTGGGCGTCCCAGAACTCGACGCCCTCCGTCGTGCCGCAGTGGGTGCAGAGGAGGCCGGCCCCGTGCTGCTCGCCGTCGAGCCACACGCCGTACAGCATCTCGAGCAGCGCGTCCGAGAACTCCTCGGATCGCTCGCCGAGCCGAGCCTCAAGACGAAGCATGAACAGCGCGTCGTAGCGCGCCTTCATGTGGCGCCGTTTAGCAAGTCCGCAATGTCTGGTCCATCGACGAAGTCTGGCTTCTTCCTCCACGTCCATGATCTGCGCGCCTCCGGTGGAAGTTCTCCGTGCTTGGCCTCATACGCCTCGAGGAACTTCCGACTGCCCTCGTTAACATACCCGCCGCCAGTGATCTTGCCGAACTCGGTCTCGTACTTGCGCACGATCTCGTCCATCAGTTCGTCGCGCCGGACCTTGGCGACGATGGACGCCGCGGACACACAGACATGCCTGGCGTCGGCCTTGTTCTCGGCGACGAAATTTGGCCATCTATCCTGGGAAAGGCGGCCAAAAATGGGAGCACCGTCGCAGATGATCCTGTCATTGGTCGCCGCCCCGATCTTATTGAGGAGCAGCAGGGCTCCCTCGCGCTCAAGGTCGTCGAGCCGTCCCTGCCGGACGTATCGGTCGATCACCTCGGGCTCGAACACGACGACCCGATGCTCGCAGCGCGACAGGACAGCGGGGAGCGCGGCGAGCCGAGCCGTCTTGGCCTTCTGGCCGCTCCCGTACTTCTTGCTGTCCTGGATGCCGAGCTTCCTGAGTTCAGCCTCCTGCTCCGTCGTGAGCAACACGGCCGCCATCACCATCGGTCCGAGCACGGGACCGCGACCGGCCTCGTCGATGCCAATCAACCTCATCGCCTGGGCACCCCTGCCTCCGCCATGCACGCGGGGCAGACGATGCCGTCCTTGTTGCAGCGTCCGATCTCAATGCGCTTCTGGAGGTCAGCGAGCCCCTTCCAGACGTGCCCTCTTCTGCGCGCGAGCTCAACCTCGAACTCCTCCGTCGGGATGCTCGAGAGATTGATCCCGAACGCGTCTCCTCGCTCCCTCTGGCGCTCGATGGCCCGTCGCGCCGCGGTGTAACTCTTCCCTGTCTCGGTCATCCGGACACGGACGACTTTCTTGAATTTCCCACGTCTTCCCTCTTCCTCCGCGCCAACGTGTCTCTCAGGTTCTCGATCCCGAGCGCAAATTCGTCTCCCTCGACGAGACGCCTCAGCGCCACGGTGACGTGATCGCGCAGCAGCGTGCGGATCTCGGGGTTGTTCAGCACGTCCTTGAGCGGGGAGGAGAAGCGGGGCTGCGGGACGAACACAGAGACGCACGCGAGATGCGGCACGTCGGCGAACCCCGCGGCCCTCACCGCTTCCCGGACGCCGAGGACGTGGGACCCGGAGCGCGTGCGCACCGTGTTGCCCCAGGAGAAGAAGGTCTCGCCGTCGCCCATCTCTTGGCCGGTGTGCCACTGGAACGCGACGTCGAAGGAGAGACCACCCTGATTGACGCGGAGACGGAAGGGTCGTGGAGAATCTATTCGGCCCACCGAGCCTTCGGATCTCGATGTGGGTTGGCCACAGAGGCCGGGCGCCAGTCCGGGTCCACACGGGCGAATCGCTCGTGCTCTCGGGAGAACTCTCCGAGGCGCTCGGCGATCTCGTCCTGGGACATGTCCTGCGCGGCATCGTGTCCGATGACGATGTTGATGTGGAGGGACCGCAGCCATCCCCGGAGCATCTCGATGCCAGCCAAGTGGTTTCTATCGGGTTTCTCCGCGTCGAGGCGAATTTTGCGGAGTTCGAAAAGAGGGTCTTGGTTCGGGCTCACCTGCGTACTACTCCTACAGGGTTGTGCCCGCATCGGCGTCGAGGAGCGCCTTGCGGAGCATGTCGAGGTTCGGGGCCTCGGTCTCGATCTTGAGTGCAGGCGTGTACCAACCCACCCGGAACGGACGCTCAAGTTCGTGCGGCACATGGATGACGACGTCGGAGTCTCCAAGACCCAGGAGTACTATCGTGTCCACGAGCCCCTTCTCCATCGCTGCGGCCGCCACCTCGGCATGATCGTCTTCCGCCAGGAAACGGAACACCTCTTCCAACTCGCGGTCTTCACGAATGATGGTGTCGTGGGTGTGGTCCCAAACCCCGTGCTCGCCGTCGAACCAGAAGATCTCCGGGGAGCTCGAGAAAGAGGCACCTCGGATCGTCGCGACGACTTCTTCGAGATGCTTCCGGTACTCTCCGCGGACACGCTCGGATTCCTTGAGATCGGAGAGGGCCTTATCTCGGAGTTCCGCCAGTTTCATGGGTAGCCTCATGCGTTCTACTCTCTGAAGAAGCTTGGCCGTCGAGGGCCTCTGAGTGTAGGGGTCGATGCCTCGAGCCGCAGCCAGAGAGCAAAGCCATGCCGCTGCCCGGCGCGATTTTTTCGATCCCGGATGCGGGTCAACATCACCCGGTCCGTCACAAGGCCCTTGCGCCACGCGAGCAGCTCCTCGGGCGGCAGGTACCCGTGCCTCGTCGCCGCGGTCACCCCGAAGTAGATCAATCCCGAGCCCTCCTTGGACGGCCCAAGAGTAGGTCCATGTGACGTCCTCGACGGTGAGTTCGGGCACCTCCTTGTGGAACTTGGCCATGATGTGTGCCACCAACTCCGGGTGATGCTCCACGACTTGCTTGGGTTTCAGGTGGCGTTCCATCGCTCAATCCGTGAACGTCCCATCAGGACCAATGCCCAACGCTCCCCCAAGGCTCTTCGTGCCCGGAGCCTGATGAGAGATCGAGCGGGCCTCCACGGTGCCCAGGAGTTGACGGACACCCTTCTTCCACTCCTCGACGTCGTCCCAGTCCAGCGACTTCCCATCGTAGGACAGGAGTCGTTTCAGGGCGACTATCCCAGCCGTCAAGTCCAGCGCCAAGTCCCCGGGCCAGATGCCCTGATACCCGAGGCGTTGCAGCAGGTCGGCGCAGGCGAACACCTCCACCGTGAAATCCGACCGGAGACCTTTGCGAACTTTCGCAACGACGTCCTGGAGAGCCTCCGCATAGAACTCCTGGCCCATGTCGCTCTCGACGGGATGGTAACCCCAAGCACCCATAGCAGCACCCTACCTGGCTGGCGGCTTCAGGGCCACTCCGAACAGGCGACGACCTCCGGCTTGGTCGCGTCGCGTGCCATGTCCCAGAGGAGCCGCTTCGCCCCGGTGCCGTCGTCCTGGATGTGGATCCCGGCAGCCTCCGACTGGTCTTCCTTGAGTTTCGTGACCGTCACGCTCCTTCTACTCCGAGCTCAACGCGTTGCTACCGCCGCAGGCGCCGGCTCAGCCCTCTTCCGAGATCGCGTGGAGAAGCTGCGAGCAGACCTGGACCCACTGGCGCATCTTCTTGAAGTGATCCTTCGATCCCTCGTCCTTCGGCATGCGCACCGAGGTCTGGATGCCGGGGCGCACCGGGTCGTCGAGAGGCAGGTCCCGAGGCACCTCCACGATCGTGCACGTCAGGATCTCGCCCTCGGGATGCTCGCTGGAGACGCGAACCTGGGCAGCGCGGAACGTGCCGTGCAGCTCCTTCTTCGATGGGTTCCCGTGGCGGTCGAAGCGGAAGCACTCCGCGAGGTCCTCGCCGACCGGCCGCCAAGCACCCACGATGCGCCCCGCATCGGCCACGACCACGATTGGCCTTTCGAGGCGAGGGAGCGCAGGCTCGTCCGGCATCCACTTGTCCACGTCGTGCAGGTACAGCACCTCCGCGACGAAGCCGTGGGTGACGTCGGCGATGACGCTGAGAGAGTCGATCAGCGTCTCCTGCGAGATGCCGGGCATCTTGCCGGCCATGAAGTCTCCGAGTGTGAAGGACATGTCCCTCCTTTTACACCTTCGTCGGTCCGCGATCCTACGGCTTGCGGAACACCAGGATGGGCTCTCGTGCCTGGTCCTGCGACCGGTTGAGAGACGAGGTGGGTCGGTGGCGGTGCAATGGCGGTGACCCCGAGACGACCACTGATCCCACCGGTTCGCCACAGCCTCAAACCCCATCTCGACCGTAGGTCTGCTCGTCCCGCTCCGCGCTCCACGGACAGACGCCAGTAGCCGCGATCCTCCTACGGCTGATCATCGAGCATGGGGTCGGGCTTGCGGAAATCTTGGACTGACCCCACCTCACCGCGACGCAGCAGTTTCTCCCGACGCCGGTGCTCCTCGTGACAGAACTTCCCGCTGTTCTGCTTGCTGTAGTCCACGAACTCCCGGCCACAGTGACGGTACGCGCACGTCTTCGTGCGACGTCGAAACTCGTCGGCCTCCATCATCTCGACGCGGCATTTGGGGCAGTGCTTCGGACGCCCTCCCGTCAAGGACACCTTGAAGTCTTGGCCGCAGCTTTCGTTCTGGCAGGTGAACACACGATGGTCTTTCCGAGGATGCCTCCTCCGCTGCGCCCTACGTCGTGCTCGAGTAGCACAGGATTCGCCACAGAACCGGTTGTTCGTCCGCGACGCGTGGAACTGGCGCGTGCACCCTTCGCACACCTTCACGATCTCCTTCTGTGGGCGCTCTGGCAAAGGCATCACTACCTCGACAGGCTCGCGGAACTCCTGCTCCTCGGCGAGGGCCCCGCGTCTGCACCACACCAAGACCCACTCGCAATTATCAGCCTTCACCGGCGACGGCATCGCGTACCGTATGCGTTCCGGTTGCCCGAGACCGAGTTCGATGCCGATGGCGGCGGTGTCTTCCACGAGGTTGTACTTCACACCCCGGTAGATGAAATCGTCCACGTTCAGCACGAGCCAGCCCCCTGGCGCCAAGGTACGCACGGCACGCTCCACCACAACCTTCCAGAACCGCTCAAGCCATACCTCGTAGGTCCCATAGCGCGCGCTCGACTGCGTGTTCTCGTCGGCGTAGTGCTCCTGTTTCCAGTACGGAGGCGATGTGAGCACCATGTCAACGCCGGGGGGAGGCTCAAACTCTTCGGCAGCCACGCAGCTCAGCTCGACGCGCTTTTCAGATCCCGGCACGTAACGATCCACCCACCGCGCGAGCTCGTGCAGCCCTTGGAACGATTTCGTGCTCGGCTCGCAGGCGATGTACCGTGCCTTGGCCGAGGAGGTGAGCGCCCCGAGCATGCGCCCTCCCCATCCCCCGCACGGGTCGAACACGGTGCCCCCCTCGGGGCAGTAACGGTCCACGAGGACCTTCGCCACCGAGGGTCGGAAGTTGTAGACGCCCGACAGCCGGTAGCGGAGCCCTCTGCGAACGCCGGCCGCGTTGGGGACTTGTCCACGCTCAAGCACCCCCTCAAGGACACGGCGCAGCTCTGTGTCGTCGTCGAACATGGCCTTCGGACTGACGCGGCTCCCCGCGTTGTGGGCGTCCCAGATGTGAGGCATGAACGCCTGGCAGCTAGACTGACCCACCTGCCGCGCCTTGAGGGTGTCTCTTTGCAGGATGTGGCCGAGTTCAAGACGCGCGAGGGTAGACAAGTCCTCTGGCCGTGCGACGTGATAGGGGAACCCGGCACCTCTCCAGAAAGCGAGCAGATCATCAACTAGCTGATTGTCACCCTTCGCCCATGCCTTGCAGCGCTCGCGAAGTTCCTTCGGCAGCGATATCCTCTCGCTGGTCTGGATCTTCGGAAGCGGCCGCACTTCCTTCGGCCAGAATCGTTCCGGGAGCTTGTGCAGCATGTCGGGGGTGATATGCGGAGCGACTATCTCGAACAGGCGCCTTGCTGAGGCGGCTCGAATTTTGACCATCTTGCAGGTGGGATGGTGAGTAGTGACGTAGATCCTCAGGTTGAATCGCCTTCCCAGACCCTCCGCAATCTCCTGTGCTTGCTCTTCCGAAAAGTCCCCCACAGCGAAAGCCGGGATGCCGCCGTCCTCCAAGGTTCCATCATCGAAATACCAGAACGCCAAGGACCTCTCCGTCAGAGACTCGATGATCGAGGGCAGGAATACTTTCTCGCCGTTCGGATAGAGCAGCCGCCGCATCGCTTTAAGCCAGACGTGCTGGTCTGTGCGGAACCCGAAGCCGGCCCGTACCTCACCGGAGTCGTGCATCTGCTTCTCCTCGTAGAACATGGGGCGCGAAATCGGGGACAAAATGTCGTGGACGTGCTTGAGGTAGGCGTGCGTGACCTTGAAAATCCCTCGCTCAAGCAGATGCCCGTCGCCCAGCATCGACCCGATGATGACCTCCTTCTGCTCTTCGGTGAGCTCAACGACCGACGTTGACCGCTCCGTCTTACTGATCGCCTCGATGCCCCACAGTTTCCGGAGCCGTTGGATCGCGGACTTTTTGACGCCGTAGTGCTTGGCGATTTGGCGCTCGCCCATACGGCTGTAGAGGTCCCGCAGGATGGCGGGCGTCACGTCGTCGAGAGACGGCCCAGCATGGCCCTCCTGCCGTTCCCTCCTCTGTCGCGGGGTGATGGGGCCGATGCCCCAACGCTTCCTCAAGCGCGCCACAGCAACGTCGCTGAACGCCGTCTCAAGGCCAAGGTCAGCGGCCACCTTCGCCGCGATCTGCGCGTCGGTCAGCAGATCCTCTTTGTAAAGGCGCCGCAGTTTCATCTCATCCAGGGCCTTGGAGAGCATCCCGTATTTGGTGGCCATACTCGGGATACTACCGAACCCATGCCCGAACGTCCAGACTAACGGATGAGTCCAACCGTAGACGTAGAAAAGGCCACTCCGGCGAACCGGAGCGACCTTCTCAGATCAGTCGCTATTCCTAGCGAGTGACCGTCAGGCGCGTCAACCCACGTGGGTTGTAGGCCCCAATGCCAAGGTTCTCGAACACACTGAAGCCAATGGTTCTAGCCTTCGGATCGTCGGCAGACAGAACGGTCAGCTCCGTCCTGACCGGGATCCTCCCGAACATCTCGGGTTCGCAACACACGTACACGGTGCCCGCGGGCACGATGCGGCTCGTGATGACCTGGGAACCCCAGAGGGTGGCCTGGAGGCCGGTCTTGAGCAGTGTCGCCTGGCTCTCGATGTCCAGGATGTCCCGACCGAACTTGCGGATGTCGGCGTAGTCCCGAGCGTTCAGGTACACGCGCGCGACCCGGAGGTCGTGGCGCTCGATGAGCGCGAAGGCATCGGCCAGCACCGCACCGGAGATCGGAGCGACCACCGGGATGTCGGGGTTGGTTCCACCGGGGATCGAGTCGAACCCGTTGGTGGCGATGGCATCCAGAACGGCGAACACTCGCTCGTCCTCGGCGGCCTGGATCTGCGCTCGCGCGAGGTTCTGGGCACGCTCGATGAGGTCGAAGCGGCGCTCCTTGATCTGGGTGAGGGGAATCTCCGGGTTCGAGGCGATCTCGAACAGCGGGAAGATCACGCGACGCGGCTTGGTGACCGCGATGATGTTCTCGCCCTCTTCGCCGACCACGAACGCGGTGACGTCGGGGTCTTTGTCGTAGATGGGCAGAGCACCGTCGGGGAGTTGCTCGACCAGGAAGGTCTTGCGTCCCACCGAGGTGTAGTCTCGCCGAGTACGGAGAGGCTGCGTCAGCGACGCGGCCAGCTTGGCACGACCCGCGGGGGTCTTGATGTACTCGGAGATGAGTCTTTGCTTCACAGCGTTGGAAACACCGGTCATTGTCTCTTCTCCTTTCCTAGACGCGCTGGTCGTAGACCAACTCGAACTGCTCCGAGTCGGGCGGCATCTTGAGGATGCCCAGCAGGGTGGAGGCCGCCGCACCGTTTGCGACCTGGGACGTGATCGTCGCGATGTCGAGGGACACCGCGGCGCCGGTTTGGGTGGTGACACGCATCATCAGGTAGCCGTTGCGCGAAGCGACGAGTTCCTGACCGGCCGTGTAGATGAGGTCGTCGCCCGCGGCGAGCGGAGCGGCGGCGGCCAACGCCTGCGTCTCGAAGAGTTGGTTCCCGTAGGTTCCCTGGGCGGACACGTAGGTGTTTTTGCCCGAGGCGGGTCCCGGCTGGTTCTCGAACGCGTTCCCGACAGCCGTGTTCACGAACACGCCGAGAGGCTGGATGAGGATGTTGTCGGGGGCGCCCGGCTCGACCGGACCTCCGATGAAGTTCGACCCTTGGTCGGGTCGGGTGAAGGCGACGCTGCCGCTCAGGACACCGAGCACTCCGGTGTTGGTCTGAGTGGAAATCGTGCCTGCGGTGGTGACGATGGGCGGGTTGGTCTGAGTGAAGCCATCCGCCGTCAGAACGCCGGTGGCGTTCCTGATCCCTACGTGCAAAAGACGCAGGGCAGCGGAGCTCTCGGTCCACCCACCACTCGCCTGTCCAAGCATCGGCATTTGCTGTTGCTCCTTGTTTACTGGCTGAGTGAGGTGGGGTTCGTGTCGGCGGACCTGGGAATCAGAGTCACTTCACGCTACCGGCCCGAACCATTCACATATAGGCGCCCTGGATAGGGGCTTTACCGAGGTCGAAGGGGCTTATAGGGAAACTAAAAACCCCTTCGACCTGGAGGGGCCGTTCGACTAGCGCGAGCGGGGGAGTCCGAAGACCTCGGCGACGTCGGGAGCGGTGTCCCAGATCTTGCCGAGCTCGGCGATCTCATCGTGGGCAGCCTTGGGCATGCCCGCGACGTTGCCAAGCGACTTGGCGCCGGCGGAGGCGGCCTTGGGCTGCGGGCGCAGCTTGGGGGCGCCGGCCTTCTTGCCGCCCTTCTTCTCGTCGGAGCCGAAGTCGAAGTCGTCCTTCTCGGCCTTCTCGTCGGTGCCGGCGTCGGCGTCCTCGGGCTCCTCCTTGGACTCCTCCTCCATCTCCTCTTCCTCGCCGCCCTTCTTGGCGGTCTTCGGGAGGTCGAGGTCGGCGTAGAGCGCGAGCAACTCGTCGTCGGCGGAGGCTTCCTTGTCGGACTCCATGAGGCCCATCGGGTCGGTGCCCGCGGTGATCTCGATGTCGTTCTCGGTCGGGTCGCCCTCGCCGGCCTTCTTCTCCGAGCCGTTGCTCTGTGCGACGACGGGGGTGTGTGCGGCGGGATCGGGGTTGACGTTGCCGCCCTCGCCCGACTGGATATCCGCGCCCTTGGCGAGGGGATCCCGGTTGTCCTCGGCCTTCTTGCCGGCCATGACGGACATCTCCTCGTCCATCTCCTCGAGCATGGCGCGGAGCATAGCCTCTTCCTCCTCTTCCTCCTCTTCCTCCTCCATGGCGCCCTTCTCGCCGGAGTAGCTGTAGTCGGCCTTGTTCTGGTCGACGCCGTCGCCGTCCATGTCCTCGGCCATGAGGTAGGCCATGAGTTCCTTGTCGCTCATGCCCTCGTCCTCGTCGTCGTCGGCGCCAAAGAAGTGGCCCATCGCCTTGACGATGCGGCCAAGCGCGCCATCGATCTTGTCGAGGCGGGCGGTCATCTCGTGAGCGGCCTTCTTGCCGCCCTCGTCGAAGAGTTTGGTGCCCTCCGACTCCTCGCCCTTCTCGAAGTCCTTCTCGAAGTCCTTGTCGTCGTCAGCATCCTCGCCGGCGAGGACGGAGAAGGTCTCCATCGCCGCCTTGAGTTTGGCGTCGTCGAGGTCCATGAGCCGCACGGCGCGGTCCTCGACCGCGCTGACCAAGGCGTTGGGCAGCATGGCCGACGCGAGGCGGACGCACAGTGCGGCGCGCTGCTCGGCGAGCTGCTTGAGGGATGCCTGCTTGCCGCCACCCTCCGCCATCGCCTGCTCGGGCTTCTTCTGGAATTCCGAAGTGGCGGGATGGTCGAGTTTCTCCGTCGTCAGGTTGCCGGGCATCGCCGGAGACGGAGACTCGGGCTCCATCGGCTTGTGGAGGTCTTCCGCCCACGAGATAGTGTCGCCGTTCTCGTACTTGTCGGCGTCGGGATCAGGGTAATAGGCTGGGGACGCAGGGCCTTCGGTGCGGTCCACCGCAGGCATCTGCGGAGGCGGCGAAGCCTTCTTGCCCTGCTCGGCCAGTTTTCGGGTGAGTCGTTGACGTGCCATCGTGGTTTCTCCTCTTGGTGTGCCTGGCTAGAACCGGGTCTGCTTTCGCAGCGAAAGGATTCGCCCAAGACGCACCAAGGTCTTGGCTTCTCCCGTTTGTGGTTTGCGACCGAGCACCTCGGCACAGCGCGCGAGGTACTTATCGAGGGACGGATGCCCGTCGGTAGACCCGACCCGGAGAGCGGTCCTGTAGAGATCCCTCGAAACTTGGAAGTCGTGGGTCTGCTTGAGCCGGGCGATCCCGTCGATCAACTCCACGTCGGACCGGGCGATGCAAAGCAGCGCCTCGGTCCCGGCGGCCAGCTTGGCCATGGCCGCCTGGTGGTTGATGTTCTCGTTGGTGGAGGTCTCGAGTTCGGCGGGCGAGGGCTCGTCCTTGTCGCCCTCGTCGCCCTGCATCTTGTCGCGGAGCTTCTTCTTGATCTTGTCGAGGACGTACTTCTCGACCGCGTCCTCGAGATCCTTCATCGGGTCCGCGTCCTCGCCCCCGCCCGGGTCGCCTGGCATCCCGGGCATGCCGCCTCCGGCGTCGTCTCCGGCGTCGTCTCCGGGAGGAGCGGTGAGCTGCGCGAGGCGAGCGTGCGCGAGGCGGGCCTGGCGACGCTCCTCGGCGAGCTCGGCCGCGGTCTTGGATCCCTCGAAGCTGACGGTCATGTCGCGCGCGGCCTTGGCCATCTCGTCCTCGCTGGCCGTCCACTGGCGCGGGGGCTCCGAGAGGAGGCGCTGCATCTGGCTGCGTGTGTCGAGGTTGATACTGTCGGGCTGCAGGATGTTGCGCATCACGGCGCCCTGGAACGCCGGGACGTCGACCCAGGATGCCTCGATGAAGGTAACGCCACCCGTGGGGTCGAGCGTCTCGTGGCCGCACAACTCGGCGACCCGAAATTTGTTGCCAAGCTGGTCGTACTCGTACTGGCCCTTGCCATACTTGACGTGCTCGCAGTTGTGAACGGCAAGGCCCTCGACCACATATGAATGATCGCCCTCGACCCCGAAGTTGTGGACCGGACCAGAGTAGGGCTCGCAGGAGACGCCCCGAACGCGGTAAATGAGCCAGTTACCGACGCGCTTGAACCCATCGGTCACGGCCGACATCGTGACACGGGCTGTCTCCCGGTCAGAGAACCTGACCTCATCACCGAACCCTTGAGGATCGGAGACCACAAGACCGAACGAGGGGAGCCACCCACGGTGGTCGCGTACGGTAACGGAACCGTCACCGTTCACCACTTGGTCGAGGGTCGCGCTGCGACCTCCAAAGGTGACCTTCTTGTACGAGTACAAGCCGCACCGCGCGGCTAAGATGTGCATCTGGTTCAACAGGTTGAGTGATGTAGTGGAGCCAACGATACCGACGTCCGCCTGCGTTGCATCACCGCCGAGCCACCCGAACAGGACGTGCTTCTGCACCTCAGGACTCCATCGGAGAATTGAGGGATCAAGACGTTTTTCGTGCGAATACTCGCCGCAGTACCGGAAAAAGAACTCGGCGACCTGGGCATCCATGAAACGGACATCCACGGACCCGCTGTCCTCTGTGCTGCCGGAATTCCGGTTCCGATGCACCCGGACCGACCTGTCTGCGCTCCCCACCCACTGCCGGTTGCAAACCTTGCACTGGTAACAGTCATCGGCCCCTTTCTTGAACCGGACGTTGTACGCGTACTCCGAGGGAGCCCGGCACCCCGGGCACATGACGTCAGAGGAGACCGACCGGCTCGTGCTACGTCGATGGACCGGAGTCACGCTGTCGCGGGCGACCAAGGTGCGCCAGTTTTCCGACGAAACCCGTCGCTCGTCGCGGCCGAACTCCTCGTTCAGGAGCTTCTCCACCTCAGCCGCGAGAGTGTCATGCTCGTGGTGGCCGAATGTGAAACTGACCCCGACCCTCTCACTGTCCCGCTTGATGAAGGATCCCTCGGCCAGGAAATAGCCAATAAGCCGCGCCCTGTTGACGGTAGCGTCGTCTGTGTTCTCCGTCTCCTGCGGGATGGGGAAAGCGAGATAGTCCCCAGCCCTGAGGTCTCTAGCCGCGACGAATTCCAAGTCCACGTCGAACAGGCGTTTATAATCCCCCATCTCCACGACGTTCACGGCATAGGGATTCGGGTTTTGCAGCCGCGTGTTGTGGCCTGGGAGGAACCGGCGCCGGAACGCCTTCACCGAACCGCGCTCGTGCTCCACCGTACGCCGAAGCGGAGCTCCACAGCCGCACGCGCAGATCTGTGCGGGTCGGAGCGTCCAGTACGGATGGTTGGGGGTGGAGCGCAATCCAACTGGGACCCCGTCGACGTCGAGCGAGATGAGATGCCCCTCGTACGGACGGCGCATTGTCTCTGTGACGGCGCCCGTCAAACCTGTGTGGGTAACGACGGCATCTCCCTCGACAATCTCCTCGATCGGCACGTACCGTCCGTCCGCCAGGAGCACACGGGTGCCGGGAGGGAAACACATCTCGGTCTCGTCCGCAGCCACGTTCCCGCACTTCGTGCAGATCGTCTCCGTGACGCTGCAGCCCATGCTCATCGTGCCCATGCGGCCCGACTCGATGTCGCGGATCAGGCTCGCGTGGCGACGGCTCGTGGCGATGAGGATGTCGACGTAGACCGAGTCGCCGATGTCGCGGGCGGCGGCGTCGATGATGCGGCCCTTGGACTGGTCCTCGATCTGGACGTGCTCCACGAAGTTGTGGGCGCCGACGAAGGTGCGGTAGCTCTTGAGCAGCACCGGGCGGTCCCACGCGTCGTGGTTGTTGTTGATGTAGATGTCGCACTTCGGGAGGATGTGGTAGTTCGCCCACCGCCGATTCACCCGACGTCCCATCTCGCTGACGTTGCCGAGTTTGACGTTCGACACCTCGGAGGTGTCCACCGACGCCACGATGGTCGCGTGCGTCAGGAGATACTTCTCCGGGGAGAACTGGTCCTGGAGGATCTCCGACGCCTGCGCCACGAGGTTCGGCGAGCTCGAGGCGGTGCGGACGCGGCCCCTGGCACGCTGCACGAAGTTCCCCCAGTAGTCGATCGACCACGAGGGCTGTGTCACGTCCGCGCGGGCGTACTTGAGGAAGGCCATCTCAGCAGGCTCCTTCCGCGGGCGCGCAGTGGTCGTCGAGGATGTCCGAGGCCCGGATCATGAACAGGCACCGCGGACACGCGTGGAGTTTGACCATCTGGCCGTCCTCCATCTTGTAGGAGGCGCGACGCAGGGTGCCGCCGCACGCCTTGGCGGGGCAGCCGTAGCTCCCGCTCGCGTGCTCGTTCCGGCTCACGCGGTACTTTCGGTCGCGCGCGTGCCAGTAGAGCGACTTCTTCACGAAGGCCTGAGCGACGCGCTGCGTCATCACGCTGCGGCTGGCGGCCTGCTTGCCCCCGACGCCGTCGGGGCCGACCTCGTGGACGAGCTCGACCTGGGGGACCTTGCGCTCGATCGTGTTCGTCGCGGGAGCGCCCACGGCCACGTCGCCGGAGATCCCCGCGCCGCCGGGCACGTCCTCGTGCATCGGGGAGATGAAGGGGTTGTCGCCCGGGTTGACAATCTGGAGGGACTCGACGGGGATGCGGTACGATGTGTGCGGGAACTGGACGTCGCACATGCCGATCCCGGGCCACGTCGCGACGACGCGCCCGATGTCGGTCGCCCCGCCGTTCACGAGCCGGACGGAGTGCCCGACCTCGAACTCCTGGCCTCGGGCCTGCCAGTTCCCCTCGTCTGCGCGTCGTTCCATAGTCCCTACGCGGTCAGGCTGTAGCCGTGATCCGCGGCCTCCTTCCCCTTGTCGTCGGTGCGGTGGCCCGGGACCCACCCCTCGTCCTCGTCGCCCTCCTCCTTCGGTCCCTTGGACTCGTTGCCGGGGACCCGCGACTCCGCCGTGAGGACGTAGCCGTGCTCGGGGACCGGGACCGACGCCTTCTTGTCGTCCTTCTTGTCGTCCTTCTTGTCGTCCTTCTTGTCGTCCTTCTTGTCGTCCTTCTTGTCGTCCTTCTTGTCGTCCTTCTTCGCCTTGGCCTCGTCCTTCTTCTTCTGCGCGTTCTCGAGGAACTCGGGCGGCAGGCCGGCGGTGAGGCTGTAGCCGTGCGCGCTGGCCTCGACGTCGACCTCCTCGACGTCGCCGGGCTCCACGACCTCGACCCCGGACTCCTCAACCTCGGGGGCCGTGGCCTGGGCCGGCTCGTGCTCCTTCATGCCCTCGCGGATGGCCTTCTCGGCCGCGTCGCAGATCTTCTCGACCGCCTTGGCGCTGGCCTTCGCGGAGATGTCTCCCTCCTTGCCGGCCCTCGACTCGCGCATGTCCTTGACGGCCCCCGCGATCCTGCGGAGCGCCTCGATCGCCTCGCTGACGAGGGTCTCGACGTGGTGCTCAAGGGCGCGGCCCATGCAAGCCCCGACCTCGTTGAGATAGGAGACCCGGTGCGGTCGCTTGAGTGACTCCCGGATCTTCTCCGTCTGCGCGTGCAGGAACCCGTCGAACTCGAGAAGATGTTCCTTGGCCCCCCCGACGTACTGGACGTGCTCTCGCGCGGAGTCACAAGCATCCTTGAGCCTACCTGCCGCGACCGCCTGGTCCTTGCCGGCGTCCTTGGCCATCACCTCGGCGACACGGCAAGACCGGGTGAGTTCGTTCTCAAGATCACCCAGCTTGTCGATGTACGCTCGGGTCTGGTGTAGGGAGAGTGCCATTCGTGCTTCCCAGGGGGGCTACTAGCCGGCGGCGACCGGGACCTTGACGTCGTTGGTGCTCAGGAGTTTGGCCATCTTGGCGATGAGCGCCGAGGCGGCCTTGGCGTTCGAGAACATGCCGTCCTGCTGGACCTGGCGAAGCTGGTCGAACTCGTCCTGCTTGAAGACGTCCATGTAGGGCTCGTCCTGGTTGCGCAGGAGGGCGCCGGACTGCTCCTCCCCGATCTCCGCGGGGTTGAACTCGTTCGGCTTCACGTCCTCCATCGTGTAATTCTTCTTCGGGTCCATCTGGGCCCGCTTCGACAGGGCGGAGGCGTACCTGGCCAGCTCGGGGTCCTTGAGGGTGCCGTCTTCGGTGCGCTCGACGCCGGCACGCTTCTCGACGTGGTCGGAGAGGATGTCGCAGCGGAGGGCGAAGTCCTTGGCGATCTTCGCGGAGAGCCTCAAGGTCTCGGTCTCGGACATGAAGAGGGTGGCGAGGCGATCGAGGTCGGCGGTGACCTGCAGGGCGCCCTGTTTCGTGAGCTGATTCGGCATTGAACTTCTCCTGGCGTGTCAGCGAAGAGGTTTGGTTGCTGACGAAAGCGGGCGCGCATAGGACCCTCAAGATGGAGGGGCAGCCCTTCGTCCTATTTGGGCCGCGCTATAAGGCGAAAAACGGCGACTTCTGCACTTTTTCTGGGAGGCAAACCTCCCCCGAACGCGCCCGTCCGACCTCGACCGGAGTTTCTCGGGAGGATCTGACGACTCTCAGGTGCCCAAGGAGGACAAACCGTTCCAGTCAAGGGATCTCTGCATACTCGGAACCCTTCTAAGGAGCATTCAGGCCCCTAGAACCCACGTGGCCGGAGACCGCGTGAGGTTCTAGGGATGTTTTCGACCTTCAGGCCACGTCGAGCACGACGACGGGGCGAAGCGGGTCGTCCGGGTGGAACGACCGGACGTGCGCGAGCCAATCGCCAGCCATACGTCCGTGGCGACCGCGCTCAAGCCACACCTGGGCAACGCGCTCAACCGCGAAGCGGGTCGGGCCGCGCTCCTCGAAGTCGCCGAACTCGGCGGAGAATTCCTCGCCGGGAGCCTCGCCCCCGCGCGCCGGCTTCTTCTCGTCCTCGTCGCCACCCTTGTCGGCGTAGCGCTCGGCCTCGTCGCGCTTCTTGAAACTCTTGGGGACGCCGTCCTCGTTCTTGGCGCGCCAGTTCCCCTGCTCGGTCCCCCAGACGTCGCCGGGGCCGTGCTCCTCGTCGTCCTTGACCTCCTCAGAGTCCGCACTCTCGGGAGTTTCACGATCGGAGGTCTCTGCCTTCTCATGCTCCTCCCTGGAGCGTGGCTCCTTGGCCTTCTCGTCGGGGTGCGGCAGCGTCTCCTGCTCGAGCACCTCACGCTCGCCGGTCTGCACGAAGTGGTTGAGCACCGCGGAGGCAGGCGAAATCACCACCTTGTCGAACTTGTCGCGGATCGTGTTGAGGATGGCCTTCGCCTTCTCGCGCAGTCCGGTTCCCTTCTTGGGATCGAACGTGCCCTCGACCATCTCGAGGTCCTCAGCCGAGGGCTGCTCGCCGTTCCTCTGCGCCTCCGCGATCCGCTCCTGCGCCTCGAGCACCTTCTCCATGCGGGGCTTCATCCGGGAGGTCGCCTCGCCGAGCACCTCGGCGCGCGCCTCGGGGTCGTCGGCGTCGGCGATGCCGGCCGCCTGCATGGTGTCGCGCACGGCCCGGTCTCCCCACTGGTCGTTGAGGATGTCTTGGACCAGGAAGTCCTTCATCATCGCTCGCAGGACGTCGGGCGTGCCGTCGTTCTTCATGAGGTCGACGAGGTCCGCGTAGCCATGCTCCTCGTCGCCGCCCGTGGTGAGATCGCCGAGCTGCTCAAAATTCATGTCGTCGAGCCCCTCCTGCATCTTGCGGCGCGCCTGCTCGGCGAAGTAGTCCTCGGTCGTCCTGAACAGCTCGGACCCCTTCCCGTCCACGACCATCTGCTTGACCAGCGCGGCCATGCCCTTGCTCGGCTGCGGACGACCTGGGAGCGACTCGCCAGTCACGGCGACCTGCGCGATGTTCATGCCGGTCAAAATCGCGTTGAGCTCCTGCGCCCGGTTGGTCTCGGGATCGAGACCCTTGAGGGCCCGCGCGACCTGATCGGCCGCGCGCCTGCGCAGGGACGACGGGAGGCGCTCGAACTGCTTGAACGCCGCCTGCGCCCGCTCCGAGTACTTCTCGGAGTCCATCTCGGTGACGCCGACCGGCGTCCCTCCGATGTTCATCGGGTTGCCCACGATGCGCTCGGCGTAGCTGAGTTGTGCGAGGCGCTCCGCGAGCTCTTTCGGGTCGGTGAGGCCGTGCAGATCTCCGAACTTGGCGGCTCTCGACGCGACGTCGACGGCCTCCTCGGAGCTTGGGTCCATCTGCTTGAGATTCTTGAGCGTGTCCTGGAAATCGATCGAGAAGCTCTCGACCTGCGCCTCGTCGAGGTCGTTGAGGGCGCCGCCGATCTGCGTGGCGAGGTCGGGGGGAAGCCGCGTTTCCTTGCCGAGCATCTCCTCCATGTTGGTCTGCGCGCGCTCGACGGCGCGCTCGACCTTCTTGGCCCGCTCCTGGCGCAGCTTCTCCTCGCGCTTCTCCTTGGCGAAGCCCGGGTCCTTGCGCTCGCGCCTGAGCTCGTCGACGCGCGCCTTGGCGTCCGCGTGCTCCTCCTTCTTGTCGTCGAGCTCGTCCTGCTTGCGCCCCATCTCGCGCTGCATCTTCTGCATCGAGTCGAGTAGCTGCTGCCTGCCGGGGCCCTCTCCCATGTGAGGCAGGTACTCGTCGCGCTGCTGATTGATCTTGGACTTGAGGTCCTTGATCTCGTCGGTGAGGTCCCCCATCTGGGCCTCGATGTCGCGCATCTCGTCGCGCGCCTGCTCGAGCTCGACGTGCACGTCCTCGGTGGTGCGCTCCTTGTCCTCCTCGGTCTTCTTCCCCTTGTCGGTGCCCTCCTCCTCGGGCTGCTGCTGGCCCCGCCACTTCTCGCGGATCTTGGTCTGCTCGTCAGGGGGCAGCGAGGTGAAGCCGACGTCGTTCCCGGTCTCGGGGTGCTTGAACTTCTGGTTCTTGACCCACTCCTCGAAACTCAGGCCGCTCTTGGGCTGCACCGGGGCCTCGGCCATGACGTGGCGCAGGGCCACGCGACGCGCGACCTTGTTCCACTTCATGGACAGGTCGGGGTCTCCCTTGTCGCCGCCGCCCATGCCGTCGAGGTCAGGGTCTTCCTCGTCCAGAGTCCGGTTGTCGCGGAGGTCGTAGCGCGGAGGCTTCTTCTTGGGCTCCGTGCGGAGCATCTTCTCGACGGCCTCATCCTCCTTCTCCGCGGGCGACTTCGTGGCCGTCTTCGCCTGCGGAGTCCTGATCATCGCGTCCTGAAAGCGGAAGTCCTTGTTGCGCCCCTTGTTGGGCCCCTTGTTGGGCACGAAGCCCATGCCGCGGTACCACTTCTCGAGGTGCTTCTTCGACGAGCCGAACTCGGAGGTCGGGGTGAACGTCACGGTCACGCCGTTGCTGTCAACCCAGTCGAGCGTCTCCTCCATTGCTCTCGAGGCGCTGCCCGACCCGCGCCTGTCCTCGTTCACCCGGATCAGGTCCACGGACATGTGGCGGTGCTGCGGACGGTAGGCGGCGTGGGAATCTGTGAGGCTGTGCCTCTCGATCATAGACTTGCGCAGAGCGTCCCACTCCTCGCGGCTCGGGGGCTCGCGCTCGGGCGCGTCCTCGTCGTCGACGCCCATGACCCTGGCCTCCCACTCTTCGCGGGACAGAGCGGGACCTCCCTCTCGGCGCTTGCGCTGCACGTAGGCGTCGTAGGTCGGAGCGGCGAGCCTCGCGTTCGGGCGCGGCCGGTACTGCTCCTCGGGCGAATTGTCGACGTGCCGGCACATGTCGCAGCGTGTCCCGCACCGCCAGTACTCCTCGGAGTCAAAGGGGTAGCCGTCGTCGAGACCGTAGTGGTCGAGCAGCACGTTGAGGCAGCGCTCGCAGCTCTTCGCGGCGACCATGATGGCGTCGCCGACGTCCCACTGTCCGCTGCGCACCATGGTGTTGACGAGGTCGGTCGGGTACGACGACTCGCCCGCGCCTACGTCGGTGCTCGTGCCATCCTCGTTCAGACGTAGGATGCTGTGGTGCAAGACGTGGGGGAACTGGCTGTGCATGTACTCGGCGCCCTCGGGGGGCTGCCACGTCTCGTACTCGCCGAGGTCGCCGCCGCCGAGGCGGTTGCCATGGGCGTCCTCGTACCAGAGGATCGTGAAAATCTGGGGGTCGAACTCAAGCCCCTCGACGTGAGGGCGCGGACGCTCGTGCTCTCGGGCGATCCGGTAGACGGCCGGCGCGTTGCGGAGCCACCACCGACGGTCTCGGGACACGAGGACCGGGGCAACCCCGGCGTGCGCCAAAATGAGGCGCTCGGTGTCGGTGCCGAGGAGCGCCGCCGTGCGCATGATTTTGGGGTCCGACGCCTTCCTCGTGTGGCTCTCGTTGACGGTGCCGTCCTTCATGTAGCCGTCCTCCAAACCCGGCACGAGGTACTGGCTGCGAAGGGTCGAAGGATCGTGCCCCACGGCCTCCGCCGTCGCTTCGAGGGCCTTCTTGAACTCGTCCTTGAGTTTCTTCTCGCGCTCCTTTCTGTCCTCGGGGAGTTTGCCCTTACGGACCTTGCGGAGTTGCGCCTTCATCTCGCGGTTGGCGTGGAACCCACGGAGGTCCTTCGCGGTGATGTCAAGCGGCTCGAGGTACTCGTTGACCTCCTGCGCCGAGACGCTCAGGACGCAGTCGTTGGGCTTCTTGCCCTTGCACGCCTCCTTGAGCGCCGAGACAACTCGCGGGTTACTGATCTTCTTCTTCTGCTCGACGCCCGACTTGCCGACGTAGGAGACCGTGACGGAGCCCCGGCCGAGGGTGATGTGCTTGACGCGCCAGGTTGTGACGCCGAAATGGCCCTCCTTGGCGCTGTCGTCGTTCCCGACGCGCTCAAACGTCTCGTCCATGAGGCCCACGGCCAACGCGAGATCGCGGGTCTTTTCGTCCTTCGACTTCACGTCCTTGCGGACCTTGGTCTGGAGTTTCTTCATCTGGCGTCGCAGCTTCTCGACGCGCTCCGCCTTCTTGCGGTTGCGGTCGGCCACCTGACGGTCGCTGTACTCGTAGACCGTCATCTCGTCCCCGTCCTTGGTCTTGACCTTCTTCTTAGACTTGTAGCGGACGGCGATGGCGGAGCACGTCGCCATCTTGCCCAGGTCAGGCTCGCGGGCCTCCATCTTGTCGCGGTAGCGGAACACGCGGACGGGGATCTTAGGCTCGCGATCATCGGGCAGCAGGTTGCGACGCCGCACCACCTCCGCGTGCTCAGGGACGAGGTACAGGAACAGCGCGGGGTGCGTGGTGTCGATGGTGAGCTGGCTCGTCGTCCGCATCTTGTCGGTGACGCGAACCGGGTTGAAGGGGCTGTCGGCGTCGTGAATCGCCTTGACGAGGGCCACCGCGGCGGCCTCGGGGCGTCGCACGTCCTGAAGGCGCTTCTGGGCCTCCCACCGGCGCACGATCGAGCTGACGTAGTCGTCGCCGTGCGTGTAGCCGGCGTCCGGGTAATTCACACCGTGGTTCGTCCGCGTGTTGACGCGGTCCGAATCGAGCTCAGTGACATGCGCAGGGTGATTCTTGCTGCACTCGATGCTGAACAGCTTGTTGCCGTCCGCCACAAACGTGTGTCCCCGGATGCCGCCGTTGTCGGTGCGCAGGGATCCCACGGCGTCGTCGATGTTGTCAAACGCGAGCGCGCGGTAGATCTTGGGGCCGTCCTTGGAGGTCAAGGGCCTCTTGCCCTTGCCCTTCCCCGGCGACTTTTTCTTGCCCTCGGCCTCGTCGCGTACGACCATGAGGGTGGTGTTGACGGCCGCGATGCCGTGCTCGTTGACCCCCTCGAGGTAGCCGGTGACCGTGTCGAGGACGACGGCCATCTCGGTGCCGTCCTTCTCGATGTGCACGATCTCGAGCTTCGCGTCGTAGGCTCGGTCGCGGTTCTTGAGCAGGCACAGGCTGTCGCCGAAACGGCGCCCCGCGATGATGCACGCCTCCCTCAGCATGGCGGTCTTCTTGACGGACCTTCCCGAGTCGAGCACGACGATCTCGGACGTGTACGGCTTGCCTCGCACCTCGGTCACCGTGACGACCCCGTCGTAGCCGTCCTTCTGGAGCGCCTTGGTCAGCGCCTGCCCGCGCTTGCGGTACCGTCGCTCGAGCTGCGCCTTCCACGAGTTGTCGTCGTAAATCAGCCCGTCGGGGTCGGTGTTGACGGCGAGCACGAGAGGGTTGTCGAGTTTCACGGTGCCCGTGACGTATCCGGGCAGCGGGTCGTCGTCGTCGTCGTCGGTAGTTTTGTGCGTGACGTAGAACCCCGCGGGCTCGATCTTCTGCTGGTACGGGTCCGACCCCTTCGGGGCCCGCGGTGCCTTCTCGGTGTTGCGCAGGAACTCAAACTCGACCGGCGTGCCCGTCTCGAACTTGCGACCGCGCTCCTCGACGGTGCGGAGGGGCATCTCGTCGGACCTCCGCGAACTACTCCAGCGCTCGTAGACCTTCCGCTGTTCGGCGTCCGGCAGCGAGTCGAAGACGACGTCGTTGCCCGTGTCGGGGTTGCGGAAACGCTGCCCCTTCACCAAGTCGAGAAACTCCCTGGAGTACGCAGCCTGCTTGCGCCGGTCGGCTCGCCAGATCTTGTAGAGACCGATGACGCGGTTCTTCTTGCGGCCCTTGGGGATCGGCTCGATCTCCACGGACGGCACCCCGCGATCGTCGTCGAACAGGCGCACGACCCGGCCGCGCTTGTTCTTGCCGAACAGCACCTCGTCGCCGACCTTGAAGTCGTCCTGCGCTGCCAGGTGGCGCATGGCCACGCGTGCGACGAGAGCACTCACCGGCGCAGCTCCTCGATCACCCGGTCGGTCAAGTGTTGTCCCTTGACCGCGAGCTTGGGGTCCTGGAGGATGATGTGACGAGCCGTCGGCACGATGTGACGACGGTCGGGCCCGGGCAGCTTGAGGACGTCGATGATGCGGGGGTTGTCCACGGGCGGCTTGATGAGTTTCTCGACGAGCGCGACAGCGTCCTTCTCGGGCATCGAGACGGTCAGGGCTCGCAGGCGGTCGCGTCCCGACGGATCGAGGAAGGAGATCGGCGTGGAGGCGGGCACGCCCAGCTCGAGCAGGTCGAGCAAGAACTGCACCTTTCGGTTGCGCCGGAGCTGGTTCGCCATGTACGCGGCGAAGGGCTTCTGCTCCTGGATCATCTCGGACACCACGTCGAGCAGCCCGAGCATCTTCATCTCCTTGAGGGAGCGCCGGGCGGTCGGCTGGTTGAGGACGTCGTTGACGAGGATGGACGCGACGGCCTCCCATGGCATGCGCTTGAGCTTGGGCGCGTTCTTGCGGATCGACCGGATCACGTCGGGAGGGATCTTGAACCCGTACTTGCCCGTGAACTTGATAGCCCGGAGCATGCGCGTGGGGTCGTCGGAAAACACCCGGTCGGGCTCCTGCGGGCACTTGATGACGCGGCGCTTGAGGTCGGCTCGGCCGCACCCCGTCAGGTCGATGATCTCCGCCTTGTCGGGCCCGTGCGCCAGGTCGAGCATGCGCCACAGCAGCGTGTTGTGGACTACCACCCCGTTTGCAACGAAGGCCGGCTCGATCCCGTCACCCATCGAGATGTCGAATACGTCTTGGTCTCCGGCGTCCTCAACCGAGACGACCTCAACGTACTGGTATCCCAGTTCAAACAACCGTTGGAGTTTGACATGTTCACTTGCGCTGATAGCCATGAGGCTCGCCAGGAACTCCCCGAAATCACCGCGAACGTAAGCGTCGTGCAGAAGTCGTTTCGGACGGCGGAGCGCCTCCAAAATACCGCTTTCGGCGACCTCACCACCCTCGTCCGTTCGGTACATCGAAGGTCCTTGGTTGTTTCCGACCCGTGTCCTGCGTCCCTTCAAAAACCCTTGGAGGTGTTCTTTCGGGACCCCATACCGGTTCCGGCTCTTGCAGGTCTGCTGCGCGTAGTCGAACCCCTTGGTCACCATCCACGGCTGGATCTTTTCCCACAGGAGGGCCGAGTCCACGGCATTGAGGTAGACGAACCTGTCCTTCACCTTGCTCAGGACGCCGTGAGCACCGAGGAGCGCCTGCAACTGCTGTCGGACATGAGGCGACGCCGAGCAGAAGGTGATACGACCCGTGTCAAGTCGAATGGAGCCGTCACCCTCGAGGTAGGCGGCCAAGAAGGCCCACTGACTCCGCTCGTCGGCTTGGAGGATGGACCAAGGCACCACCTTGTGGTGAGAAGGAGACTTTCCATCCCGCGCACCTCCGCAGTACAGGCCCAGTTCATCCAGCCACCCCACAACTGCCTTGCTGTCGGCGTAGATGTCGTAGCCGTCTGAGTTCGCGACGAACTCGACGCCCCGCAAGACCCTCACCGAGCCCTTCTCGATCACCTTGTTCTGCAAAGGTTGGAACCCGAACACAGTGTTGAAACACTCGACGTAGCGGGAAATGAGAGCCCGATCCGAGTTGCTGAATGACACCCGCTTGTGTGTGTTCGATCCCTCAGCCACCACGCACCCGATCACGAACGCCAGCTCGGGCGTCATCGCTTCGGGTTTGTGCGCCGCCTTGAGAGTGCCGCGCTTCGGCTGTGCGGGGTCTTTCAACTCCAAAGTCAGCGGCTCCTGCCTCGTCACCTGCCGCACGGGAACGCAGAGAAGGTCGCCCTCTTCAAGTTGATCGGCCTGCACCCAAACGTGGTTGTGCCCTCGGAGGACCAAGACTGGATGGTGGTGCGTGCAGGAGAAGGAGTGGCCCCACTCGGTCGTCACCCGAAGCGTAGGGGCACAGCCGCTGTACTGCCACCCCACAGCCACCGCGGGACCGTCTTTCCCCGCCACGGTCAAATTGAGATCCTGATGGTCTCCCTTCTCTCGAGAGGCGATCTGGTCGATGCGAAGGATGCCCCTCTCCGTAGGAATGAGGGTGTCTCCGGCCATGCAGTTGAAGGTGAACTCCCGGCGCAGGACGTCCTCCTCGATCGTCGCGGGGGCGACCGAGTGGGGCTTGTACCCCTTGCCGCCGCTGCCCCCGTAGCTCTCCTTGCGGGCGTTGGCGATCTCGAGCACCTCGCCGTCGAGATCCTCGCCGCCCACGATCCACGGCCCCTTCACGGTCAGGATGGCGACGCCGTACTGGTTCGTCGTTACGTTGGTCGGCGCCGGGATGTTCCGGGCGATCTGCTTGGCGAGCCAGTCGGAGTCGCGGCCGGCCTTGGTCATGTCGATGACGATGTCGATGTCCTTGATCGGCTGGTTGATCAGAAAGTTGCGCACAGCCCCGCCCACGACGTAGGTGTCCCGGCCCACCCCGAGGCGACGGGTGAGATCGGACAGCCACTTCATCAGGGCCACGTTTTTGCGATGGACGGAGCCTTCCACGGTCAAGGATGCTACCCGACGCCGGATCCACGTCGAGGCGACCTTCGCCGCGGAGGGCCCCATCTTGAGCTTGTGGACCTCGGGGAGCCCCCAAACCTCCATCTCGTCGAAGGCCCATGATCCCTCGGGCACGGGGCCGTCCCACTCGGCGTCCATGCCGGGCATGTAGGCGAGGGTGACGTGGGGCTTGTACTCGGGGAAGCTGTCCCCGACCTCAATGCCCGCGTCGTGGAGCTCCTGCTTGACGCGGTGCTTGAAGCCCGACAGATCCTTGTCGAACTCGACGGCGACGTGCGGGACGCGGCGATCCTTGTCGTGGTGATCGAAGTACTCGAGTCCGTTGAGCCGCGCCTCGCACTTGGGCCACCACTTGCGGCAGCACTCGCGGAGCACCTCGACGAGCTTCTCCTGCTGCTTCTCGCCCTTGAAGTCGCCGATGTAGAGGAACGTGACGTGGCTCGGAGAGTCGTCGTTCTCGCCCAGGCTCGGAAACTTCTTCGCCAGGTCCTTGGGCAGCGGGATGAACATGCCGACGGACTCGCCGTCCCCGGTCTTGCTTCCCGTGGCCTTGGCTGTCTTGCCCTTGGGGTACTCGCCGTACTTCTCGCCCACGACGCCGTCGGGCACCCTGCGCTCGCGCACGATGTCCTTCGGCATCTCGGACTTCTCGTTCTTCCAGGCCTCGAAATGCTTCTCGCAGAACCAGGCGCGCCCGCGACCGTCTGCCCAGATGCCCTCGCGCTCGGGCGGCTTCTCGCATCCGGCGTGCATGCACTTCGACATGCTGTGACGGCTGGCGGCGTATCTCCAGAGCTGCGCCACCCGGATCGCGGTTTTCCGGCTGCCTCCGCGCCACTCCGCGAACTCCTTCTGCACCTGGGCGCGGAAGTGCGGACTCGTTTTGAGCAGCGTGGAGGCAGCTACCTCGGGGTAGCGCTTCCGCGTCTGCGGATTGGTGTTCAGGACCTTCTTCTTGCCACCGTCGTAGCGTTCCGCGAGGAACTGCTCCCACTCGGCGCTGGTGGGCTTGCCAGGGTCCTTGGGAGGCTCCTTCTTGGGAGGCTCCTTCTTGGGCTCGGGCTTTTTCTTCGGCTGCTCCTCGGAGGCCGGCCCCACACGCTCTCCGTGGAGCGCGTTCTTGCCTCGGCCCAACTGGCTCGACGGGCGGTCCACGAGGGCGAACAGGCGTCCTCGATCCACAAATCTCAGACCGTGCTTCGGGGCCACGTCCGAGAATTCCATGAGGGGGCCCGAGAACAGGGAGGAGCCGTCGGGCTTCTTGATGTGCACCTCGGTGTTCGTCACCTTGTCGGCCCACGCCTTGGCCTCGTCCTCCGTCTTGAACCCTTGCAAGACGGCGCCGCCCCTCTGCTGGTGCGCGATCGCCTTGTGCCGGTCCACCACGCGGACGGGGCCCGAGGGCCACTGGTTCGGGTTCACGTCGGCGACGACGGCGTAGTTGGCCTTCGCCTTCGCCACCCGCACGCGCAGCCAAGAGTTTGCGGCTTTCGTGAAGTTCTGAATTGCGGAACGCGGCACGCGGAAGGTCTCCGCTAGACGGGACGCGATAGACCGAAAACCGTCGCTAAAACCCGCTTGGCCGTGATCTTCGCCGGGCCTGTCGGGCGGCTTCCTCAGCGGCCGCGGCCTCCTGCTCGAGCATCTCGGCCTCGCTCTCCGCGAGCTCGCGGGCGTGCTCCACCTGATCCCTTGCGTGCCGTGCCTGCTTCCGGGCCGTCTCGGCCCGACCCTCGGCGATCTCGGCCTTGGCTTCGCCGAACGACTGCACCCGCATCTTGCGGCCTCCCGTCATTGGAGAATGCACATGGTCGGGAGGTACCGGAACGAAGGGCCCCGTCAGGTTCCTCGGATCGGCCGGCACCGTGATTCCCCCCATGTCGGGAATCGGAGGGCCTTCGTGGTAGGCCCCGCGCTCGGGGTATTCCTCGGCCACGCGATGACCTTCTCGGGCCTGCTCCATCTGGCGCTGGATGACGCCCCTGGTCGGCGCGAGCACCTCGACGATGTGCTCCTCGGGATCCCCGTCTCCGGGCATCATGGAGGTGCGGTTCTCGATGAGTGCGTGGAGGGTCTCAATCTCCTCGTCCAAAAGGTCGGTCACTCTTCGCTCTTCTTCCTGGTCCCGATCAGACGCTCGACCACCGCGTCGGCGATCTTGGCGACCATGTCGTCGGAGAGCTCAAGGGCCTTGGCGGAGGCGGTCCGGAGCGATGCGAAACGTCCCATGGGCCCCTCCTCCGGCTTCGTGTAGTCGAGCCCGAGCCGCTCGGCGATCTTCTCGGCGATGTTGGAGTTCTCGGCGAGCTGGTCTCCAGTGCGACCGTAGACGGACCGAAGCACCTCGTTGAACTGCGCGTCGTTGAAGGTGGCGAAGTCCCGCTCGAGGCGCTCCTTGACCACCACGGGGTCGATGTTGAGCAGGTCGAGGATGGTCTCGACGTCCAGGGACCCCTTCTGGTAGAGTTGCATGAGCGCATCGAAGGTGTCCTGGTTGTCCCGGAGCGCGAGCCTCGTGAAACTCAGCTTCGGGTAGATGACGACCATTTCGCCGTCCGCGTCCTTCTCCACGAATCCCATGCGGCGGCACATGGGCTTGAAGAAGTACTGCTCGACGAGACGCTGCACGTTCTCGCGCAGCAGCATGTAGCGCGTGTTGATGACCTCGAGGTTGATCCGGTCACCGCTGTAGGAGGACTCGCCGTTGAGCAGCGTCTCGGTCACGCCGAGGCCCGCGTAGAGCTGCCGGCTGATCAGGTCGTACTCGCCGGTGAGCTCGAGCAGGCGCCCGTTCGAGTTCATCTCCTCCCAGGTGACCGGGAAGTTCGTGACGATCGAGTAATCCGGGTCCTGAAGCGCAAGGTCAATCTGGTCGCGCAGGTTCTCCGTGTCAGACTCGCTCATGTCCTCCGCGTACACGAGCCGCACGGGCGTCATGTGGCGCGAGGCGATGGATGTCTGTGCCTGGCGGAGTTTGTCGAAGTAGACGAGGACGCGGAGGCAGCGCTGGAGGATGCTGTGGCCGCGAGGCTCGTACTGCGACTTCTTGTTCGCCATGTAGTGGACGAACGAACCCCCGTCGGGGTCCGTCGAAAGCGGAATGTTGTCGCCTCGACGCAGGGCTTCGACGACGACGGGGTCCATCGACTCGGCGACGCGCTGCGCGTTCCTGTCGCCCTGCTCCGCCATCTCGAGAACGTGTTTCGTCTTCGCGTCGGGGATCAACTCGATGATGACTTGGTCCGTGAACGGGAAAGTCTGGATGTGCACCTGCTCGGGAGGCAGGATGCGGATGTTCGTGAGACCCCGGTAGTTCTGCTTGAGCCAGTCGACCGCGAGGTCGTCGGCCTCGTCTCGCTCGACCCACTCCTCCCTCAGCGTGCTGTCGCGCTCGACGCGACGCACGATCTTCTCCCGGATCTCCCGAGGCATCTCCGGGTTTCCATCCTCGCAGAAGATGAACACCTCGCCGATGAGAAAGTAGTCGTGGACGATCTCGAGCAGCCGCTGCAGCAGCCCGATGTTCTCCACCCACTTCTCGCAGAACCTCAGGGCCCTGTCCGCGAGGTCCCGGCTCTTGGCCTTCGGACGCGCGAGCCGGACCTTCGACAGGGGAAGCTCCGTGTGCAGGTCGATGGCCTGCCCGACGAACGGCTCGTTGTTATAGAAGAACCGGTAGTAGTTCCACTGCTCGTTGAGCGACTGTGGGAGCTCGAGGAAGTCGGGGGACAACTCGGGCGAGTAGAAGTTGCCCGCGGACGCCTGCGAGACCGCGCCGGGTCCCGCGTTGCCCCCGAAACCTCCGCCCCCTCCGAAACCTCCGCCCCCTCCGACCACGCCGCCACCGAAGCCAGTACCCCCGAACGAACCGGAGCCCGGGCCGCAGGAGGCAGCCACCTTGGCGCGGAAGCTCGTGGTCGCCTTCGACCTCATGGAGCCGACAACGACGCGCGATGGCTTGCCCACGCGGACGTGGGTCCGGTGGTTGGGCACCTCTGCGACGACGCGCTCGTCCTCGTTCCGCCGCGTAGACGCGACGGTCGCGGGGCCTGCGATCGCCTTACCTGATCCTTCCGCTGGCATTGCTGCTCATCTCCTGTGGTCCTGTATTCTGTGGGTGCAGATCACCCGACGTCGAGATCGAGATCGACCTCCACGTTGGCTTCGTCAAGCTCGGTCGTGCGAACGCGGCGAAGACAGTTCATGGCGTCCTTAATGGCACGGATGATCTGGACCTGAGCGCGGTGCTCGGCGCTGTGGCGAGGGAGGGAGACCTCGCACGCGTCCCGGAGAGCGGCCCGCAAGGAGCAACTGGCCGCGAGAATGTGCCTTGTCGCTCGGACGTTGGCCTCGTTCAGGGTCCGCAGACGGCGTCCCTTCTGGTCTCGGGCCTCGCGAATGGACGTCTCCCGGCGGCGTTCCTGCTTCTCGTGCCGGACCCGTCGCCGTTTTGCGGCCTCACGCTCCTGGAGCCCCAGGAGCTCCAGGCGGTGCGCTTCGACCTGCGCGAGGATAACCTCCCGGATCGTCTGGCGATCGACGGGAAGTTCACGGTCCTGGTCGTTGTCCTGACCTTCAGACATCTCGACACCCTACCGAAAAGACGGCTCCTTGGTGACGTAACCGTGCTTGACGGCCAGCTTGAGAATCTTGCGGAGAAGCACCACGTCGCGAGCCGATCCCCTGAACAGGCGCTCCCACGAGCCGCCGGCTCGGGCGAACGCGCGGGCCACCCTGTCGAACTCCTTCGGCAGATGAAGGCACTTCGGCTTCATGAAATTGTCGAGTTGATAGGCGATGAACCGGTGGTCCGCCCGGTTGGGGTCGCCCGGCATGATCCCCTTCGCCATGGCCTATCGCCCCCGCCTGCGAGGAACCTGCCGCTTCGGGTCGGAGCCGCCGAGCAGCCTCTTCCTGTGGTTGATGCGTCGGACCTTGGCCGAGACGCCGGGCTGGTTCGGATCGGCGTTCGTCTGGGAGCCCGCGATGTGCTTCAGCTTCCCAAGATGCATACTCGCGAGATAGAGCGAGCGCGCGAGCGCGTCCGCCATATCGTCGTGCTTCCCGTCGGACTGCGGCGCCTGGACGTCGATGATGTACTTGGCCTTGTAGGTCGCTTGGAGGGAGCGGATCTCCTCAAGGTACTCAAGGTGCTCGGGAGGGGTCTCCTCGCGCCGGAGGTATGCCTGCTTCTCCTGGTCGGTGATGTCGTAGAGGGAGAGGCGCGACGTATCACCGACGCGGTCCCACAACAGCGACTTGAAGTTCTGCCAGATCTGGCTCTTCTCGGTCTGCGAGAAGAGTTTGCCCTCGAGCATGGTCAGGCCCTTCTTAGCGAGCGCCTGCTCAAGGGGGATGGCGCCCCACTGGTCGAAGAGGCCCTTGTAGAACCGGAAGCGGCGGGAGAGCAGGTAGATCCAGTTGGCGACGTCCTCGAACTCAAGCCGGTCCTTGTCGATGAACTCGCCCTCGCCGGCCTTCATCTTGCCGATGAAGTCGAGGATGATGCGGCCCTGCGGGTCGATGTGCGTGATGGCGATCGACGAGGCGTCGTGGACGAGGCCGAGGTCGAACCCGACGAAGTACGCCTGCCGAGGCTCCCCGCGGTGACGTGGGCGAAGGTTCTTGTCGATGCAGTCCCACAGATCCTGGTCCGAGTCGAGCCAGCCGAGGGTGCGGTCGGTGAACTCAGCCCCGAACTCAACCTGGAACTTGCGCGGGTCGAAGGCGTACTCCTCCTTGAACGCGGCCGCGGACATGGTCGGGTTCACCTCCCACGTCGGCGCCTGCACGGCGAGCATGTTGCGGGTAGAGTCCCCCCCGTTCATCGCCTGCTTGAACTTGTCGTAGAAAAGACCCTGCTTGCCGAGGGGGCTCGAGATCATGATGATCCGGCCCTCGGACTCGGTGTCATCGCCGTCGGCCGGGTTGCCGAACGCGTCCTTCGGAGTGAACGTCTTGTTCGACGGCGACAGGGCCGTGTAGACCTCCTCGGCCGAGCTGCCGCCCTGCTCGAGGAAGTGCGCGACCTCGTCGAGGATGATGACGATGTTGCCCGGACCGCGGAGGCTCTTGGCGTTGCAGGCCGCGAACGAGACGCGCACGGAGGCGCGGGCCCGGGGGTTCTCGACGTAGGAACCGAACTCCTCGATGTCGTACGGAGTCTGGAAACGCGCGTAGGAGAGGGTGTTGTTCGCCGTGTACCGCTTGAAGAACGAGCACTTGGCGAAGTGGTGGCTCACCTCCTCGTAAAGAAGACCCGCCTGGTCCTTGCCCGTCGCCACCGAGAGGAGGCGGATCGGGTTGGAGGGGGCGAGCCCGTAATACCTCTGCGGGTTGCCTTTGTTGATCAGCTTGTACGTCTCGTACGCGGAGATGCACGCGGAGATCGTCGTGTTGTGATTGGTCAGACCGTTGGCCACGAAGCTCTCGCCCTCGGGCACGTTGAGATCGTAGACCTCGTCATGGTCCTCCACCACGAACTCGACGGGATCGTAGAAGTAATCGGCGGAGAAAATCTCGTCGAAATGCTCGATGAAGTCACGAGACGCTCCTTGGCCCAGGGCCACCGGTCGCGCCTCCCTCCAACGGGGGTAGGTCATCTCGTCGGGCGCAGAGAGCTTGATCGTGTTGCCGAGTTTGTCGCGCAGCTTGGACCGTTGCCAGCCATTGCCCATGCTTTTGTGCTCCGTGGGAACGGAGTCCAGCAGTCTCCGGCACCACGAGCGCTGGTGAGGAACACCCTCCGTGTCGCCCCTCTCTCGGGACACCGACCGAATCTTTGCGACAAGAGGGGCCATCTTCTTGCGCGTCATGAACCCCACGCGCTCAGCAAACATCGTGCGCGACCGCAACCCCCGAATCGTGAGGACGTGGTAGTCGCGTCGATGCTTCTTGTTCCACTTGGCCTTGCGACGGCTCACAATGCCCAAGTTAAGGAGCAACACCTGAACCTCGCGAGCAAGACGCTCGCTGGCCGTCGAGAACGAGACGGTGTTTCCGACTGACTCGACGTCTCCGTCCGTCTCGAACAGACCCCGCAGGAACGCCTGCACGACAGGTACCGGAGACTTCATGATCGACCACGGGACGTGCTTGCTGTACCGGTCGCAGTCCCAGTCCCACCCCAGCTCGTGCAGGAATTCGCGAGCGGCCACGCTGTGAAAGCGCAACGCACCCGTGTTCTCCGTCCTCTTGTCCATCGTGCGTGTGGATGGCCCGAGCAGCTCCTCGAAGAGACCCTCAGCCAGTTCCCACATCTCGTCGTGCTCGACGGTCATGCAGATGCCGTTCTGGGGCTTCCAGTGACCGTCTCCCACCAGCATCCCGAGAAGGAGGCCCCACTTCTCGTCGACGTGAGCTGGGAATTGAACGTTCTTGCGTCCCGGATGAAGCAGACGCTCGACAACATCGGTCGTCGAGACCTGTTCGGACGCCCACAGATCCGTCCCACGGTGAACCGCGATCTGATCTCTCTCACGGATCTCGTCCAGCCTGCGCCAGTCGATGACCCCTTCCTCCGTCATAACCCTGACGCGGTGGTTGGGGGTGCCCGCGATCTCGTACCCGCAGTGCGTCTTGACTCGACGAATCTCTCGGTGGCCTCCTCGATAGAAGTAGGCCGACTTGCTGCGCTTCCGTGCCCCCTCCTGTGCGACGGTGATCTCGAGAGGGAAGTGCTCCTCGCCAGGGTACTGAACCCACGACAAGAAATCGTCGAAGCTGTCGATCCTGACCACTCCTTGGTCGGTGAAAACGAGAGTGTCGCCGACAACACATTTGCCCGAGCGGCGTCCGATGGGGAGGATGAGGTTGCGACGCTCGTGGCCCGGCTCTACCTCGGCGATGTTGCACTCATCGCGGTCGTGCTTCCACCGCAGGTACTCGGCCTCGGTGAACCACTGCTCATTCTCCCGTTTCCAGTCCGTGATGCGGAACCGGTTGTTCGAATTGTCGTCGAGCGGGATGCCGTAGTGCGCCTTGAGGATGACGCGCTGGACGGGCCAGAGCTTGAAATTGAGGCCCCAGTCCGCCTCGATGAACGTGACGATGTCGACGACGTCGCGCTTGCCGTCGTCGACATGGAGACGCCCGGCGTTTAGTGCGATCCGGGCAAGGTTCGCTGCTGCCTTCCCTGCCACGAACTCACGACCCCCTCATCCTCTTGCGGGCCTCTTCCTCCCACGTCTCGTCGGTCATGCGCTCCGACAGTTCGACAAAGACGGTCTCGGCCTGGTCGCGCGGGACGCCTCCCTTGTGCATGGACTCCCGGAAGCAGTCGAGCATGAACTCAAACAGCTTGCGGAAGGCCGGGCTCTCAAGGTCGATCATGCGACCCGCGAGCTGTTCCTTGCGCTTGATCCACGTCTCGCCGAGGGCCTTGAGGGCGTTGATGCGACGGATGGAGAGTTGGCTCGTCTCCTTGCCGGTACGCTCGGCCTCGATGCGCTCGAAGTTGAGCGACGCGGCCTCCTGCGCGAACCCGGTCATGACGAGATGGAGCACGTCCTCCGCGTCGATGCCCGACTCGAGCTGCTGGAGCAGCGCGTCGTTCTCGAAGAACTCCTGCTTCTGCTGCACGAGCACCGCGACCGTCTGGTTGACGGGAGGCGGGGGCTTCGGTACCGGGGCCTGCTTGCGGCGCCCGGGCTTGTCCTGCATCACGACGAGTTTGCCGCGGTGGACGACAATCTCGTCCGAGTCGAGGATCGCGTCGAGACCGTCACTCGCTACATCGCGGTAGCGCTCGTTCCCCTTCTCGTCGATCACCTTCACCCGGACGGCGTCGTCCGGGATCATGGAGAGGATCTGGTCTCGTGTCTTCTTGGCTGCGCTCATGCTCACCGTGCCCGGCTACTAGGGAGCCACCCCGTTCGGCGTACCGGGCGGAAGTATGGTGGGGGGCTCGACTGGACCCTCTCCGATGCCCTGGCTGAGGACGCCATCCTCGGCGACGTACGTGAAGTCGAAGTTCATCTCGCCGCCTCTGTAGGCGGCGACGAAACGCAGGGTCGCCTGCCCCTGCGGGCCGTTGACCGTCACGACCGCCCCGACCAAGACGGCCGAGTAACCGGGTAGCGCGTCGATGGCCGCCTCGATGTTGGCGGCCGTCGCCGCAACCCCGCCCCCGGTGACGAAGTCGCGATTCGAGACGAGCTCGAACGGTCCGACGAAGAGGCTCGCCGAGGTCCCCGCGAAGACGTCGCTGACCACTTCGACGTCGCCGGTCGGAGGAGGCGTCCCGACGAACGGGTCGAGCCGCGCGTTGATCGTGTTGGTGATGACAGACCGCGCGGGCGCGTAGGTGTCGTTCGTCAGGTTGTCCGAGAACCCGAGGTTCTGGACGTGCTGGAAGACGAACCCCGTCCTCGTCTTGGTGGGGGCCATGTGGGACGTGTCCGAGCCCGTGATGAGGCTCTGCGTCGGCCGCGAGAAGTTCGCGACGAGCAGTTCGTACGGGGGCTGTGCGGCGGTGGGCATGGCTTACCTCTCTGCGGCCTCCTTGGATCGCAGCACCTGCCGCAGAAGGTACTGGTTGGTCTCGTGGTCGCTGGCGATCGACATCAGAAAATCGTCCATCCCGAGGCTGAGCTCACCGAGACCCTTGAGGCGGTCATAGCACTTGCGCGTCACATCCTGAAAATCGTTCTCGGACAGCAGACCGCGCTCGTGGAGGCACGGAACCTGAATCCATCGAGCCACGAACTTCTGGAATTTCGGAGAGACGTGGGCGGCCGAGACGACCTCGGGGCCGTAGGTGCCAACCATCTTCTCCGCGAGCGTGTCGATCTGGTCGGCGACACTCTCGTAGAGGCGCTGAAACAGCAGGTGATTGCCATAGTAGGCGGAGCCGCGCGTCTGCCAGTGCGACTCCTGGTAGTTCCAGATCTGCGCGCGGAGCAGCCCGAGCAGGTGCTGCAGCAGGTAGATCGCCGTCTGCTTCTCGGGGGTCATCACAACTCAAACCCCCCGAAGAATATACCGTCGAGGCTGGGGCGGGTCGCGTCCTCGGTCTCCACCTCGTCGAGCGACGAGTTGTGCAGGCCGAACTCGTCCACCGGGTTGGGATTGGACGCGGCCCGGATGTCATTGTCGTGGAACATCGACGCCGTCTCCTCGGCGTCGCTCATGTCGTGCGACGCCAGTGCCTGGCGCCGGAACGCCTCGGCCCCGTCGGGGATCTCGTCGATGAGCGTCTTGTTGTACTTCTGGCAGACGCCGTCCACGTTCTTGAACACGCAGCCGTCGCACCGCTCCATGGCGAGCACGTAGCGGAGCTGGTTCGCACGGTGGCGCAGCGCCCCCTCCTCGCACCCCTTCGCGGTTTTGGGCGTCGCGTAGGCCGCCGCGTCCACGTAGAGGTGACCCGAAAGACCCTCGTGCTTCCCGCGGACATGGACGAGTTGCTGCTGTGCCGCCCATTTCACGCGGGGCTCCACACGATAAGCGATGAGCGAGTCGAGGTCTCGCGACGCGAACCCCTCGCTCATCTGCTGACGAGCCCACCGGACTGTCTGGGCGATCTCCTTCGGAGACACAACCTGCTCGGGGTGACGGTACTCCGCCTCCCGCTGCACGGCGCCCTGGTACTCGCGAGGCTGGCCCGCGTTCTCGTCGTCGTAGTAGCCACCCTTGACGAGCACGGGGTCCATCTCGGCCGCGATCATCTTGCGCTCGGCGTCATCGAACAGGCTCCCCACCATCTCGCGCAGGCCTGGGCCGTCAACCTCGCGCTTGAGCACGGCGTCGAGCACCTTGGCGAACTTCTCCCGCGCGGCCTGGTAGCGGGCCTCGAGACGCTTGAACCCCTCGAGCAGCCGATGACGCTCGGCCTCCTCGGAGACGGACGCGGTGCGGGCGTGGTACTGCGCCTGCTTGCCCCGCCCCCCGGCCGCGGCGAACTCCTCGGCCGTGATGGACACGCGAGCGTCGCCGGACATGCCCCCGCTGTACTCGGCCGTCTTGGTCCGTGCCGCGAGCCGGTGTGCCATGCGGAGGCGCGTCTGCATCGGCTGGTCGGAGTCCATGAGGATCTTGGTCTCATCGAGCGTGATCAGGTTCACTCTCGCCAGGGCGCCGAGTTTCCTGGCGAGTTGGCGTCGCTGCGCCTCGGACTCCTTCCCAGAAAGGTCGAGGCGCTCGCGCTGCTGCCGATACGCGAGGATGGTCTGCACGGCCTCATGACGAGAGACCCGATCGGCCTCCACCGTGTGGCGGACCTTGGTGGTCTCGACGTGGGTGGTCGGGACCTTTTCCTCCGCCAGGAAGGCGTGCTGGAGCGCGACGCGCTTGTCCATTACCGTAGCCGTGCGATCGAGACGGCCGGTGGCATCGAGTTTGGGGGAGTAGTGGTCGTAGGCGTCGTTCCAGTCGATCTGGTTCGGGTGCTCGACGAGCGTGAGGCCGAGGCTGCACGCACAGCTCGAGCAATCCTGCCCGCACGCGGCGACCATGTAGCGAGCGCCCTTGGCGGCCTTCACGAGCTCGTCGCGCCACTTGCCTCGCTCGAGACCTGGGTACGCCGAGGCTCGTACGTAGACCTTGCCCGCGAGCCCGTGCTCGGCCTCGACGGCCTTCACGGCGTTGGCAATCTTGCGTGCCGACGCGACGTTCATCTGAGACGCGAGACGCCGCTTGATGGAGCCCATCAGCTCGCCGGCCGCGGACCGACGCATGGTCGACTGCACCAGAGCCGCGAGTTTGTCGGCGTGCAAGGTGTCGTCATCCTCCTCTCCCTGGAACGCGTCCTCGTAGCGAACCGCGTCGCGTTCTCTGAGGTCGAGACGCACGATGCCGTCCGTGCGATCACCCCACGCCTCCTGGAGCTCGCGGATGCCATTGTCGACGGGCTTGTCGGGCAGCCGCGTGGGGTCCTGGGCGGCGCCCCCGAACCATGTGTGGTCGACGATCCCCATGTCCGCGCGGTCGACGTCGAAGTCGATCGTCGGGTGGACTTCGCTCGCCACGATGCCGAGGCCCTCGAGATTGAGACCCTCCTTGTCATCCTGCGCGAGCACGTCGAGCTCCTCCTCAAGTGCGAGGATCATCCCGTCGGGGAGTTGCGCCATGCCGGAGGTGGCCGGCTGCGGCACCGGCTGCGATCCCGGGTTCTCTCGAAGGCCGTGCTCGTACTCCATGTCGTGCCAGAAGCCGTCCATCATGTAGTTAGAGCCCCAGTTCTCGTTGAGCTCGGCGGGAAGTTTGGACTCAGACTTCTTGGACATCAGCGGTGTCCCTCCTCGATCGTCTCGAGTTTGTCGTAGTACTTGGAATCCTCCGTGAGATGGTCCATCGCGATCTCCTCGGCCTTCAAATGGTCGTCCGTGTGCTCCATCTCGACCTTAATGCCCTTCTTGAGCTGCGACGGATCGAAGTCCGAGGGTTCGTTCCTGTCGGCTAGACCCCCCGGCAGTTGATCCTTGTGTTTAGCGATCCACTGTACGGCCATGCGCTCGGCCGCGAGAGCGAGGCGGATCTGCGCCGCCGACCGATCTCCGACCCGCTTGCGGGACGTCCTCTCGCCCGAGCCTCGCTTCTCGTGCCCCGACGGCGGGTGCATCCACGCGATGAGGTTCTCCTCGTTCTTCTTCGTGCGCTCGTCGGGGCCCCCACCCATGGCCTCCCCGAAACCTCCGTCCATCACGACCTCGACCTCATCAGCGTTCTCGTCATCGTCGTCATCGTCGTCATCGTCGTCATCGTCGTCATCGAAGTCGTCGGCGGTCTGCTCCTCGGCCCACTCTTGGGGATCCTCGCGGATGACCTGGACGTCGTCGATGAGTTGCGACATCTCACTCTTGTCCGCGTCCTCCTCCTGACGGGACATGAGAGCCCAGTGCGGAGCATTGAGCTCGTCGTGCACCGTGTCGGACAGAGCGGACAGCGCCTCAACGCAGTTCATGTACTGCTTACGCATGTCCTGAATCTTCTGGATGTACCCGCGCCCACCAAACGCGCCGTCGGGGCTCAGCCGAGACGACTTGAGCCTGGCGAAGCGGTTGTAGGCCATGAGCACGTAGCCAAGCGCGGCCAGCGTCGAGCGGAGGATCTGCGCGAGAGGCTTCTGGTGCCGAGGCGAGTAGTTGAAGTCACGCGGGATCTCGCGCTGCGATGGAGGAACGTCCGTGTACGCCCACGAGTTGACGTCCCCGCTCCGGTCTTTCTTGAAAACGACCTCGCCGGCAGTTTTTGAACGTTGACCGGCCAGGTAAAGCGCGGCGACGCGGTTGGGGTCGGGTGCGGCCACTGTGAAACTTCCTGCCAAGGGATGTCTATAAGGCGAAAACCACGCCCGCTCGGCCGCTACGGCCCAGACGCAACACGCGCCCTGTGTCCTACACCTTGAGTGGCTCGCCAGAATCATCGAACAGGCGCGAGATCACGAAGCTGTTGCCCATGTTCTCGAAGGCCCACAAGTCTTTCGTGGCCTTGTGGACGAGTTCGTTGTTGTTGTTGTTGTCGCCCCCCCGAAGGAACCCAGAAAGATCACCGAGGCTCGAAACACGCATCGCGAAGTTGCTCGCGCGCTTACGGTTAGGAGCAGCCGCATGAAGGTGTTCGGGGTGGATCGCCATGAACTGCCCGGCATCGAATTTCACGAAGACCCACCCTCCGAGTCCGGTCTGGTCCCCCTCGACCGTGCGCACCATGACGACGGTGCCCTCCGCGTCGGGAACTGGCGGGTCGGCGTAGGACAAGACGCTCCCGATGTTCGTCACGAACGAAACGCGCGTCCCCGCCTCCACCGGGATCTCGAGCGCGTTGGCGGCCCGTCCTCGATCGGTGAGGGACCGAAGGCCGGCAAACTCGACACGCTCCTCATGCTCCTCACGACTGCTCAGGTAGTCGTCGAGCGCCGAGGCCGTACGGCTCTGCTGACCGAGCATCAGGTTCTCCCAGAATTCGTCGTTGGACATGACTGTTCTCCTAGATATCGCGCTTCACAACGTAGTTGATGGTCAGCGCCTGCGGAGCGCCAAAGGCGATATCGAACCCGAGGACGGTCTTGGCCGCGTTCGGCACGAACGGGATGTCCGTGACAGCGACCGGAGGCCCCTCGGGCTCGATAAGGACCGTGTAAGCGGTGTCGGGCTGTGGCTCCGGGAAGAGCACCGTCACCACCATCCCGGCCGCGAACACGGCCGACCCGTAGGCAGTCGTCTCGGCCAGCGTCCCCGTGCTGGCGCCGACCAGAGCACCGCGCGTGCAGTTACTCAGAACCGTGGCCGGGGCGACTCCGCCGACGATCATCGGACCGAACGCGCACCTGCGCGCCGTGAAACTCTGCGCAGGCGCGTCGCCGCTGTATGTTGTGGACCCGGCGACCGTGCAGTCCGTCAGCGTCAGGCTGCCCACGCCGACGTAGCCCGCCAAAAGCCCCGTGCCGCCGATCAACACGTTGTTGAGTTCGTAGATCGAGGTTCCGATGACGGGGAGATCGGGGTTCGTGTTATCGTAGTTGAGAGCCGCCCCTTCGATCTCGACGCCGTACAGGTGGCACGCGGCGCAGTCGTCGACACTGAAGGTCGTGCCGGTCGCGGCTTCGAGCCAGTTGCCCCCGCTCACATAGAGGTTGTTGACGGCCGAGGCACGCAGGGTGAACCCGGTCGCCGCGGCGGGCACAAGGTCGCAGCCGAGGACCTGGATCAGGTCATCTCCGACCGTCGATCCTGGCGAGCTGTCCGCGCCCCCGGTGAGCGTCGCACCCGAAGGGACGATGACCAGGACGACCGTGCTCAAGAGCGTGATGGCGTTGCCCGCCACGCCGTCCTCAAGGGCTCGGATCGTCACGACGGAGCCCGTGACGGTGGCTACCACGAGACCCGTGATGCCGTTGACGGGGTCGTTGATCGCATCGGCCAGGTTGGCGGCAGTCGTGTTCTCGTCCGTCCCCAGCTCGAACTCTCCGGGCGCCGGGACGCTGCCGTTGGCGATGGCTGTGAAGGTGGTGCCGTCGACGTCCGCGACGTCGCCGATGTTAGGAACTGAGGCGATAGTGAACGACCCCGCTGCGAACTGCGCGCTCGAGATGTCGATGCAGGCCTCGCCGGGCTCTGTGTTCTCGATCCGCATGTCGCGGATCGCGACGCGGCGAGGAACCGTGTTGACGCCCTCGCGCATGCGGAGGGTCGAGACGGCCGAGGCGTTGCGTAGTCGCACGGTGCCGAGACCCTGGAGGGTCACCCCGTCTTTGAGGAAGTAGACGTCCTCGACGTAGAAGCCCGGAGCCACGAAGACCGTCCATGGGTCGTTCACGTCGGACCCGTCGGGCACCGCGTCGAGGGCCGCCTGGATGGTCGTGATCGGGTCGCCGTTGGCGTCCTTGCTCGCGCCAGCGCCGGTCGGGGAGACCACGATCGTGTTGTTGACCTGCTGGAGGCCCGCAAGTTCATAGAGGCTGATGCCTCCGGGGATGCGAATGTCCGTGAACCGCAGCGACCCGTCGCTCACGGCGGCCTCGATCAGGCGTGGGCCCGCGGGGGCGTCGGCGTTCTCGACTTCGTATGCGTCACTTCTGAATGGAGGCTGCGCCATGGTCTACTCCTAGACGAACACGTCGTACTGAACCGTCCCCGTGTAGGTCACGTTGAGCTCGATGTCGAAGCCCGTGGTGGTCTTGTTAACGATCCGCCAGTCGATGAATTCCTCGAGCGTCACGTACACGCGGTAGTTCGTGTTCGCGAACGGCGTGGCGAACACGATCGACTGGCTCGTCTGGTCGACGAAGTTGAGAGTCCCATTTACTGCGCTCGACTGTGCCAAGATGTTCTCCACATCCGCCTTCGCGGCGTTGATCTCGTCGAGGACGCAGCCTGGGATCTGCGTGTTCGAGCCGCAGATGCTGCCGTTCGGCGACTTGATGCCGCTGACTCCGCAGGTCCCGTCCTGGTTGACGTCGATGGTGAACATCCACGACGGGTTGCATGGGTCGTTGACCCGCACCATGTAGACGAAGCAACTCTTGATGCGCGTTCGAACACCCGACATCTCACCAGATCCAGTTGGTTTCGAGTCCGCGCTTCGCGAGCCAGCGCTCCAGGGTCCTCAGGGCGTCACGGTCCGAGGACCACACGTAGAATCCCTCGAAGTCCTCGCTGACTCCGAGATCGGGGATGGGCTGAACTTCCGAACCACCTGAGCCGAGCTTGAGTTTTCCATCCCGGAACGAGCGCAGCACCGAGGCGTAGTCTTTCGCGTTCGGGTTGAACACGCGGAACCGGTACTCGGGACTGGCCTGCGCCAGCAGCCACTGCCGGGCGACCTTCTTGGTCATGATGGCCCGACGTGCTGAGTGTTCCTCGGACATGGGTTGCTCCTCGCCGGCCGTCCGGCTAGCCCTCCTTGCACCCGCTGAGGTCGATAACCACCGAGGGGACGGGCATCTTGCCGTCCGGCTCCGCGATCTCGTCGGCGACGGGCTTGATCATCCCCCCAACGTAGTTGACAGCACCGATCGCAGCGGTGCCCTTCTTGCAGTTGGCGCTCTGTAACTTCGTCGCGTAGTGCAGGACCGCGGCGATGGTGATGCCGGCGATGGCCTCGACGAGCGCGGCCGCCTCGGGGTGACCCATCGTAGCCGCGACGTCGGGCTCGACCGGGGGCTCGGGCTCCTCTGGGAGGGCTTCCTCGGCCGGAGAAACTTCCTCGGCCGCGGGCTCCGGCTCGGCCGGGGGGGCTTCTTCGGACGGCGCCTCTTCCTTGGCCGGAGCGACGTAACCCGCGATCTGTGTCACGACGACGATCGGCCCGTGAAGGCTCACGCTCTCGGTCACGTCCGCGTCGGCCCGGAGTGCCAAGCACCCGGACACGTCGATGTCGACGGCCGGGATGACGATCTTGTCCTGGAGACGCCCGGCGAGCACCTCGGCCGCGCTGTCGAACGCGGTGATGAGGAATGTGGCAGCGACGCACCCTTCGAAGTTCTTGGCCTTGATCGCCTCGTTGTAGCCAATCATGGACGCCGTGCCGCCGCCCGCGAACGCGACCTGGATCAGGGGGAAGTATTCCTCGGGATTCGCAGTGCCTTTGGTGGGCCTGCATCCGCCGAGGGCGATCGGGAGGATGAGAAGGGCGCTTGCTGCGAGTTTGCCGAACCGGGCCATGGACATGGTCTCCTACCCGATGTGCCAAAATAGGAGGAAAACCGGCGCCCGGGGTCAGTCCACGACGAAGTGGACCTTCTCGTCCCACTTCGGGCGGTCCACCTCACGCATGATGTTCAAGTTCTCCGCGATGGCCTGAAAGATTTTCGCGTAGGGTCCCATCTGCGGGTTCTCGACCATCCTACGCGTGGACCGCATGAACCGGTGCCGCACCTTACCCTGCGTGATGCGCATGGCCTTGGCCACCGCGCTCTGGCAAGTCGTCTCATACATCCGCATCATGATCTCGACGTCCTCCTCGTCGCCGAGGAACTCCCGAAGCGCGCGCTCCATCTCGTGCTCCAAAATGTCGGGCAGGCTGAGCACGAACTGGATGCGAGCTGTCGCGCGCTGCAGCCGGTAGCAGACGGTCGGCTGGCTCACCCGGAAAATCTCGGCGATGTCGGTCTGCGTCTTGTGGGAGAAGAAGTAGAGTTCGACAAAGTCGGCCTCGCGCAGGGGGAGTTCCTGCATGATCTCCCGGACGCGCTCGAGGTTGCGAGCAGACTCCTCGGTGGGCTCCTCGGAGAGGACCTGCTCGAGGAACTCCATGTTGTCCTCGACGCTAACGCGGGACTCTATCTCGGAAGGGTCTACGGATCGGCAATCGGCCCAAACGCTTGGCATCGGTACTCACACGGTCTCCAAGAACACCTTCGGCACCTTGAAGATGACTACGAGGGAACGCAGCTCAAAGCGGACGATCGCGTAATCGCCCTCCACGTCGAGGACTTCGCCCTCGAGTTTACTGTAAATTCCGTCCGTTACCAAAACAGTCATGCCTGGGACGATGTCGGACGCGACCTCCTCGTTGAGCTGTCGCCGAAGTTCGGTGACTCGAGAGTCGGGAATCGTCGAGAGGACCCGGATCCCCCGTGGCCCCTTGCGTTCCGAGAGGACCTGCTCCACGAGTTTCGTCTGCTCGAGACGGAAGTAGCGCACCTCGTCGAGTCCCGTAGCGACGAAGGCGTACCCCTCCATGAGATGCACGGCGACGCTGCGGCCCTTCTTCTCGTAGATCCAGGCCGGCACGAACACCGGCCAGTCCGAGTCTACCTCCAGGGCCTTGCGAATCTCCTGTGCGAGGGTGCCATTCTCGACGAGTTTCTCGCCTGGTTGGCTCAGCTCAAGAGCTACCCACGTCGTTGAGTCTCGCTGGTCTGCCACTGGACGACTGTTCCTCTGTCAGCTCAATGACCCGGCGCTTGAGTATTTGGGCGAACGCGCCCGCCTCCAAGGAGGGGAGCTCTCCCGCCGAAGGCCGAATTTCTCGGCCCCGAAGGGTGTTCTGCGCGAGCGGGTGAATGCCGATGCCCATGCGTGTGAGAATCGGTCCTTCGGCTACAGTACCCGTGCTCGTCACCTGTTTCTCGGCAATCGAAGCGTTCTGAGGCTTCGGCTTCGGTGATTGTTCGATAGGAGCGGAAGCCAAGTTCCCGGCCAGTGGAGAAGTGGCAGTCGAGGTCGAAACCGACGCTGGAGCGCCCGTGACGGCCGGGACGGCCACCTCGCTGCGCGTGGCAACCACAACAATCCCGGCGCGGCGCTGATGAAGAGCCGCGACGTCGCAGGCGAACATAGCGGACGAGGCGTGCGCAGGGCGCGACGCGAACCGCTGTGCGAACTCGACGAGGAATTCCTTGTGGAGATCTCCTGCCGCCTGGAGGCGATCCCGGTCCCAGTAGGACGGCACCGAGGCGGCACCAAAGCGCGAGAGACGATACGCGATCATACACACGTCGGCCATGCGCTCGTACCGGGTGGCCGGCGAGACCTTCTCGTCGAGTTCGTCGAGGGCCTTCACGACGGCCGCCTGGTCGGACCCGATCTTCTCGAGCAGGTCGAGGTACAGGGCGTTCGCGTCCATGTGGAGGTACGCGGTGACGTTGGCCAGGTTGACCTTGCCGAGCATCGAGACGCCCTCGACGGCCTTGATGGAGTCGCGGACGTGGCACTCGCACACCTCAGCGACGAGGGGGAGCACGTCGGGCTCGTACTCGATCTTCTCCTCCTCGCAGATGTACGCGAGCCGGGCACCGATCTCGTTCGGAGTGTTCTGGCGGAGACGAAACAGCGGCGCGCAGCGGGAGAGAATGGCTCCCCGCATCTTCTCGGGTTCCGTCGTGCAGAAGATGCAGACGAGCTGCTTGTCCTGCGTACCGCGGAGGTTGTCCTCGAGCGGCTTGAGCATCGCGTCCATGGCCTGGCGCGAGAGCTCGTGGCACTCGTCGAAGAGGTAGATCTTGCGCTTGCCCGAGAAACTCCCGAACTGTGCCTCCTGCGTGATGCGCTTGACGTCGTCCTTGCCCGAGTTGGTCGCGGCGTCGACCTCGAGGAAGTTCTCGGACTTGTCTGCCAGCATCGCCTTGCACGACTGACACTCGTCGCAGGGCTCCCCGTCCTGCGGGTTCTCGCACAGCAGGGCTCGCGCGAGGATGCGGCCGCACGTTGTCTTGCCGCCACCGTGGGCCCCCGCGAACACGTAGCTCTGCCGGAAACCATGGCCCGTGCGCACATACTCCTTGCAGACCTTGATGGTCGCGTCCTGGCCCAGCACGTCTGCGTAGCGCAGCGGTCGATACTTGGTGTCGAGGCTCACGTCTCCTCTTCTACCCCTCCGGGCCGACGGGCCAGGAATCTACCCGTGCCAGCCCTAGTTGTCATCGTCATCGTCGGCGCCGTTGAGGGCGTCGAGCACGTCGTCGAGGTCGTCCGTGTCGGCCACCCGCTTGCGTACCTCGGCCGCGTGCTCCTCGGCCTTCTTGCCGAACATCTGCTCGATGATGCTGAGCGTGTCCTCGTCCATCGGCCGCCACATGCCGTGGCGCTCGACCTCCTCCTTGTAGCCGACGAAGTCGGGAGGCCGGAGGCTGCACTTGAGGCCCCCGTTCTTCTCGTCCTCCTCGACCTTCATCGCGCACAGGTGGTGGTCGAGGAGCGCCTCGCGCTGGTTATCGGCGAGTTCGTTCCACACGTCGGCGCCCAGCTCGACGATGAACTTGTAGTCGAACTTCTTGTCCGTCAGGACCCTCATCAGCGGGGGAGCCCTCTTCGTGTTGCCCGGGATCACCAGGCCGCACTTCTCGGTCGCCTTGTCCTTGAACACGACGACGATGTCATCCTCGATCAGCGCGAGGTGGGGGTGATGATTGGCGATGAGCGTCTTCACGATGCTCATCACTTCCTTGCCGGCTTTCCAGTAGTCCACGATTGTTCTCCTTCAGAGGTGGGGAAACGTTTCCCGGAGGGCCTCGACGCCGCCCTTGTCCCAGATGGCGCCCGGGTCCTCTCCGGCGCGCCCGTAGCGAATCCTGCTGCACGCTACCCGAGCGCCATTCAGGTATTTCAACGCGTCGTCGGTGCCCTTACGGCCGGCCGCGTCGTTGTCGTAGGCCATGTAGACGTCGCCGAGCACCCACCGTCGCAGGAACTCGACGTGCTTCCAGGTGAGATGGGCGGAGTTCGACCCCAGGATGGCCTGCTCTCGGGTGACGGCGTGGAGCATGGCCCACACGTCGTAGCGGCCCTCCACGACGACGACGTCGCGTCCCGCCCAGATGCCCGACATCGCCGACGGCATGCCCGACCAGACCACGTTCCAGCGCGCGGCGGGGAGGAGGTACAGGTCGTCGTCCTTCCGGTACGGCGTCCGGCTGTCGAAACCCATCAGCTTCCCCCGCGGGCTGTAGAGCGGGTAGATGAGTTTGCCCTCAAAGCGGTCGAAGTGCTCGCCGAAATGGTGGTGCAGTCTCGGGTCCGGGCACGGGTCCGGGGGCGTCTCGAACGTCCTGATGCCCCACTCGTCGATGATCTGGTCGGTGGCTCCGCGGCCCATCACGTAGTCGCGCCCCTCCTCGGAGATCGAGCAGAGCGAGAACGCGGAGGCCAACCACGCACCGACCGTGGTCGTCATGCGACCCCCACGGCGGCGCCGGGGATCTCTTCCGGGCCGAGACGGGCGGCCACGGCGATTCCGCGGCTCGCGTTGTGGATGACGGTGAAGGCATTGTACTGGCCGATGGTGCCGAGGGTGCCGACGAACCCGCGGTCCACCGGGACGACGGCCAGCGCGTTGAGGGGCATCCACTCCGCGTGCAACACCGTGATCTCGGGCAGCACGACGCCCTCGAGATTCGTGTCGGGTGCCACGAGAATCTCGAGCGGCTTGAGCTCGTAGGACGCGACGTGCTCGACACACATGAGGACTCCCTCGGTGGTGAGATCCTGGACGTTCCCCCACTCGGCCTGGCGCCCCATGTGCGTGACCGCCGCAACAACGTCGGCCTCGATCCCCTGACGCTTGCGCACGGCGGCGCGGATGATTCCGGTCTGAGACGGCGCCGCGACCCACTGCACGGAGCGCGTGCTCGAGACAAGGTACGGCGCGAGGTCGGCGTTGACGTGAAACTCCATCATGAGAGGAGCGGCCGCTCCTCGGCGCGTCTGCTTCACCGTGGAGTCGAAGTTGACAATCTCAAGCAGGCTAGCGCCCATCATCGTCCTCCACGAGCGGGCGTTCGGGCACGACGTCGGGTTCCTCGATGTTCTCGCCGAAAAATGCCAAGATACCCGGGCCCTCCGAATCAGAGGGTGCCTTCCTGTCGACGTTCTGGCCGGGGCCCAGGGCCCACATGAGCGCCGCCACGTCCGGGTACTCCTTCGCGATGAGGCCGATGTTGACTGCACTGCCGTCGAGCCCGAGTTTCCTCTTGAACTCGTCCTTAAGTTCCTCGCCCGACTTCCGGTGGTGGAAGTAAGGACACTCGGCCGCCTGCTGATCCCCGGCCATGCTCGAGTCGCAGACGACGGCGTTGCGGTTTCGCCCGTCGGGGCAGTACCCGCAGACGCGGATGACAGCACGGTTCGCGGTGTGCAGCGGGAGGCGGATCTGTTCGTTATGAGCGCAGTTCTGCGGGCGCTGATCGAGGGCGTGCTCTACATAGTTCTTGCGGTGACGGAAAATCACCTGCTTGAGTTTCTGCTTGATCTGACCCTCCGTCTTCACCCTGCTACCTCCTTCTTCTTGAGATCCCGCGCCGTCACCTTACGGAAAACCGCCCGGTCTTTCACGTAGGTCACGTAGTACGCGCTGGAGGCAGCCCCCACAAGGGCCTCATCGTGGGAGATCAGGAGAATGTCGAGGTCGAGGCGCTTTGAGAGCGTCGACAGGAACCTCGCCGCGCGATCGACGTACCGATTCGCCACGGCCGCCAGCGTCTCGTCGAGCAGGAGGAGCGGCCGCATCTTCCGGCGGAAGATGACCGTAATGCGCATGAGCACGCTCTGCATGGTGAGAATCGAGCCGCCGAACGACTGATCGGCCACACCCTCGACGACGGTGCCGTCCTTGCGCTCGCGCGCGGTGAAGAACGTGACGGACACTTTTCCGCGAGCCTCCTCCACCTCCGCGCGCACGGAGAGGTTCTGGTCGTGGAAGATCTCTTGGAGCCCCTCGGTCTGGAGTTTCTCGACTGCCTTGACGCCGTCGGTGACCTCCGCGTCGATCAGGCGTCGCAGCAGGTTGCCGACGAGGTCGAGCAACTCGTCCTCGTTCTCGAGCGCCTTGATCTCCGCGTCGTTCTCCGCGATCTGAGCCTCCAGCGCTGCCCGGAGGGCCAAAGCCTTCGTGGCCTTGGCCCTCGCGCGGGTCAGGTCTGGGAGCTCGGGCAGAGACATCGGCTCACTGCAACCAGACGAAGAGGGTGAGGTAGTCGTCGCCGTCGCGGTCCTCGCGAAACCGGACCCATCCGCCCTTCGGCTTCCTGGTCTTCTTATCACGCTGCGGGTTGAGCCCGAACCTGAGGGTGTCTCCGCGATGCTGGCTGAGGAGTTTGAGCAGGTACGGGTACGCGACGTCGAACCCTTCCGCGGGCATGTCGGCCTGTGCATTCTCGGCCGTGTCACGCTCGATGGTCTCAAGGTGCATCGTCACCTTGTCGCCCGAGGTGCTCGTCATGGACAGCGCCACGGTGCCGCCCGCGAGAGCGAAGTTGAGGCGTGTGTCCTCCTTGGAGGCCGACGCCGTGAGGGCGTTGATGGTCGACTGCAGGTCGTCCGTCTTAAGGACCCACGAATGCGGATCGTCGGGCTTCTTGTCGAGGATGATGTCCGGGAACGCGTGGTGCGGGCGCCCCACCGAAAGGACGCCCTGGTCCTGGCGCACCAGGAACAGGCACCGCTCGTGCTCGCGTACCTCTACGGGGCCATCTCCGCACGAGCCGAGGAAGGAGATCACCTGCCCGAGGTCCTTGCCGTGAATGCGCAGGTTGCTGTTCTTGAGCTCCTTGATGGTCACGACCGCGAGCGCGCCCTTGTCCGTGGCCTGGAGAGACTCGTTGTGAACCTCGGTGACGGCCAGCTTCGGCGTGGTCGTGTCCTTGTCCGAAATGAAGAGTTTGACGTGGCTCAGCGCTCCATGGAGACGCTTGGCGCTGATGGTCGTTCCCTTCGGGGCCTCGGACAACGTCTCGTCCCAGAAGGGGAACTGCGACGGGTCGAGGGACTGGAACTTCCCAACCCCTTTGGGGCTCGTCGCCCTCACGGTGCCCTCCACGAGTTGGAGGCTCAAGGGCGCGTCCTCGACGGCCGCGATCCACTTGTTGAGACGCCACGACTCGACCGTGAACGCATCGCTGCTCTCGTCCCCGCTGACGTTGCAGCCCGCGATGGGCATCGAGCAGCCGAGACGGTTGTTGTTCGACAGCACCTCGACGACTCCATCGTCGCGCCGCCGAAAGACGTAGTGGGTGGTGAGATCGCCTCCGGTCGAGGCGGTACCGATCGACACCACCTGGAGGGCCGCCTCGAGATCAGGCTTGGCAACTTCGATTTTCATGGGGTTCCTTCTCCTCCGATGAACGGAGCCAGAGCCCGTTCTGCTTCTTCGGTGTCCTTCTTGAGGACACTGATCTGCTCGCGATACTTGCCCTCAAGCTGCGCGATGATGTCGTCGATCTTGTCCGGGTCGATGTTCTTCGCCCGGCACTCGGCCTCGACGGCGGCGAGACCGGACTCGGCCTGCTCCTTGCGCCCCTTGAGACGCTCGATGGCCTCCGCCACCTTTTTCCTGCGCTCGACGATCTGGTCGAGTTCCTGGTCGAGGTTCTCGCTCATGGTCCCTCCTTCTACTCGCTGCCGAAACCGAACTTCACGACCGATCCCTCGGCCTGGTCAATGACCGGAAGACTCCGAATTTTACGTTGTCGCTTGGCGGCGTTCTCGGCCTTCGCCTCCTGGCGCTGCGGGCACACGGACTCGTAGTCGCAGAAGCGGCAGACCTTGTAGGAGGGGGTAGCCTTGAACTTCTCCGTCTCCTGGCCTCGGCGCACCTTCTTGGCTCGATCCACGAGGGCCACGAGATCCCGTTTCATGAAATCCACCCAGTCCACTCCCTGCTCGCCCGATCCCTCTTCGTAGGGGTAGCGAAACCAGACGAACCCGAGCCGGTCCGGCATCCGCCGGTAGGCCAGGGAGAAGCACAACGCATACCAGCGGAGCTGGTCCTGATCGACCCACTTCATCTTGGTCCCGCTGTTCTTGCCGTCGAGCAGCGTGATGCCCACATCATCGCGCCGGATCACGAAGTCGGCGCGCCCCCCGAGGGGGAGCCAGTTCGCGGCGAACCCGTAGAGCTCGACCTCGCTGCGCGCGTAGACCCCGAGCAGCTTGTGGGCCTTCATGGTCTGGAGGTAGCCCAGGACGCCGTCGATGCAGACGGTCTCCATCTCCTGGAAGGAGGGCGCGTCGTCCCAGTCGATGTAGAACCTCGGCAGCGTCGAGGTGAGTTTCTCCTTCGTCGTGTCGACGAGGAGCTTCGTGAGGCCGCTCTGCTGCTTCCACAACTCCTTGTTGTAGAAGTCCTCGAGGACCGCCTGGATCACGATGCCCATGACTGCGTGGTGCATCGACTTGTCGAGCGGCTTGGGCTTGCCCTTGCCGGGGCCCCGGCCGAGGTCGAGGTCCCCCCACCCGTACTGCCACAGGCACTTCTGAGGGCACTCCTCGTAGGCTTGGAGATGGGACCAGTACAGGGTCCTGACGTGCTTCACCATCGCGCGATCACCCTACCTGCGCGCCCTGTCGATGTATTCAACGGCGCGCTCCTTGACCCGGTCGGGCAGGTCGAGCCCCGCGATGATCTCCGGGAAGGGCTTGTCCGAGGACGCCTCAAGCTCCCTCTTCACCGACTCCACGAACGCGTCGACGGTCATCGCCCTCGTCTCCTCGCGCACTCGCTTCTCCATGTCGAAGATCTCCGTGGCGGGCTTGACAGTGATTTTCACGAACTCGAGGGTGGGGGGCATCTTGCGATCCCGGGGCCAGAACCCCATGACGACGACGCCCGGCTCGCGCTCCACGTTGTCCTGGGTCAGGGCCCCGCGCGTCAGGCTCCCGACATTCACCACCCACTTATCGTCGGCGATCTGCTTGACCCCCTGGTTCTTGTGCCAGTGGCCGAACGCCCAGACGTCCACATTCGGGTTCAGCTTGGGGAGGTCGGAGTAGCGCAGGATGTCCTCGCCCTTGAACATTTCACCGCCCTGGGGAGAGGCGAGGACGTGCGCGTTGCAGACGAGGTAATCCTCGTCGCGGCGCTCGACGGCGCGGAACCTGTCGAGGTCGTAGCGCGGGCCGTGGTACGGGATGCCCACGACGCGGACCTTCACGCCGTCCTTCTCCAGGACGCACTCGTGCTCGTCGTAGAGACGCAGGAACACCCCCGAGGCGAATAGCACCTCGAGCGGGTTCTCGTGGAGGTTGCCGAGCTGTGCGAGGCGCACGTCGTGGTTGCCGACGTTGGCGAACACCGGGCACGGGTAGCCAGCGTGGACCCGGGCCACGCGGCTCACGAGGCGGTGGGGCGTGCGGATGGGCGTCTTGTCGTCGAAGAAATCGCCCCCGTCGATGACCGCGTCGCACGTGTACTTCCGCGCGATCTCCCCGACCTCGGTGAGTTTCACCATCACGGTGTCGGCCCAGTCGTCGACGCGGGACTCAGGCCCCGAGTCGCTCGTGTGCACATCCGTGCGCCAGAGGAGGCGAATCATCAGGGATTCTACCCACCCCCGAGGTCAGCTTCGTGAAACTACGAGTCCACTCCGCGACGTCGTCGACGCTTCTTGGAAACGCGCTCCGCGAACTCTTCCCCGTAGTACCACGTCAATTCTTCGTCCTTCTTGATCGTCCGCGCTGCCCAGAAGTGGTAGTTCTCGTCCATCTCGAGATTGGGGTCGTCGAAGTGGTTGAGGAACCGGAACTCGTTGGTCCCGACGCGCCAGCCCGTCGGCTCGGCGGCGGGGTCCTCCTCGTCGTAGTTGTAGATGACGTAGCGCTCGTTACTCCGCGTCACGTCGCCATCGTCCACACCCTCGTACGTTCCCACGTAGGTGCCCTTTCGGATGTACTGGCCCGCGAAGACGCCGCGCTCGTGGATGGGGGACGTGGCGACGTAGACGACGCACCGGGTCTTCTCGATCTCCTCTTGGAGAATCGACACTGCCTGCATGATGCAGGTCTCGCAGATGGTCGGGCCCTCCCGGAGCGTCCTCCCGTGGCGCCACAGGGTCGTATGGTTTCGCGAGGTCGACCGATCGCAGAACGAGCAGGCGGGCTTGGGCGCCTTGGCCATGACCAGACACCTTACCGGGGTAGGGTGCATCGTGTCGCGAAGGAAACGCAGGGGGAGCGGGACGGCGTCACGGAAGCGTGACCGAGATCTTGTTGCCCGCTACGAGTGTCTCGGATGCGGTCGGAAGTGGGGCGAGAGTCTCGACGAGCTGCAACGGATGCGGGCCGACGGGAGTCTTCCCTCGACCTACTCGGGAACGAACTGCTCCTGCAGACACCCTTGGAAACGTCTCCCCGACGGCGCTGCTTTCGTGGCCGAGCCGGGTCCGTCGGGAACTTCGAGACCGCAAGCACAACACCTCGGCACGACAAGGTCATCGTCCATCACCCCGTGGCACCCTTCCGCTCCGCATCGTCGAAAGTCGAAAGCCCAGTCGTCAGAATCGTCGGCCGTCGCCGGCCACACCTTCTTCGCGACTTCCCTCCCCTCCACACGGTCGAGTTGCAGGAGGTTCGTGAAGAACTGGGTGAAGAACTGGGCGAAGATCTCGATCTTGGTCATCGTGGTCGTCCTTTCAGACCGCGTAGCCTTCTTCGGGTGCGTCGTCTCTGTCTCCCACGAGCCACTCCAGGACGTCCACAAGACCACCGTAGATGATGCGCACGCGCTCCTGCTGTGCCAACGCAGCTGCAGCGAGGCGATGGTGGCCATCGAGGACGACGGGGTACGGCAGGATGCGGCCGCCTTCGCACACATTGTCCACTTCGATCGGGTCCGGAGGGATGTCCTCGCGCATCGCGTCGAGGAAGAAACGGATGCGGCCGTAGTCGTAGCTGCCGAAACCGGCGGGACGCTTCCACGGGTCCACGTGCTTGCGTCGAACGGAGTGGGCAAGCACCTTCTCGAGGCGGGGCCATTCCTCCGCCCGCCACCCAAGAACCGCGAAGGGGTCCACGTGCTTGAGGAGCCGGCCGGTGAGGGTCTCGTAGACGCCGTCGGACTCACTCATCGGGGAGGAACTCCACCCGGGCCGTAGGGCCATGCTTGACCAAGTTGTACTCGTCTTGGAAGTGCCCCTTCTCGTCCGCGAAGTCCACGATCTCGAGGAGGAGCTTCTTGATGATCCCCTTGGCGTCCCAAGGAACCCCTGAGCGTGTTCGCGTTACACCAGGCCCGTTCTGCGAACAGAGGTGGTTTCGATCCACGCACGGCCTTCGTGGCCACCACTGACCTCAGCTTGCTCGCATAGTGCTCGAAAGGGGAGTCGAACCCCCACGGTGTTTCCACCACACGGATCTGAACCGTGCGCGTCTGCCAATTCCGCCATCCGAGCAAACTCTGGGTGTCCCCAGAGAATCAAGAACACCCAGGATTTTCACCCGCCTCGGTCTGTAGAGGACCAGCTGCCCACAGGGCGCCCTGCGGAGTCGCCCCTACGGTCTGCGAACTTCGGGAGCAGTTGCCAGTTGTGTTGCATGGTGCCGACGGAGGGAATCGAACCCCCAAGGATTGCTCCACACGATCCTTAGTCGTGCGCGTTTGCCAGTTTCGCCACGTCGGCAAGTTCTGAACAAGAGGAGTGATGGGGATGAGATTGCTACGCGCTCTACCAACTGAGCTACTTCCCCGTGAAGTGGGGAAGGCAGGACTCGAACCTACGACCTCGGGTTCCGTATACCGATGCTTATGATCTCCATCGGTTCTCTCGTTCATAGTCGGGATGACAGGACGCGAACCTGCGACCCCCTGTCCCCCAGACAGGTGCGCTAGCCAGACTACGCCACATCCCGATGGTTTTTCTTCGCGGATCTCTTGGCCGCCTTCGCCTCTTGCTTCTCCTTTCGTCTCCGGTTTCTCAGATGGGGGTTGGCTTCTTCTGCGGCCGCGCAGCGGGCTCGCTGCTCGACCAGGAACGCTTCGACTTCCTCTGGGTGGGACCCTTCTCGAGCCCACTCAACGAGGCGGATAAAGACGCCTCCGCGTCGTCCAGGTGATGATGTCTGCCATGTCGTTCCTCGCTTCTTGGGGAGCATGACCGGAATCGAACCGGCGTAGAGTCAGAGTCCAATTTTGGGGAAACGCGTTTCACCTACGATAACAGCTTGGTCGCAGGCCGACCCGAGCCTCAAACCCTGGACAGCTCTTTCACTCCGTACTTCCTTTCGGCATCCCCCTTGGGACCTGTCCGTTTTCGGGAGCTTCCAATCTGACTCTCCTTGTGGGAACCCTGGTCCGTTTTTACAGGGCGCCCTTCCATCGCGGGCTGCATGCTCCATAGGGTTGTGGATGATGGTGTCGTCTCCTCGTGGTGGTCTTTGGTCGGGGCGACAGGACTCGAACCTGCGACCTCGTGCTCCCGAAGCACGCGCTCTAGCCAGACTGAGCTACGCCCCGATGTACTTGCTGTCGTTTGCTGCTCGCACTCTTTTGTTCGCGATGGCGGCCGCGTTGCTGAGGAGACCAGCCCCTCGGCGGTACGCGGAGACCCAAGGGGTTCTCCAGGATCTCTCCCATGCCTTCATCTTCTTCACCGTGGCACCCAAGGCGGGAATCGAACCCGCGACCTCTCGGTTCGCAACCGAACGCTCTTTCCCCTGAGCTACCTGGGTAAGTGGTTGTGCTGGATCATGGCGTTCCCGGCAGGACTCGAACCTGCGACCCCCCGCTTCGGAGGCGAGTACTCTTCCAACTGAGCTACGAGAACATGGCACCCCCGGAAGGATTCGAACCTCCGACCCCACCGTCCGTAGCGGTGTGCTCTTCCGCTTGACACACTTCTCCCGTGATCGTGAAACTTCGACCTTCTTGGTCGGGGTGAGAGGAATCGAACCTCCGACCTGATGGACCCAAACCACCCGCTCTGCCCCTGAGCTACACCCCGTCTTCGCGGTTTCTTGGGCTTAAACGACCGAGGGCGGTGCCCCCTCTGGTCCCGCCCTCGCCCGATGTCCGCCTATGTGCCCCTGCTAAGGGGATAGGACATCGGGCCGTCGCGGGAGTCGACGCCGCAGGCACACGGGGAGCAGGCCCAGACCACGAAGTGGTTGGGTGAGGCTCGACCCGGTCTTGGTGCTGACGGCGTTCATTGGAAACTCCAGTAGGAGGACTACGACCCCTCAGACGAGAAGTCAAGAGGACGCTTCACTTTTTCTTCTATCCGGGTTCCTTGGAGGAGGCCGGAATTCCGTCTCGAAATCTCAGCGCTCGGCGAGTGGCGTCGCTCTGGCTCCAAGCCCAAGCTCGAGGGCTTTCCTCAGACGCGGTGGTCTACACGTTCGTGGACCCGGAGTCTCTTGCTTCGATCCGACAAAGGGGGCTCCTCTCCGGCGAATTGATTGCGAAGTCTCCGTCGCTCCTCGCGCTTGCGCGTCCCAATGCGAAAGACCGAGCGACTTGGTTGAAGACCTACCATGCTCTGCACGAGGACCCCAAGAGCAACGTCATTTTCAAAGGCCCAAGCGTCTTCTTTTCGAAGCCAGACTTCTCGAGCATGAGCCCAGGGCACCCCATCCGTAAGCGGCACCTGCTCCCCGTCCGCGTGCGCCTCGGAGAGTTGCTTCGCGACCACCCTGAGATCCAAGTCTTGGGAGTGGAGTTGAAGCCCTACCGCAAGGACATGACCGACGAGGAATTCGCACGCCGCGAGCATATCCTAACGCCGACCGAGATTGCAGGGTTCATCCGACAGAGTCCCGCGTCGCTCTGGCGCCACCACAACCGACGGGACACGACACACTACGCCAGCGACGTCCCGCATGGGATCGTCCTCACTCCTCGGATCGCTCCCCGCTACCTGATCTTCCCAGCAGAGCACGGACACGAGTCAGAACTTCCGTAGCACTCCCTTCCGCGTCTACGACGTGGGCGTCCAAATGCGCCGCGACACGTCGGAAGCGCTCACGGTAGTCCTGAAGAGACTCAAGCGTGTGGAACTCCTCCGTCAGGTCCGCACCGCGCTCTGCAAGGCGTCACTGGCTGGTCTCCGGCGCGCAGTCCAGGACCACGTAGACCTCTCCTGGTACTGGTGTCAGCGGGACGCTGGAGTCGGTAGCCTTCGTGGGAAGACCACGATCAGACACCTCGATGCCGAGTTCACGCAACGCGGTGACAAGTGTGGTCTTCCCGGTGCCGTCGTTCCCATCGACGACTACTTTTTGAGCATCTTGCACAGGAATTTCCACTTCTCAAGCACTTCCTCGTGGGAGCCCCCAGCTCGCCACACGTCCTTGTCGAACTCGCCCATGTCGAAGTGGCGGTAGCGTCCGCAGTCTTGGCTGATCTCTCCGAACACCGTGTGCCCGTCGGCGGAGATGAACAGGCACAGATCGTAGATCACGACGTCGCGCGTGGAGAGGAACTCTTGCAGCGCATCGAACGTTCGGATGACAGTGGCTCGAGCCGCTTGGGTGTCGATCCACCAGTCGGCGATGTCTTCGGGCATCACCTCGTCCGCCAAGCGCTTGCCCGTCACCGGGTGTTCAAAGGGATTGCGCCAGTCGAAGCGCACGATCGTGTGCGGGTAGGCATCCATGTCCTGGAACGAGGCTGCTTCGAACATCGAACCCCCACATCCAGTGGACGAACTACGATGAGTTCTCGCCGCGCCTCTTCGGAGACGCGGGTCGAACTAGTGGAGAGCACTGACGGCTCAGAGGCGTCCACGCTCCCGGAGGTACCTCGACCAGACGGTGTACTTGCGGGTCTCTCTGTCCCTGAACCCCCACGTCCCCACGTACTTGCCCGTGACGAACAGGGTCCACGTCGAGGCCCCGTGTAGCCGGACGACGCGGTGGTAGTCGTCGCGCCGGATGACGTTCACGCGTCCCGGGCCGAGCTTCCTGACGCCCACGCCGTCGCCGACGAACCGCTCCTCGTCATAGCCCCCCACGAGCAGCAGCGAGTAGGACGTGCTCCAGGGGTGGTTGTGCAGGTCCCGGTCCTCGTCGGGCTGCTTGAACTCGTGCAGGTACACAACGAAGGGGAGCCACGCGAGACGTGCCTTGGTCCCCTCAGGCCAGTGCCCCAGGACGCCGTCGTCCCCAAAGACGTAGTGGCGCATGAGGTACTCGCCGCCTTCGCAGTAGATGACGCGCAGCGGACAGCGTCGAGCGCACCAGCGGACAAACTTGTCGAGGACCACGGCGACTACTCCACGGCGCTCTCGAGCACGTCGAGGAGGAGCGCGTCGATCTTGGCCACCTCGGGAGACTTCCTGAGGGTGCTCGTCTCGTACGCGCTGCCGATCTCGGCCTGGAGATCCTCGGCCTGATCCATCAACTCGTCGTAGCTCCACTGGCCGTCCCGAATCGCCATGAGCTCCTCGGCGTCGGGTCGACGCACGCGGATGGTGTGGTCGCGCAGGATCTCGAGCCCCGTGCGCAGCAGCCGGATGAGGTGCGACGCGTGCTTCGTATCGTATCCGTACTTGGCCTCGAGCTCGGCGCGTACCTCGTTTCGCTCCGTCTTCCACATCGTGTACTGCTGCCAGTGCTTGAGCGCGGACCGGTAGCGGCGCTCCTGCCTGATCGCGTAGAGCACGTCCTGCGACAGGCCGATGCTCGCTCCCCCGAGTTCGTACACCCTCTCGTCGAGCAGGTCGTCCCTGCAGAACAGAAGGGTCGCGTGGAAATCCCGGACGCGGTTCATTAACGAGTCGAGCACCGGACCCTCGAGCAGATCCTCGAAACCGTCGGTCAGCTTCCAGCGCACGGTGATCTTCTTGACCGCCTCGTCAATCTGGTTGCGCACGTCCGCCGACAGCACCGACTCCTCGGGGAGGTCGTAGTCGCCCCGGCTCGGAGGAGCCTTCGGCGGGTTGAGGAGCCACTCGCGATGTCCCTTGATGCGCTTGAGTTGCGACATCGCGTAGCCCGTGTAGCTATGGCGACACTTCTTGGAGAGGAAGAGGTCGCGCCCCTCCACGATCCGGTCCCACGCGTCCGCCCACGAGAACAGCACGTCGCGCTCGTCGAGAAACAGGAGCTCGAGCACGTTCGGGTTGTTGTTCGCGGCGAGGGCGACGAGTTTCGTCAAGGAAAAAATGCACAGGTCGATCTCGCCATCGCGGGTGTACGAGGCCCCGGCCGTGGGATGGTTGGCGAGTTTGGCAATCGCGACCTTGGACGTCTCGCCCCACGATCCCGCCTGCTTGGCGGCCGTGTACTGCTCAAAGTTGCGGAAGAAGCTGTCCCGTACGTCACGCGGGGGGATGGCCGCTCCTCGGACGTCCACGTCCGACGTCGGCCGGGCCATGCCGTAGGCGTGGGATCCCGTGACGGCCAGAAAGATGGTGTGCTTGTCTACGTCGAAGTGCATGACGGTCTCTCCCGTGGGAGCCGACTGTTGTACCCCATCAGTGGACATGGTCCAGGCCTCCACCACATGTGGGACAACTCTCGAAGCCGCCCAGGACGGTCTTGGTGCGCTCATTGAGTGTGTCGAACTCGGAGGACATCGTCTCGATCTGGTGATCCAAGGTGGCGACGGCGTCGCGGCTCTCGACGTGCCGCCTCTTGAGCCGACGGGCGTTATCGAGGGCCTTGCAAAACTTTCCGATGCAGTCGGCCTTCTGGGGATCGAGAGAGATGGCCCCGAGGGCCTCCTGCGTCTTCTCCGCGCGGGCGAACTCGGCCCGAGCCTCCTCGTATCGGAGAGCGAGCCCGACGGTCAGGCCGATGGCGTTGCGAAACTGTTGCACGTAGGTCACGCGCTTGGTGGAGGGCAGCCTGTCTTCGACCCTCTCAAGGCCCGCCAGAGCCTCCACGTCGCGCCGTGCGGACCCCAGGCGCTCGCCGATGTGCAAGACCGTGGCAACGACGCGGGAGACGTCTTGGGCCTCCTTGACGCGCTCTGAGGTGGGCACCCTGGAGGCCGCGTCGTCGAGACCGTCGAGGGCCGCCACGTCGCGTCGAGCCCGCACCACGCGTTCCCCGAGCCTCACGAGGTTGGCGTTGGCCTTGGCGATCTTCTCCGCCTTCTTGTGGCGCTTCTCAAGCGCTTCGACGGCGGCGGCGGCACCGTCGAGGCCCGCGAACCCCTCGAGCCGCTCGACGAGCGTCTTGGCGTCCTTGCGCCGCACCTTGAGGTTAGCCCTGGAGCTGCGGCGGTCCGACTCGCAGTCCTTGAGGGCCCGGCTCAGCAAGTTCACGCGCTCGACGTTGGCGACCGCCTCCGCGACGGTCGAGCCCGACTCGTGGAGGAGGAAACTGACGCCGGTGATCTGCGGAGCGATCTGCGGCCACAGCTCCGAGTTGCTCGCGCGGACGGGCTCGACTCCGAAGATCTGCGCCTCAGAAGGAACACCGTGTCCGACCTTCGGGATTTCCCGGCCATCGACGATGTACATGTTGACGCTGCGGCCCTTCTTCCACGTCAGGGTTCGGCCGGTCTCCGTGTCCTCGATGTCGACCGTGCAGTGCTTGGCCCCGTGGCGGACGAAGTCAGAACCGCGGGCGTTGGTCAGCGCCCCCCGGATCGCGCGGAAAAATGCCGACTTGCCCGCGTTGTTCGTGCCCGTGACGACGGTCAGCCCGTCGATTTCGACGGTGGCGTCCTCGATCGACTGAAAATTCCGGACGCGGACCTTGAGTGCCATCAGGTCTCTTCGTCGTTCGGGGCGTCGCCGCCGATGGAGGAGAGAATCTGCTTGAGCTCCTCGTCGTTCTGGTACGAATCGGCCCCGAACAACTCGTCCTCGTTCTCCTCGCCGGGAGACGTGCTGCCCGTGCTGCCCGTGCTGCCCAGGTACGGGAGCACCTGCTTCTCCAAGATCCGCTTGAGTTTCGCGTCCTCGTCGAAGGCCGCGCGGAACTTCTCCATGCCCTGGAGACGGACCTTCTCGCCGTCGGGGTCGAGCCACTCGAACCACGAACCCGACTTCTTGATCAGGTTGTGGGCGATGCCAATTTCGATGAGCGAACGCAGGTCGTCGATGCCCTGTCCGTAGCGGATGTAGAACATCGTCTCGTTGTTTTGCTGCGCGCTGATCTTGCATTTGTCAAGTTTTACCTTAACCTTCACCCCCACGACCTTGTCCGCCGACCTGTTGACCACGGCGGAGTACTCGGACGCCTTCTCGATCCCCATCGGCTGGAGGCGCAAGCGGAGCGCGGAGTAAAACTTCCACGCCTTCCCACCCTGCACCGTGAAGGTGTCCCCGTAGCCCGTCGTGTTGATGGCGTCGCGGATCTGAGAGATCCCGACGACTGTCGTCTGCGTCTTGGTGATGCGCGCCTTGAGTTTGGGCAGGAAGGCGGACCACACGGCGGCGTTCATGCCCACGCGACCCTGCTCGGCGGTGTCCTTGATCGCCTTGTCGTAGTACGCCTTTGGCACGCCGGCCCCGACCGAGTCGAGCACGATCAGGCTGACGCCGGCGCTCGCCATAGTCCACAGAATCGCCACGCCCTCGTCGAGAGTGTCGGGCTGGCAGAGCATGAACTTGTCGGGCTCGCCGATCGGGACGCCGAGCGCCATCGCGTACGCCGGCACCATCTCGTGCTCCCAGTCGATGTAACCGACGGTGCCGCCCTGACGGATCGTCTCGGCCGCGGTCTCGAGCGCGAGGGTCGTCTTACCCGAGCCTTCCTTGCCGTACAGGTTGGTGATGCGGCCCTTGGGAAGTCCCGGACAGGGGAGGACGCCCCAGCGGTTCGCCTTCCCGCTGATGAGCAGGTTGATGACGGTCGAGCCGGTGGAGAGAACCGCCTGTGCCTGGCGGGCCTGCTTGGGGTCAAGATCCACCTGCCACTCCGTCGTCTTGAGCGCGTCCTTGAGCATGCTCTTGGCCTGGAGGAGAGGCGACGACGCGTTCCCTCCCTTGGAGCCAGAGGACGTCTTCGCCGCGGGCGCGGGCGCGGGCGCGGGCGACTTCTTGGTGGCTTTCTTCTTCGTCGTCTTCTTCGTGGTCGCCATGGCTAGCCTTCTACTCCACGGACCAGAGGAAGAAGCGGTCATTCTCGCGATGCAGGACGCCCTTGATCTCGAGCTGCCCGGCACGCTTACCCTTCGTGATGGTCCTGATGTGTGTGAACGTTTTCTTCTCGTAGGGGGTGAGGTCGGGCTCGACCAGGTTGCCCACGAAAAAATCCCAGAATCGACCAGAGAACGTCGCCACGAGGTACGCGTCCGCCTCGTTGTGGTCCCACTTGCCTCCGCCCGCGTGCTCCTTCGCGGCCTCCACCATGTCCATCTTGGACATCTTCCATCCCTTGGGTCGCCCGAGCAGGTCGAACGCCCACTTCTTGACCTGCGGCGGAGCCAGCAGCAGGAGATCCTTGGCGTTCCTCTTGATGACCTCGAGGCTGAACAGGAAAAGACCGTACATGCCCTCCGAGTACTGCTCGTTGAGCACGGGGTGCTCGATGCCCATCACGTCTGGATTGAGTTCCTCGATCTTGTGGTTCAGGCACTCCCGGAGGTGGAGGTACCTCGAGACCTCGTCCTTGAACTGCCTCGGCTTGGTCCGAAACCGTCCGCGGTCCACGACACGGCCGCGCCCAGCGGCTTCCGTGTCGTGCAGTGCCCATCCGTAGTTGGTGAGGGAGGGGTCGAGGCCGAGCACGCGCACGAGACACCCTACCCCTCCCTCGCGTCTCCTAGTCGTCGTCAAGCAGCATCAAGCCGAGGATGTTGTCGACCTCCTCGTCGCCACCCGCCGCCATGTTCCCCACGGGGGAGGAGACCTCGTGCCCGAGTTTCTCCTTGAGTTGGTCGAGAGTCAGCTTCTGGCCGATCTCGCGCTCGAGGCTGGGCACCAGGGCACGCACCTGCGCGACGATGTGCACGGCGATCTCCTGCGCGCGCGGAAGGTCGTTCTTGAGCATCTCCTTGAAAATGCACTGCTTCGCCGGGAGGAAGGTCAGCTTCTGGTACTGAGCGTCCTCGCAGTCCGCCTGAACGTCCCACTCGTGCATCGGATAGCCCGAGAGGTGCATTTTCTTGAGCTTCTCATACTTATCACCCGAAAAAATCCAAGGCATGACGTCGGGCAGCTCGTCGAAGAGGGACTCCTTGGTCAGCTGCCCCTTCTTGCCCAAGGCCCACGACACGATGATCGTGGCGACCATGGGCTTGCCCTGCTTGCCGAGCAGCTCGGAGAACTGCGGGCCGCCGTCGAGGACGTAACCCGCCCCTTCGGCCCAGAGCCTTCGCGCTCCGATGAAATTGGGCGTCAGGCTATCCGCGTCCTGGCCCTCCGGGGGAGTCAGGGTCGCGGCCGTCACCTCCTGGCCCTCCTCCATTCCGGGCCACCAGACGAAGCCGATGCGGTAGGTCTTGCCCTTCTCCCCCTTGAACTTCTGTGCCCGGGATCCGATGCCCGCGTCGTTTTGTCCGAAACCAAACGTGGTGCTCATGGTGTGTCGCTCTCTTTCGTCTTTCTGAAATGGCCGTGTCTACTAGATGTGCCGGTTCACTTCTTCTACTCCCTATAGGACGACCATTTTTTCAATCGTCGTTTGTAAGGCTCGCGATGAGATCGTCAATGCCCAAGACGTCCTCTTCGTCGTCCCCGTCATCGGCCTCCTCGTCCTCTGCGCCGCCGATGGAGTCCAGAAATGACTCCACGTCGTCCTCGGAGTTGTCGTCGGCCGGAATTTCACCATCATCGTCCTCGTCGGGCAGGAGTTTCGCTATGTCGTCCCCGGCCTCCATCTCCTCGTCGGCGTCCTCTTCCTCGCCGAAGACCAGCACCGGCTCCTCGGCGTGCGGGGAGGGGTCCTGTCCGGCGTCGTCCGTCACCACCTCGTCCTCCTCGTCGTCCTCCTCCTCCGTGTCCTCCTCCGTGTCCTCCTCCGTGTCCTCCTCCGTGTCCTCCTCCGTGTCCTCCTCCGTGTCCTCGTCGTCAGAGGCGATACCGAGACCCGAGTCCACCGTGGTCAGCATGCTGTCGATGTCGGCAAGGTTGGCAGACATCAGCGGGGCCATGTTGCCGCCCCACTTGGCACCCATGCTGATGTCATGCTCGATCATCTTCGTCTGATCTCTCATCCGGCTTTGCGCGTCCTTGAGATCGGTACGCTTGGACTTAATGGAGATCATGAGGGTCTCGAGGTCGTGGGCAGCTCGCTCAAGCTCGGTCAAGTCCTCAAGGGTGGCCCGGAGTTGAACATCCGCGAGGGCCTCGCGCTCCCCCTGGGATCGCCCCACCCGGACGCGGGTGTCGTTCACCATGAGTTCGCGCTTCTCGAACTCGTAGAGGGTGCGCTTCGCGTTGATGATGCGCTTGAACAGGTGCAGATCCTCCGAAACCTGGAGGAAGATCTGGTCGACGCGGTTGAGCATCGCTCGCACCCTAGCGATGCGGGTGTTGAACCGCTTGGGGCCGAACTCGATCGGGTTGGGATCGAGTTTGACCTCCATCTTCTTGAGTTCCGCGTAGGTCTCGCGGATGCGGTCGAGGTCGACGATGGGGACATCGCTCTGTTCTGGCTCAGTCTTCTTCTTAGTCGCTGGACCCATTTGTGGCTCCCATCTCACGCAGGACGAGTCGGTTGTAGGTGTCTCTCACGCCGCGCACGTAGTCCTGGAAGACCTGCGGGTTGATGGAGCCGTTGGCGGCGGCGGACTCAAGGGCCGCGATGTCGCACTCCATCGAGAGCATGTAGCGGGCGAGTTTCGCGTCCTGCATCCGAATGCCCTGCGCCGCGTAAGCCGCGTCGTCCTCGGGCTCGGCCCCCACGTCGGCACCGAAACCGCCCTGATCGTCCTGCACGGACTGATAGGCCGCGGAGAAGCCCACGAACGAGTCGCCGTTGCGGCCTTTCACCGATCTCGTGCACGAGATCTTCGTGATACGGATGCCGTCGCGGATGCGGCGGAGACGCTCCTTGATCGCTTCCTTGTCCAGTTTCATCTCTCCCTTTACTCCTTGGAAGGTTCACGGATCTTAGCGGAGGATCTGATCGAGGAAATACGTGAGACGGTCCGGGAACAGGGTGTTGCGGGCGTCGACCTTGTTGTTTTCGATGGCCTGGGGGAGCGCCTCGAGATGCCCCACGAGGATGACCTTCTTGCGCGCTCGCGTGATCGCCGTGTACAGCAGGTTGCGCTGTAGCTGATGCCGAAAGCTCGAGACCCACGGCATCAGGATCACGTCGTACTCCTGGCCCTGGCTCTTGTGAACGGTCGTGCAGTACGCCATACGCAGGTGCGTGGGGGCGTCCTTGAACGGCAGGTGGACGAGCATCACCGGAGGTCCGTGAATCTTGATTTCCACGATCTTGGATCGCGGGTCGAGGCGCACGATCTTGCCAACGTCGCCATTGAAAATCTCGAACCGGTAGTTGTTCTTGGCCACCATGACTCGATCCCCCTCTCGAATCATCTCGGAGCCGAGACGCATCTCGCGAAGGCCTGGTGTCTTGGGGTTGAGAAGCTCGCGGATGCGCAGGTTCAGGCTCGTGACACCGAGCGTGCCGGCGTGACGGGGACTCAGTACCTGGAAATTGGCCTTGCGATCGTAGAGTTTCTGCACGGTCGCCGTGATCGTTGTCAGGATCTTGTTCTCGTCACGGACCTCCACAAACGAAAAGTCGAGGCTCTTGTGCTTAAACTCCGGCACATCTCCCCGGTTGATGGCATGCGCCGCGATAACGATGTCGCTCGCCTCGTCCTGCCGGAAGATCTCCCGGAGGTCCGTCACCGGGATGCGCCCGCTGTCGATGAGATCCCGGAGCACGTTGCCCGGGCCCACGGAGGGGAGCTGCGCCGCGTCTCCCACGAACACGATTCGACAATCCTTGGCCGTGCAGGAAAGCACCCGGAACAGCAGGTGCTGGTCCACCATCGAACTCTCGTCGATGATGGCGACCTTCGCGGGGTGGGGCTGGTGCGCCGAGAAGCCCCAGAACTCCTGCGAACCGTCCGCGTCGATGCCGCCGTCACCGAACCCCACGATGCCCGCGTAGGTCGCCTCTCGGCCGTCGTCGCGCTCCTTGCCCTTGGCCCCGAAGGCCCTGTGGATCGTCGACGCCTCGGCCCCCGTGATGGCGGTGAGTCGCTTGGCCGCGATGCCCGTGGGCGCCGCCAGGAGGAAGGGAATGCCGGCGTCCTGGAGCACCTTCACGACCACCCTGAGCGTCGTCGTCTTGCCGGTGCCCGGGAGGCCAGTGAGGATAGAGACGGACTGCATGAGGGCGTGGACGGCTCCCTCGAGCTGCTTCCCGGACAGCGTGAGGTGCCCTCCCTCGGAGAACTCCCGGATCGCGCTTCGGGCGACCTCCTCAAGCGTAGCCTTCTCCCGCTTGGCTATCTTCTTGGTCTTAGGGCCCACGGTGCCGAGGCGTTCGAGGTACATGGGGACGTCGATCGCAGAAATGGCGGCCCGGACGACCCTCTCGGCGAGCAGGCGCGCCGACTCGGTCTCGAGCCGGTTGAACCACGGCTCATAGATCGCCGTGACGCCGTCGCGCGTCTTGTTGTCGATGAGCAGCTGCCCCTCGTCGTGCAGGCTCTTGAGCGTATGGGCGATCTTCGTCTTGTCGATCTCGGGGGCGTACTGCATGATGCCCTTCACGAGTTCGCCCGAATTGAGGTAGAGGTGCCCCATGCCGCGACGCACCTTGCAGGTGTAGAGCGCGGCTCCCCGGATGCGGCTCTCGCTGGCGAGATCGAGGCTGAGCCTGCGCGCGACCTCGTCGGCCTGGTCGAAGTTGATACCGTCGATCTGCACGAGGGCCCATGGGTCCTCGGACAGGAGGCGCTCGGCGTCGTCCCCGAAGTGCGCGTAGATCTGCTCGATGCGCTTCTTGGGCAGGTTGAGATCGCCGAGAAACTCGAGGCTCTGGAACATAGACCGGATGGCGCGCCACCGGCTCACGATGTGCTGCGCGGAGAACTCGGAAATACCCGGGACAGACTGGAGCTGCTCGACGTCCCCGAGCCTGTCGACCAATTC